GGATGCAGAAGACTTCGGTATGGTTGAGGACTTCGGATTACAGATGGAATACTCTGATGAAGATTTACTCCCCGAGAACACAGCACCCTCATCTATCAATGTTGGTTTTGTCGGTGTCGGCGGTGGAGGCAATAAAATGGCGAATGCGTTTATTGAGCTTGGATTCAATAAGACGCTACTCGTAAATTCAACAGGTAAAGACATCCCCAAGAATGTAGAAGAGGATCACGTTGTCCTCATCCCCGATTCAGACGGGATTGGAAAAAACGTAGACTATGGAAAAGAGGTTTTAAGTCAAAATGGCGCGATTGTTGAAGATGCCCTGCGTATCAAGCTCGGTAAAGTTGATTGGCTATTCGTCCTTGCTGGCGGTGGCGGTGGTACCGGTAGTAGTGTTACCGCTCTGCACCCTGTCTTTGAGCGTTACATGCGCTCTGTGCAGTCGACTGGCAAAGTCATTTATATAGTCTCTTGGCCGACAGCACAAGAAAACCTCAACCCCACAATCGCTCGTAATGCGTTGACGCTGGCAAATGATGTTGCCAAGCACCCACATATCGTTTTAGATAACGAACGAGCTACACGCTTACTGCGCGGCAGAATCGGCATGCTTGGCATGTACCCAGTCGCCAACACAACTTTTGCTAAGTCACTTGCCCAAGTGTTAAAGCTCTCCACCGAGGATTCACCGATCCAATCTTTTGACAGCAAGGATTTGGAAACATGTTTGGGCAATGACGGTCGTGCCTTCTTAGGCTCAACTATGATAAAGGATCCAAATACAGCTAAGCTTGGATCGGTGATTCTCCATAACTGCATGAATAGGTCAGCGTGCCCCCCGCCGAAGGGGAAGGCAGCCGCAGGTTCGTTAGTGTTGGTTGTGTCAGAAGAGATGGTGGCAGATCCCAAGGTCAGCAAAAATATTGAGTCGGCAATCGCTTATGTCGGCGGTCGATGCGAGACACTTTTCTCTGGCGTTTATGTCAGAAAGAATGTGCCCGGCTTGATTGCGATACTAAGTATGAATGGATTAGCAACATAGGAGATTATGATGAAGATTACAAAGCAACAACTTAAACAGATTATCAAAGAAGAGTTAACAGAGGTAGGTCAATATGGATTAGGGGTGCCGGGAGGTTCCACAAGTTCCGTAGCAGATCCACACACCGCCGCAATAGAAGCTCTTGCAGATTACATACGCAACAGATACATAAAAGATAAAAAGCTTTTAGGACTTTTACAAACTGCTGAAGAAGCGGTTATTGACTTTGAGAACGAATTATAAGCATGAATGGATTAGCAACATGAACAAACTATTTGAAAATTGGCGAAAGCACATAACTGAAGGCGTCGATACTTTAGAGGCAGAGAAAACACGGGGGTATATCCCCGTTGAGGAACAAGATGAATTAGTAGAATTAGTGGGTGATTTCGGAATATCAGAATATAAAAAGGTATTCGAATTCGACGAAGACGACAAAAAAAGAGCTAATATAAAACTAATTGGCGAATGGCCAAAATATGTAATCTCTTACAACAGTCCAGATGGCAAATATATTGAATTGCCAGCAGGCAATGACGATGATGCATTTCTTGCTGCAATTAATCGGTGGGATGATTACCTCCGCGCCAAAGTAGACAAAACAATTAGAGACAAATACTAATATGAATGGATTAGCAACATAGGAGATTATTATGAAAATTACAAAACAACAGCTTAAACAAATTATCAAAGAAGAGCTTAGAGACTACTACGGTGGAGAATCACACCCTCAATCCAAAGCCGATGCAGCAATGCCCCGCCGCGGCACCTTCCATAAAGGTGGGCTAGACTGGGACACCTTGGATCAAGAAACAAGTGACACCATCAGCCGAGTAATGGAAGATTTTATCGAAAGACTCAGAAGGGTCGACAACAAAGATGCAAGATCAATAATGAAATCTATGCGTGAAATGTTACAGCTTCCTCCCGATCAGCAACAAGAGATAATGTCAGCGCTGACAAAGATGTTAGCTACTGACTCGGATCCCGGACAGGAAAGATTTTAAGTATGAATGGATTAGCAACATAGGAGATTTATAATGGCTAGAAGAAAAAACACAAGAAGATTTGATCCTCGTTATTTTATGGACGAGAAGACAGATATTATTAAAGAAGAAATTGAAGATTCGTATCTTGAGAAAAGCCCAGAACGGGCAGATGATCAACAATCATATGAAATGGCTATGGATGCATCCCGCCAAACGGTAATGGACGTATTTGGAGAAGATGTCGGCAGTATGGCTTGGGCACTTATTACAGCAGCACTTTACGCTGACCCCGGCAGTTTTAAAGGTGTAATGAATTTACATCAAGAAATTGCAGATTTGAAAAAATTATAGTATGAATGGATTAGCAACTTAAAAGGAATAATATAATGAATTTATTAAAAAGACTATGGACCGGTCTGGTGAAAAAAACAGCTACAGCAGAAATTGAATCCACTCTGGTCGACGTCGAGGAAGAAACAGATCCTGAAGCAGTTGCAGATATATTCACAAAACTTTGTGAAGATGCTGGTATAGCTAGGAAGTGGATTGTACGATATGATATGGCTGCTGTTTTTGTAGATTGGTATGATGGCCCAGCAGATGTAGAAAGTATCAAAGGCTGCATAGCTCAGTTCAAGAAAGAAACTCCTAGCTTAGCTTCTAAGCTGGCAAAACTTAATTAAAAGAGAGGTAACAATGATGGCAAAAGCACAAGCATTTATGGATTCATGGTTGTCAAAACTGACTTCACGTAAATTAATGGTATGGCTAACAGCTACAGGACTCACTCTTGCTGGACACGTGACCAGTGAAGATTGGGTAATCATCTCCGCAATCTATATTGGGGGCCAGACAGTTATTGATGGCATTGCTAGATTGCGAGGTTATAATGACTAAGGCTGCAATACTTGAATTTGCGCTCAAAAACTGGAAGGCAATACTGATCGTGTTGCTTTCTGCCGTTATAGCAATGAAAAGCAAATATGATCATCATTTAATGCAGCAGGCATATGAGATACAGTCGGACTCTCACGAAGCACAAATTGAAGGTTTGAAAGAAATTCATAAGCAAGAGATACGTAAGAAGCAGAAACTAATGGAAGAGCACATGGAATCCATTGCCGCCATTGAAGAGGACTACGAAAATGCTCTTGAAATGATTGAGCAATTGAGAGAAGATAAGAAAGGTGAGTATAGAAACAAGTTCAACCAAGATAGAGAACAATTGATTATAGACATAGAAAATAGGTTTGGTATCCAGTATGCTCCTTAAATTACTCTTAATGTTTAGTCTCACGGCCAATGCTGCGGAGCCAGCAAAGTTTACCATTTTAGAGTACAAAGCGCCCGCCCCATTTGCTGGTGTGCTTTTTGATGAGAAAGCCATGGCAAAAATGCTAGCTGACTTTGACATATACAAATATTCGTGCGATATAAAAACTGACTATCAATTAAAGATTCAAAAGGAAGAGTACGAGTTTAAGCTAGAAAATCTAGGAATAGAACATAAAGCCTTAACAGATGAATACGATTTGTTTATAATACAGAAAGATATGGAAATTAAAGCTTTGTCTAATTCACTAAAAAAAACTTCGCCCCGTTACAAATGGTTGTATTTTGCTGGTGGGATCCTCATTGGCACTGCAGCCTCTTATGGCGCGTATAGAGCAATAAATGAGTAAAAATTATGATCAGCTAGCCGCTGTAGAAAAAGCAATTGCTGAAAAGTATGGCGAAGAAACAATTCAAAATCCAAAGGCAAATTGGGACGAGAACAAAGAAAAAGAATATCTTGAGCAAATGAAAGCTCTATACCAAAAAACTAAACGCAATGAAGAGTCTAGCGAGAAAATAGATATAAATGGCATAAAGGTATCAAAAAAACTACTTAATAGAGAATCTATTCAATCTTGTCCTGTTTGTGGAGAATTCCCCAAAAAATCTATGGACAATGTTTGTTTAGTAAAATTCGAATGTTGCGAGAAATGCTACTACAAATATGTACAGCAAAGAGAAGACAGATGGCTAAAAGGATGGCGCCCAAATGAAGATAACCAAAAATGATATAAGACAAGCAATACTGGAGGCTTTGGATGAGAATCAACAAGCCACAGAAACCCCACCGCCCACTGAAAAAGGTGATGTCAACTCAGCAGAGCAAGGTATTGCTACTCAAATTAATCAGTTCATGCTCGATTTAGCTGCGCAGCCAGGTCTTGATCTTAATACGAAACGCCCTATTATTCAAAAAGTTTTCAATATTTTACAAACTAGGTTAAAGTCTGAACCGGCCGGCCTGGACGTCAAGAAAAATAGAACAAGGATGACCGGGCAAGGCGCTGGTACTACATTAAAGTCAGCGGCAGTGGCCGCGGCCAAACCACAAGTGCAGACTGAGGGCTGTGGCGACCCGCAACTCCCAGCCGCACAACCATCCCCACAAATGAGTAGTGGTTATGACCAAGATGAATCACAGATGGCCAAGTCTCAATTATACCGGACAGCAGAATATGCATCAGAATTGGAACAAATGATTCAAGACGGGGAAGAATTAGACGCTTGGGTGCAAGCTAAAATCACTAAAGCATCTGATTACCTTTCTTCAGTTAAACACTATTTACAGTACAAGAAAACGAAAGGAGACCAGTAATGGCAACAGTTTACGAAATTATACAAGGCTTATCGCAGGCCGCAGCTAATGGCTATGATGGAGCATTAGACGAAAATGGAGAAGCCGTGAAGGTTGGGCTTCAACGCGAAGAAGGTCGTCCTTTAATCGACAAGAGAGTCATGGATGGATTTAATATTAACTTTAATGGTAATATGATGTGTCTCGGATATCATTCAGAAGTACAGTTACGCGAAGTATATGCTAATGGTTTTGAACAAGAAGTAGAGCAGAGAATTGCCGATGTCGTTAAGTTTTTGAAGAAAGAATATAAAAAGATTACTGGCTCTGGTGTCACACTCACAAAGCAGGGCGAGATAGATGTTCGTGTTGAAAACAGCTCTAGAGTTAGAAGCTGGGTAACTGCAGCAATGCACTACAAGATTGGTGGTCTATCTGAAGACATGACACATAATGTACCTTCTGAAGACCGATTAGAAGACAGCTTTAAAAAGTTCCTTGACCAAGGTGGTTGGAACGGTAAAGGCGGCAAACGTCCAGATAACGATTCTAGAAAAAAGGAATCGTAAAGTGCAGATTACTGAATCACGACTTAAGCAGATCATTCTAGAAGAATACGCCAAAGAAGAAGCTTTAGAAGAATATGCTAAAGAATTTAATCTTGACGAAGCTATGACTCAAGAAAAGGCTGATGAGTTTGTAGCTTGGATTAAGAAAGAGGGCCCCAAGCCAGAGTGGCTTGAACGTGAATATGGTCCTGGTAGTTACAAGCGCGGAAAGCAAACACCAGCATATGATTCCAAGGTTGATCGTTCTGCTGAAACAATGCCTCTTCCTACGGATGATATGCCTCAGTACAATGACGTGCCTGACGAAGAAGGGGCGTATGATGTGGAGGATGAGGCCTCATTCGGATCTTCAGGTAATCAAGAAATAGATGTACGTGAGCAAGTTATTGGACTTGTTCAAGGCATGTCCGAAGCAGAAATGGTGGATTTATTCACCAATGTTTTAGAGCAGTTGGCTCCAGGCTCTGTTGAGCCGCCACGTCGCAGAATAGGATTTGAAGAAGTCAAAGCTATGATTAAAGAAGTGTTTGATGATTACCAAGATTTTGAAGCATCTTACGACGTAATGAAAGGGGAGACACCCCCAGCCAAAGAAGCCCCCAGCGATTATGAAAAGTTAATGACGACATATCACGCCCTTGAAGATGCAGTCAAACACCATCCAGAATTACAAAGCGCTCTTGATAATGTCGCTAATATTTTAGATGGTTTAGACACGGGAGATTCTCTTGGCCGAGCTAACGAAAACTTAAAAGATGTATGAGCTTCAAATTAACAAAGAAAGAGATATTAAAAGAAGTAGTTAAATGTGGTAAAGACCCCTCCTATTTCCTTAAAACTTATGCCCGTATATCACACCCGATGCACGGGCTAATCCTTTTTAATACTTTTGATTATCAAGATTTATTGCTAGATGATTTTAATGATTACCGCTTTAACGTAATTAACAAAGGCCGCCAACTTGGTATATCAACCTTAACTGCTGGCTACATTGTGTGGATGATGCTGTTCCACCGCGACAAGTCTATTCTTGTCATGGCTACAAAGTTTGAAACTGCCGGAAACCTTGTCCGCAAGGTCAAGAGCATAATGAAAAACCTACCAGACTGGATTAGGATTGCATCTATCTCTACTGATAACCGCACCTCGTTTGAGCTTTCTAACGGCTCAACAATTAAAGCTGCTTCGACCTCCGGTGACGCCGGCCGCTCAGAAGCCTTGTCGCTGTTGGTCCTTGACGAGGCTGCTCATATTGATGGGCTTGAGGATTTATGGACTGGTCTGTACCCTACGCTGTCAACTGGTGGGCGATGCATCGCTATTTCTACACCCAATGGTGTCGGCAACTGGTTTCATAAAACTTGCATTGGCGCCGAAACAAAAGAAAATAATTTTAAATTAACGACCTTGATGTGGGATGTCCACCCTGAACGAAATGAAGAATGGTTTAAAAAAGAAACCCGAAATATGTCTCGTCGCCAAATAGCTCAAGAACTGGAATGCAACTTCAACACTTCAGGCGAGACTGTAATTGGCCCTGACGCTTTAGAGTGGATTGGTGGCAACGTTACTGAGCCTAAATATCGTACTGCTTTTGATAGAAATTTTTGGATTTGGGAAGAGCATGACCCATCGTGTAGTTATCTGTTGACTGCCGACGTTGCACGCGGAGATGGGGCTGACTATTCAACATTTCACATTATTAAATTAGAAACTATGCAGATAATAGGCGAATATCAAGGCAAGCCAACCCCTGACCTGTATGCCAACATGTTGAACCAAATTGGAAGAGAGTATGGAAATGCTATGGTAGTGATAGAAAATAATAGTATTGGATACACAGTTCTAGATAAGCTTATTGACTATGCTTACCCAAATATTTATTATTCTGTAAAGTCTACCCATGAATATATTGAACAACATATGGCCGAACACAGAAGTTCTGCTGTCCCTGGATTCACCACTTCATCAAAAACACGTCCACTGGTTGTTGCTAAATTAGAAGAGTTTATAAGAAACAAACTAATTACTACATATTCGTCTCGTTTGGCAAATGAATTGAGAACATTTATTTGGACAAATGGAAAACCCCAAGCATTAAAAGGATACAATGATGATTTAGTTATGGCGCTTGCGATTGCTTGTTGGGTCAGAGACACAGCATTGCAGACAAATCAAAGAGATTTGAACTACAAGAAGGCTTTCGTAGATGCTATAATAACTTCTAGAACCAGTTTTGACACAAAAATAAAAGGACAAATTGGTTATAAAGAAGATGGCATAATGGATAAAATGTCCGATGCAGAGAATCTTTACAAAGAATATATGTGGATTATAAAGTGAGAAAATAAATGGCCCCAAGAAACCCAAGAAACGGTAAAAACCCAGTAAATCAAGAATCAGAATTATTTAAAAGATTAACACGTCTTTTTTCAGGACCGATTGTAAACTATCGTTCGCAGTCAGGTCGTAAAATTCGTAGACAACATTTAGATAAATTTTCATCTAGATTCAAATCTGCCTCGGGTCAACAGTTTAAGAAACAAACTTACAACCCTTTAGATACTATCGCGGCAAATGCTATTGGAAATCAACGGCGTGGTGAGCGTTACATTGATTTTGACCAAATGGAATATATGCCAGAGATTGCGTCATCGCTTGACATTTATGCGGATGAAATGACGACATTTTCGGCTTTGCGTCCAATGTTGAACATTAAGTGTTCTAATGAAGAAATCAAAGCAGTCCTTGATTTGTTATATCATAATGTCTTAAATATAGAATACAACCTTTTTGGTTGGTGTCGCACGATGTGCAAGTATGGTGACTTTATGCTTTATCTCGATATAGATGATAAGATGGGTGTTCAATCCACATTACCATTACCTCTGCAAGATGTAGAGAGACTTGAAGGTTTAGACGCGACAAACCCTAACTACGTTCAATATCAATGGAACTCTGCCGGCATGACTTTTGAAAACTGGCAGGTCGCTCATTTCCGTATTTTAGGTAATGATAAATATTCTCCATACGGTACCTCGGTGTTAGAGCCAGCTAGACGCATCTGGAGACAGCTGACCCTTATGGAAGACGCAATGATGGCTTATCGTGTTGTACGCTCTTCTGAACGTCGTGTATTCAAAATTGACGTCGGAGCAATTCCACCCCAAGATGTTGAAGGATATATGCAAAAGATCGTATCACAACTTAAACGCCACTCTATTGTCAACAAAGATACCGGTCGTGTAGACCTTCGCTATAATCCTTTATCAATTGAAGAAGATTATTATATTCCTGTGCGTGCTGGTTCTGCCACCGACATTCAAAATATAGCCGGCGGCACAAATACTACCGAAATTGATGACATCAAATATTTAAGAGATAAATTATTCTCAGCATTAAAAGTACCGCAGTCGTATCTCTCTATGGGAGAAGGCGCCACCGAAGATAAAACTACATTAGCTCAAAAAGATATTCGCTTTGCACGAACTGTTCAAAGATTGCAAAGAACTGTTATACATGAGCTTGAGAAGATCGGCATTATTCATCTTTATACCCTTGGTTTCCGCGGCGACGATCTTATTAATTTCAAACTTTCCTTGAACAATCCATCCAAAATTGCTGAGCTTCAAGAAATTGAACACTGGAAAGCTAAGTTTGATATTGCCGGCACCGCAACCGAAGGGTACTTTTCTCGCCGTTGGGTTACCGAAAATATTTTCAATATGTCTCACGAAGAATTTATACGTTGCCAGAGGGAGATGTTCTATGATCGTAAACAGGATGCTGCTCTTCAAGCTGTTGCTGAAGCTCAAGCCGGCGCCGCTGGTGGAGGTAGTGGCCTTGACCTTGGCGGGGGCGCAAGCACACCCGGAGGCGGTTTAGACTTGGGTGCTGATACTCCACCCGCTGCACCCGGTGGCGAACCCGGTGGTCTTGACCTTGGCGGTGATGCTGCTGCACCTGCTGCTGACGCGGACAAGGCTGATGATTCTTCGTTGCTGGCTGCTCCTCCCGGGACCAGAAACGCACCCAGGCTTACACCTGGCTCAAGAGGAAAAGTCTACCATCCGGTAAAAACTGATTCTCGCCCTGCTGGCGCACGCACAAGAAATTACACAAGTATCGCGACACCAGAAACAAACACTTATCGCACTAATAATTTAGGTGCTTCAGAGTTAAGATCGCTTGGTCGCGGCATTACTGAAAGTGTTTATCAAGATAACGAGCCTATTTATTCATTGAGAGAGCAAGACGAAGAACAAAAACTTCTACAAGTTAACAATTCAATAACAAGTCTTCTTGAAGATTTAGAAAAGAAAAAAGATACATTAACGGAGCAAAAAGATGAAAGCTAAACATAACAAAAAACGCAACACCGCGTTTGTTTACGAGGCATTGATAAAGGAAGCCACAGTTGCTGTCCTAAAAAATGAAAACGAAAGGAGCAAAAAGGTTGTGGATCTCATTAGAGAACACTTTAGTGCCGATTCTCTTCTTAAAAGAGACTTAGAATGCTATCGCTCGCTATACGAAAATCAAGGTCTAGATAACGAGATTAGTGAAAAAATTATAAAAGAAGCTTCGTTATCTAAAAGAATGATTGACCCTGACGCACTATTCGCACAACAAACCGAAGTTATTAATGATGTTAACAAGAATATCTCACCTTCTGTGTTTAATAATTTTGTTCCAAACTATAAAGCTCTAGCTACAATTAGTAAAATGTTTAATACTACTTCCCCGAAAGAAAGAGTTATTCTTGAGAATAAAATAATTGATAACATGTCTGGGAGCGAACCAGAAGAAACCGATAACAGAAAAGTAGACAACGTTGTTTATAAATCATTTGTTAATAAATTTAATGAAAAGTATGAAAATGGCCTGTTAGATGAACAAAAAACGTTATTGACTCATTATATTTCTTCTTTTACTGACAACTCAATAGAATTAAAAATATACTTAAACGATGAAATAGCCCGCCTAAAGAATAAATTAGATGAAGCAAGCAAAGTAGATGAAATAAAAGATGATTCTGCCATGCTTGAGAAAACCAATCAAATTGTGCAGCGCCTAAAAGATTTTTCGAAAGAAACAATTAGCGAGAATGTCATCATGACTGTGTTGAAAACACAACAACTTGTAAAGGAAATCTACGAAGATGTCGGTTAAGATTAATCTCATACCATCGGATGAGCCAATACAGATTAAAGTGGGCACCGCTGCCCGCAAACCTACACCTTCAATTACTTTAGAGCTTAACATAAGAAAAAGTCTAAGTGGCGATTTAATGATCTTTGACCATGCTGACATCGATATTGTTATGTCTTCTAAAAATAACAAAATTACTGCATTCCCAAAAGAAACTATGAACGATTTGGTATACGGCGCCCAAAATAGATTTTTTACATACCTTCGTCAAAAGGGCATTGTAATAGCTGAATCAATCCAAGGCGGTTCTTACTATGGCGCCTTGGAAGGTTCAATGGAAACTCCTTATGATGATCGCATTAACGCTGCTAAATTTGCTTTAGTTAATATTAGTAAATTTATTGAAGATGAGCGCCCATACTTTGAAAGTATGGAGGCTGTAATATCCGCAACAGACTCGGAGCTGGTTGACCCAGATAAAGCTGACTCTACAGAGATTGGCGAAGTCCCACAGCAAGCGCAACAAGGCTCAATACGTCCGGGCTATGTTAGAGACCCATATTCTTATTCTTATATGTATACAATTTAAGGAAAATTTTAATGTCTGAAATGAAAGTTATAATTGAACGCTGGGACAGGTATATTAACGAAGATGTTGAAAACCCAAAAACATGGGGCGAGCTGTCTCAGAATATTATAATGGCTCAAGCTGCCAGCAAGTGGCCGCGCTTTGGTAAGACATTAGCAAAATTTGGAGTTAAGCTGGCGTTAGGAAAGGTTAAGCTTATTGGAGATGCTATAAAGGGAGCCGAAGATATTTTAGATTGGATCCCAGATGAATTACAGAACAAACTGGAACAAGGTGCTGAAGACGCAACACAATGGTTAGCAGATCAAGCAAAAGCCCGCGGTGGACAAATTGGTGCTTTTATAGTTGATGATGTGATGGGGATGGATGATTCGTTAACCACTAACCTTCCGGGCTACGATCAGCTAAATATAGAAGATGAATATGAAAATTTGATTGATAAAGAGTTGTTGCGAAAATGGGCACGCAGTATCTTTGCTCTTGCACAATCTTCAAACCCAGATGACCCGCTTCCAGACTTAAATAAAGATTTAGAATTAAAAATGCAGCAGGCCACCGGCGCCCACCCTGATTCCGATGAACCTGATGTGAGGAGTTGAGATGGAATTACCTACATTTATATTATGTGCATATGGATTAACACAAATCCTTGTATATGGCAAAGTTTTTGATGGCTTACGCCCAGTAAAAGGCCGCTTAGGTCAATTGTTTAAATGTCCTATGTGCATGGGTTTTCATGTTGGGTGGTTTTTAATGCTGCTTTCACCTTTCACTGAACTATTTAGCTATGATGTCACAGTCGCTAACTTTTTTATTCTTGGATGGTTATCGTCTGGCACATCGTATGTAATGAACATGATATTTGGAGACAACGGAGTAAAACATGAGCACAAACACACAGACAAACACACTTGCCACTTGGACAAACAAGTGGATGCTTCAGCCAGTTAGACACTGCTGTAAAGGTTCTTAGCTATGGGTAAGAAACTACTTAGAGAATTTTATGAACTCTGCGACGGCGGAGTTTGCCAAGACCTTCTAACCGAAGACGAAAAGAGGTTTGTTGCAGAGGGCGGCTGCATGCTGACCGGAAAACTGCAAGAAGCCGACGTCGTAAACGGCAATCGCAGGATGTACCCGTACAATGTTTTGATGCGCGAAGTCAAGAACTATCAAAAACTTGTAGAAGAAAACCGCGCCCTTGGAGAACTCGACCACCCAGACGATTCTGTAATCAATCTAAGAAATGCTTCTCACATGGTTACAAAAATATGGATGCAAGATAAAACTGTTATGGGCAAGGTAAAAGTGCTCGACACCCCTTCTGGCCAGATCCTAAAGTCTTTGGTACATTCTGATGTTAAGCTGGGCATATCCAGCCGCGGCATGGGTTCTGTTTCAGAATCAAACGATACAACCGTTGTCCAAGAAGATTTTCAATTAATATGCTTTGACTTTGTTTCCGAGCCTTCAACCCCGAACGCTTTCATGATGAAGGAAGCTAAAGACTACAACAACCAAGTATTCACCAAAGCCGACCGTATTAACAGATTGTTAAACGAGGTTTTGGATTGTGAGTAGTTACAAGGTTATATATGAAGGCTGGCAACGTCACTTAAGCGAAGCTCCTAGCTATGATTTTAAGCCGGGACAGACCGCAGCAGACACCAAAGCTGACCCTTTAAATAAGATTCCCGCAAACTTGGCTAGAATTGTGAGAGATCATGCCGCGTCCTTTGCGCAACAAATGCTTAATGATGGAGACGCGGGGAAGTTGATATGGTTTGTAAAATCAGTGCGCAACGTCGGTACGTATGGTAAAGGTGACGATCAGATGTACTATGTATTTGAGAAATCAGATGGTACCCCATTTAACCCCATGGACGAAGACGTTGATACCAAAGATGCATTGGGCTGGTATGCCCCCCATCAGTCGGTACCCAACCCAACAGAAATTGATAAAGCTTTAGGAGACGCATTTGGAAAGATAGTGCTAATGAGCGCTGAAAAATTGATAGGGCAAGAGTTAACCTTATCGTGGCTTACCAATAAGTTTCCAAATCTTTTTCACAGTCTTAAGAATGATCTTGACTTCCTTAAACCCTACGACACAGATGGGGATCAAACTCTTAGTGATGATGAGCTAAATCAAATCTCTCTTGATGATATTCCTGGTCTTAAGAACTTGCCAGATTCGTCGGATTTTGATCCTGAACCAAGCCCAGAGCCGGCTAAAGCCGAGCCAGAAGCAGACCCGGACAGAAGAAAACTTTCGCCTGACGAGGTAGCGGCAAGAAAAGCCCAAGCCGATGCTTCAAAGGCTGCGTCCGATGAACCGGATGACCAAGATAAGATTATAGCCGGCATCAACAGCAGGGAATACCCTGATTCATTAATAAATCTTTTAAAACCAGATCCTGAAAAGCCCGGCTTAATACCTGATGAGCAGCTAACACAATTATTACAATTGCTTCTAAAGGCTACAGAAGAAGATGACATAGTACTGGAGGCGCTTGGTGGCCCCGACCGCGATCCAAGAACCTTCTCACCTGAAACTACTGAGAAATTAAATGATTTATTAGATTCATTCGGGTTAGACCCCAAAGTTCAAAAGAACTTAGAAAAAGTCCTTAATAAATGGGCCAAGCTTAACACAGTTAAATTTAGCAAAGGTCCAGATTATGGCCAAGCTCTGCCACCGGAGGAACTCCCCCCAGAGGCTTCAGCGCCTGTAGATGGTGACCCACAGCCGGCCCGTACCGGCGATGACCCGCAACCCGAAGATGAAGAAGGTGCCTCAGAGCCCGGCGAAGATACTGAAGAAAAAGAAGAACTCAGTACTCTTGGCAGAGTTGAATTAGGAATTGAAGCGGCCCTAAACACAGTTTCTGCCGCCGGCGTAATTCCAGCCTTTGAGGCAACTTTGATCCCCAGCGTAGCCACTCTCGGCAGTCTTGTCTTCAATTTGGCCCGTGGCAAAATGTCCGCTGCATTGTTGGATATTGTAGCGCTGGCACCAGTTGTTGGGAAAGCATCAAAACTAGGAAAACTCGGCCCAATCGGCGCTAAAATAGCAGCAAAAGTTGGACCTGCCAGCTTCAAGGGCGGCCGCCTGCTCATTAAGACCTTTGGTTCTGCTAAGAACGCAAGGTCTGCCATTACAACAATGAAATCTGCGAAGGCTGCTAAAGATTTGGCAAAGGCCGGCTCCGCTACAAAAGAATTAATAGAAAATGTACCAGAAGAGTGGATCTCCGCCGCCATTTATAAGAGACAAGATGATGGTGATTTCTGGATTGATACTGTTTTAGGCGGTGTAGCAACGCTTTCGTCGATTCCGGGCATTCCTGATGGCATTGGCACCGCGGCTGATGAATTAAACCAATCAGTTGAAAGTCTAAGAAGAGCGATCCCGCCACCAAAAGGGGCCGCCCTAGACCCAACAGACCTTCCCGAGCCGGGAATGGATCCTTCGGAATTAGCAGAAACGCTTGATCGCTGGCAAACTTTAGCAGGAATTAATAAGAGGATATTATGAAAAAAGCTGACTTAAAAAAATTAATCAAACCTTTGGTGAAAGAATGTATTCACGAAGTCCTAATAGAAGAGGGCGTATTGTCTAACGTTGTTTCAGAAGTCGCCAGAGGTATGCAAACACAAGGTAACGTTGTTATTGAGAGCAAAAAACAAGAAGAGCGCCTATTTAATGAAGACTTACATATGAAGCGAAGTCAAGAAGAAGGTCGTTTGAAGCTCCAAGAGCATAGAAAGAAGTTACTAGAAGCTGTGAGCACTGACGCTTACAACGGAGTTGACTTATTTGAAGGGACAACACCGGCCCCCACTCAACGTGAATCGGCCGCTGGCTCAGTTGACTTAGGTGATCCGAGTAGCTCCGGAGTTGATATCTCTTCCCTCATGGGCGGCGCTTCTCAAGTCTGGAAACAAATTAACAGGAAATGAAATGGGTAGTAATGTAGTAGTTAACTCGAAAGAGTGTCGTGGTAACCACGAAAAAATGATAAGACGTTTTATTAAGAAATGTAAAAAAGAAAGAATTGTTGAACAATACAAAGAGAAACAAAGATACAAAAAACCTTCTGAATTAAAGCGCGAGAAAAGAGCAAGAGCAGACCGAGAGAGAAAACGACAGGAACTTAAACAAAAAAGACTGTTAGAAAAACGTAGTAGAAGAAAGAATTAGATACTATTTACTACGAATGATATAATTTTAGGAGAATTAAGATGTCAAATTGGTCAGACCCATCGTGGAAAATGCGAGTAGGAGTGAACCATGTTCCTGCTTTTCAAACTAGCGGACGTCCCTTTGCATCGGGAGGAATTGACGCCACTTTCGATCAGTGTGTTATCAACTTCCCTTATGTTACAAGATGGGTTCAGGTTATTAATGATGGCTCAGGCTCAGTAAAGGTTGGTTTTGGCCCAAATGCTTTTATTGAAGATAATCAGAACTTTTTTATCGTGCATTCCGGTTCAACTTCGGAGCGTTTGGAAATAAAAGTAAGCAGGCTTTATGTTAAGGGCGGTGATAATATCACACTTACTCCCAGTGCTTCTCCAATTTCTGTTGTTGCTGGTCTTACAAGTATTGACACAAGCCAAGTCAACCCCCCAACAGGCTCTAAAGATCAGTGGCACTTAGAACCCGGTAATAACATTAGCTGGTCAGGTTCATTTAACGGAGTCGGCTAATATATGTCAAGATTTGGATGGGCATATGTAAATTGTGACGAAACGTCAGACGTAAATGTAGCCGGCGTGACCGGCTCAGTTATGTTTTTGACCGGAAATAATTCAATTTCCGGTTCAAACTATTTCATGTACAACTACGACGGGTCAGTTCCCGGCGCAGGTGGCACAACAAGCAGTCTCATCTTAACCGGAACATTTTTTATCTCTGGAGCAATCTCCGCAAGTAGTTACCACTTTGAAGATATAACCAGAATTGAAGCAAGCGGCTCAACAAGGTTCGGTAATACGAATGATGATCAACATGTTAGAACAGGTAGTCTTGCAGTTGGCCGAACAAACATGGTTACATTCCATGTAGATTCAGAAAATAGACAAATCAATATGCCACATGGCGTCAAGTACGGATACGCTACTATATCGGGCGCCGCCGGCGTGATAACTTACTCTTCATCTTCTCACCGTAATCACATTATAGGCGTAAAAGGGCAATGCCCAGTTGAAATCAGGTTACATTCTGCTTCTGGATCTAGCGGAATTGCCATGACCGGTTCGGTATTGGTAATTAAAGATGAATTCACAGGTGAGCGGATGCCAATTGACGGAGTTCCTGCTTCAATTGTTCTGTCTGGATCCGATGGAGAAACAATTGATGGTGAGCAGTATTACGAATTGACAGGGACTATGACTGCAATATCTGTTTATTCTAATGGCTCTAACTGGTTTGTCTTCTAATTATAATTGTATAGTTATATTAGAGGGCTGATATAGATGGGATACAATGTCTTATCGGGAAACGTATTACTTCCCGGACAATTACTAGCGGATGGGCAAGTCTCATCTAGTGCATTTGTAGGCGATGGTAAAGAATTAGAACATGTCTTAAAGATTACATCTAACCCAGATCAATATAATTTAACAACCATAGGTTCTGACGCATATAGACTTACTGGTGAGTCAAATCTTACATTCAATGGCGGCACAAATACATTAACAGTAACTGGTGAGCTATCAGCGAGTGTGGGGATCTCATCTTCGTTTTTTATTGGTGATGGCAGGTTCCTGACAAATGTTCCCGGTACTGGCGGCGGCGGCTCCGGCGGAGGCATATTCACTGAGCTAGCTGCTGATACCGCTTTTACCACAAGTAGTATAGCAATCGGAGGTAATACTGCCCCTGACCATGCTATGGCGTTAAGCGGCGCAATGTCTGCTAGTTTAAACGTTTCTGCTTCAGGTTTTGTTGGTGGACGTTTACATATATCAGGCGCTGTTGTACTTCACCACAAGACCTCAGCCGCCACCATAACCGCATCAGTGGACGATTATTACATTGGAATGGATTCTACAGCCGCCGCAGTTGAGTTAAGATTGCCAGATGCGGCTGTGCTAACAGATGGCCACACCTATATTGTAAAGGACGAGGGAGGCAATGCCGGCACCAATAATATAACAATTTTGGCCTCTGGATCACAAACTATTGACGGCGAAAATTCGTTAGTATTAGAGTCCGCTTACGCTTCTTTCTCGCTTTATTGCAATGGCATCAACAGGTACTATGTTTACTAGCCATTAATGGCCCTATTTATAAGCGATGGGTGACTTGTGTTTATGATCTATGTCATAACTATGGCTGCTTATTATCTTATAAAAACTAAATTATATGGAGGGTTTTATAAATGGCTTATAAATTTCAATTTGGAACTACCAAATTAAGCGGTTCAACAACTTTTGAAGAATCGTTAATTGGTGAATCCACAATTTCAGGTTCAGGAAGACTTTCGGGTAAAGAACTTATTCTTGACGCTGCAGGCGTTATCGGTACCAGCGCTGACGCTGACCTTATGACACTTACGTCTAACAAAGTCTCTGTTGCTGGAGATCTTTCAGCTTCATTGGCTGTATCGGCACTTGACCTTTTACTTGATAGTTCAGGTAAAATTGGTGTCGAAGGCGATGTTGACCTTATTCAACTTGCCGCTAACTCATTTAAAGTTAACGGTGCTGTTTCGGGTTCCGGCGCCGCCTCTTTCGGTGGTGTGCTTAAAGTTGGTGATGACACTACAGGTGTTATTGGTATTGGCGCAGATGCTGATCTTTTAACGTTAACTGATCAAGTACTGACCGTTGCTGGTGGTGTCAAAGGCACTACACTTTCTGGTTCTAGTACTCTTGACGTTGCTGGTGTTTCCCGCTTCGGACCTGAGAACAAAACTACTATTTCTACTGCCGGTGTAATTTCTGGTTCAGGTATCTCTACTCTTTACAGTGTGACATCTGATGCTATCATCGCTCAGACTGCTGATATCAACGGCGGTACTGTTGATGGTACCACAATCGGTGGAAATACTGCAGCTGCTGGTACTTTTACCAACATTTCTGGTTCTGGAACACTTCAAGCCTTGGGTGTTGTAACTCTTGGTAACGGTAAAACTTCTGTTTCCGTTGAAGGTGTCCTTTCATCGTCTGCAATTTCCACTTTTGATGAAATGACTATGGATCGCGCCTCAATCGGTGCTTTTCTTGGTAACCTTACTGGCTCTGGTAACCTTGAATTAGGTGGTACAGTTACTCTCGGTAATAGCCGCTTGGTTGTCTCTGACGCTCAAGTGCTTATGACTGGGCCTGTACACGTCTCAGGTGCTGCTTTCTCTGAAGAAGCTATAACTACTGCTAATGTAGCTGCCAACAAGTCACGTCTTGCTTTCTTCGATATTGATTCGGGTGAAATGAAGACAACAGACTTCAAAGTCTATGCTGATGTATTGGCTGGTACAGGTATTACTGCTACTGCTGGTGTTCTTTCTGTTGATACCACCGGTGGTGATAGTATGTCTGCCACTCACATTCCATTAGCCAACTACGGTAATGCTACGCTTGCTACTGGTATTAACTTCATGGTAAACGATGCAACAGGCTCTTGTAGCTTCTTGCTTCCAACCGGCTCTGCTGGAGATGTTGTTATCATCAAGACTGCTGGCGGTGTTAGTTCAACTAACTTTGTCAAGATTAGTTCATCTGTCAGTAATGGCGATCAGATTGATGGATTCTCTGAAGCGCGCGTCGAATCTGAATTCGGTGCTGTATCATTGATCTATACTAACTCTGATGCTAAGTGGACTATCTACTAGGCCGATATTGTTTTATACAATTTCTTTTCTGGATGTCCCTCCTTGTGGGGGGCATCCTTTTTTTCGTACTATTTAATACGAGGAAGGAAAAAGAATGGCTTATAATATTATTAAAGGAAGAGTAGAATTTTCAAATTCATCAACAGGTTCTGTTGAGAGTTTGGTTGATATCTGGAGAAACCAGACAGTTGGCGGGGTAAAGACATTTAGCAGCACGGTGTCTGCTAGTGCGTTTTGGGATACCACTGCCGAGGGCGAAGTCAGAGCACTAAAATCTTTGATTGCTGGCGACGGCGCCGACCGAGTTATAACTTCCGATGGCGATGGAACGCTCACAGCCGAGGCGGGCGTGACTATTACCAACGCTGCTAGCATAACTAGTTTTATTGTAAGCGGCCCGATAACAGGCTCTACTTTTTCCGGCTCAGCACTTGGCATTACTGGTATTTTACTAAATCCAGATCATCTTGCCGCTACAAATTACGACGGAATGGCCAACAGATTGTCAGCATCAAATATTGTCTTGGGCCTTGGTATATCCAGCAGCATTGATCCAGCTGGCCTTGGTCATGGATCTGAATTGCAAGTCACTGGTGGCCAAGGTATTACTGTTGACACTGAGGGTGTCCGTGTTCTGACAGCTTCAAACGGTGGCTTAGCTTTTACAGGCTTAACCTTACAAGTAGACGCATCTAAAACTTCAAACAAAGGCGGCGGCCCATCAAATAACGATGAGTTCATCATAGCAGATTCCAGTGATAGCGATTCGATTAAGAATTTGACATACAGTCAAATCAAAACAGCGATCACTGACAGTATCTCATCTCCTGCGATTACATCCTACACGAATAACGGTAACAATAGAATTATTACCTCTGTTAACTCGACAACGGTGAATGGCGAAGCTAATCTTACTTTTGATGGTTCGTTACTTTCAGTTTCATCATCTATAAGAGTAAGTGGCTCAGCCCACGTTCCAACACTTTCCGTTTTGCCCGGTGGTGCAAGCTTTGGTAAAGTTGGTATTAACGTCAGTGAACCCGGTGTTCAGCTTCAAGTTGGAAACAATACCGGCGGCGCCATCTTGGGTCTTCACCGGACATCATCAGCATTTTATATTGATGGTGATGATATTGGAGATCTGGTTTTTGTGGGGTCTGCTGCCGAGAGCGTTTTAAATATCTCTTCTCGGATTAGAGTTGAAGCAGATGGTTCAGAGTGGAACAATGAATCGTATCCAACGCGGATGTCATTCTGGACAACTTTGACGGGAACCTCCGCACCCGTACAACACATGGTAATTAATAATTCTGGCAATGTTGGTATAGGTATAACAGGTTCAGCACCAAATAGTAAATTGCATCTTTCTGGTAACTTAACAATTCAAGAAACAACTCCAACTTTACATTTTAGTAGCAGCGCTGGTGAAGATTTAGCAGAATTTGGAGTTAATAGTTCTGATAATATTTTGATACAGAATAATAGTACGAACAAACACATCGTGTTTAAAACAAATGATGCTGGCACGATGAAAGAAGGATTCAGAATTGATGGGGCTGTGCCAGAAGTTGTTGTGAACCAAGGCTCTGATTCTCTCATTGATTTTCGTGTAGAAAGTAACAACAATACTCATATGCTTATGGTTGATGGCTCCGGTGATAAAGTTGGTATTAATATTGACGTACCGACACACACACTGACTGTAGTTGGTGATGCATCTGTATCTGGCGAGATTACGGGTTCAGGTGGAGTACACATCACAGGCTCATCCCCGCGATTAGCGATTGGAGACAAGGGAGGTACCGGCCCACAAGATGGAATGTTATTTATAAGACCTTCAGACACAAGTAACAAAGTGCTAGCCTTTATGCAGGCGGCTGAGTCGGATGGAATGAGGACTTGTTTCGGCGTAACAGGCTCCGGTCAAGTGCTTGTTGGTGGTGCTCATTTGGGCGGTATATTGAACGTCAGTGGTTCTGACGCCGAAACTCTAATAAGTGTCAAAAGCGATAGTACTAACCCTGCACTCTCACTAACTGGTGTCGGAGACCTATTTGTCGCCAGAGGTGCATATCTCAGCGGCGCCATACAGCACAACTACGTTGTAAAAACAACTTCTGCTGATACCTACATCTCCGGAGCGACAGACAGAGTAGCGATCTATAATTTAACGTCGCCTCATAATGCTTACTTACCATTATTATCCGATACGTTAAATGGCGTAACAATAACAGTCAAATGTGTTGGCTCTGCTAACATCACTGTCACTGGCTCCGGTCCTTCAAATCAGCTTATTGATCAAGCCGCAAATAAAGTTTTAGAAACAGGCGATTCTATGACAGTCATGGGCTATAACGGCCCTGCTGGATACCAATGGGCAATACTGGACTACTATAACGCATCCTGATAAAGTTATTAAAAATGGTTTTTGCAAACATAGCACACTATTTACAGTGAAATACTGTTTTATAGGAGTTATTACATGTCATCTTTACTTGAGCAAGCATTCGTCGATGCTAAGGCACTTAAGGAGGCAGCCTTGAAAAATGCCGAGGCTACAATTGTTGATAAATATTCAACCGAGGTCAAAGAAACCTTAAACAAAATTCTTGAGCAAGATGAATTAGGCCTTGGTGCACCCGCTGCTGGCATGGACCCAATGGGCGCTGCTCCTGCGCCTGCCGCTGGTGGCGATGCTGCTGAGGACGTACCACTGGGTGCTGCAGAGGGTGAAGAGCTTTGTGCTTGTGACGACGAAGGCCAAGAGACCAAGATTAAAATTAACTTTGACGAATTGGCCGAGACACTCCAGAGATTAGAAGAAGAGTTAGACGAAGATACCCTTGAAGAGGACGAAGAAATTGAACTCACCGAGGATGATAGTGGTGATGAAGCGGACAAAGGCGCCGAGGTTGATTATTCAGCCGGCGTAACTGATGAGAAAGGAGATCCGGCCGGCGAAGAAGCAGCCACACTCCAAGCCAACACTGAAGCGGAGAAAGAATTAGATGAAGAATTCGACATGGACTCTCTTGTTGATGCTATTATGGAAAAGATTTCACTTGATGAAGCTGACGATGAACCTAAGACACCTGAAGAAAAAGAAACGGCCGCAAAAACTGCTCCACCAGATAAATTAAACAAGGGCGATTTCTTGCCCGACGATGTACAAGACGAATTAGACGAGAGCCATTGTGCTGGTAATAGAAAAGAAGACGACGACGATATGCAAGAAGAATTAGATGCAGACGCTCTCGTTGATGCCGTCATGGAAAGGCTTACTGTAGACATGGGTGCTGACCTTTCAGGTTGGGCCGGCCGGCGCGCCGAAGACAAAAAATACGAGATGGAAAAAGAACTCGCATCGCGTAGATCTACAGGATTAGAACAAAAGACTCACTTGGGTCGTGGAATGGCCGATAGAACGGACACCGATCCCCAGACTGAGTTAGAAGATTTGAAACAAGCTCAAGAAGAATTGGTTTTTGAAAATAACCAACTCAAAGAGAAACTTCAAAACTACGAAAACGTAGTTGAGCAATTAAAAGAAAGCGTCACTGACGTTAATCTTTCTAATGCTCGTTTGTTATACACGAACCGTGTGTTGAGAAATACCTCCCTAAATGAGCGGCAAAAACAAAAAGTTGCCGAAGCGATTTCTAAAGCTGGTTCTGTTCCGGAAGCAAAGACAATATTTGAAACACTTCAAAGCACAGTGGAGTCCACACCTAAACGTGGTCCGCAATCACTGAGCGAAACTATCAACCGTCGTTCTTCCATTCTTCGTGCTAGCAACTATAGTGAGGCTAAAAAAGCCGACCCTATTGCTGATAGAATGAAGAAACTAGCAGGTATTAATTAAAATTATAAGGAGATATTAAAAATGGCTGGTATTATTGAAAGATTAACCGAAGGTATGGTTAATCGTGATATGCGTGCTGAAGGTCACGCCCTACTGTCAAAGTGGGAAAAGACCGGACTCTTAGAAGGACTTGAGGACGACAAAAGCCGTAATGGCATGGCTCGTCTTCTTGAGAACCAAGCTAAGGAGCTTCTTCGTGAAGCAACCGCTATGAACGCAGGTGATGTACAGGGCTTTGCTGCTGTCGCATTCCCCATTGTTCGTCGTGTTTTCGCAGGCTTGATCGCAAACGATCTTGTTTCTGTACAACCTATGAGCCTCCCAAGCGGACTCATTTTCTTCCTGGACTTTACTTTCTCGGGAGATCTTGGTGGAGATTCCACTCAAGCTGGTAAGCTTGGTAACGTTGCTGGACAATCCATCTACGGTACTGATCGAGTTGGTGCTCAAATCACCGGTGGTGTTGACTTGGTTGACGTCCGTGGTGGTGACCTTAGCGGTCCTCGTGCATCAGCACGCGGCTACTCGTATGGTTCTCCAAGTGGCTCGGACGCGTCCGTCGCGGCTGTTTTCGTTACTGGTGCTGCTATCCATGATAGCATGACTAACCTTGACCGTAAGCTCATTGAGTACGATCCAGACCTTCTGGCTCTTACTAAAACAACGAGAGCACTCGCTACCCATGCGTACAGTGTTATTGCTATTTCGGCATCTGCTCTTGATCAGCTTGATCAAGAAAACTTGTCTGCAATTACATCGTCGGCGACGGCTGGTGTTAATGCTGAACTCATGGTTGCAGGTGGCGGCCTTCGTCTTGTTGGTCCCGGTGCTCGTTTGGTGCGTCGTTTGACTCGTCCTGTTCCAGCTGGAATTGCTGATCAGCTTGGACTTGCCTTGGACTCTACAACCGCGGCTGACATGATGCTTCTGACATTCGTTGGTACAACCGCATCGGCACCCGGTGTTATTGCAGCATCGAGACCTGATGAAATTAGAACCACTCTCGGTGTCGGCTCTGGTACTGATGCTGGTGGTGCTCAATTAGCTGGTTTTGCTATGACTGCCTCTTGTACTTGGGAGTTCCCACAAACTGATGACTTTGCCAACGGCGATAACGCAATCGGCTCTATTCAAGGTCAGACTGTTTGGGGACTTGAAGGTCAAGCAGACATTCCTGAGATCGACATTAAGGTCGACAGCATTGCTGTTACCGCTCAAACGAAGAAGCTCAAGGCTAAGTGGACTCCGGAGTTAGGTCAAGACCTTAACGCCTACCACAACCTTGATGCAGAGGTTGAGTTGACCAGCATTCTCTCTGAGCAAATTGCTCTTGAGATTGATCGCGAGATCGTTGCTGACCTTGTGAATGGTGCAACCGCTGCAACCTATTACTGGTCGCGCTCACCCGGTCTTTTCTTAGACAAGACCAACGGTGTTGAAGTCGGCGCTAGCTCTGCTGCTCCTGATTTCACTGGTACTGTATCTGAGTGGTACGAGACCCTTGTTGAAACTATCAACGATGTCTCTGCACAAATCCATCGCAAGACTCTGCGTGGTGGAGCTAACTTCGTAGTCGTAGGACCTGAAGTTGCTAACATCCTTGAGTTCACTGCTGGATTCCGTGCCAATGTTACCGCTGATGCAGAGACTGGTACGATTGGTGCTGTTAATGTTGGTTCGCTGAGCAAGAAGTTCGACGTTATCGTTGATCCTTACTTCCTCCGCAACGTGGTCCTCGTCGGCCGTCGCGGATCTTCTTTCCTTGAAAGCGGATACGTGTACGCACCATACGTGCCACTGCAAACCACACCTACAATCTTCGGACCAGAAGACTTCGTGCCTCGCAAGGGCGTGATGACTCGTTATGCGAAGAAGATGGTTCGTCCAGATATGTACGGACTCGTGATTTGTCGCGGATTGTTGGGTGAGTCTGGAGGCTGATATATAAGCTTTTAGCTTATATCTGGTGTAAAACCAAGAGTAACACAACACAGAATGCCCCCACCTTGAGAAAGGTGGGGGCCTTCTTTTATGTTGAGACTACTTATAGGCGAACCGAAAGGTTTACCATAATGTTTTTGACATGATTATAAATGGAGGGTTTTAAACATGGGAAGTAAAAGAATAGGCTTGGCGAGAATCCAAGCTCTAATAGAAAATTTAAAAAGAGAATTGAAGTTGTCTACAGCTACAACTATTGATGTAGGTGGTATTAACACAACTGCGCAAATGGAAGCAGGAAGTGGTATCACTACAGTGTCCACGGCCGTACGACATTCAGTTGTTAAAGTTGGAAATGTTTTTCACACACAAATTGTGATTGACTTAGCTGGCTTGGAGTCCGCGGGATCCGCTGATAAGCTTATTGGTAACGGAACGGATGCCAATGCACATTTTGGCCAAATCACTGCTGCTGTTAACGGCACTATCATGGCTGGTCGTGTTACTTGTCTTGAGACGCCAACAACTGGCGAGCCAGACATTGATTTTTTCAGTGGTACGGCCGCTACGTCCGCTGCCGGCTCAGCCGCGGCTTCGCTTACAGGCGGCGTTTCGCTCCTGGAAGCAGGTCAGAATTGGATCGGCACACTGAGTGCTAACAACTTCAATGTTGCTGGCATGTCTACGGTTCCTGCTGCAAATGCGTATCTGTATCTTGTTTCGTCCGGCGGTAATGACGCCGGTACTTACGGTACAGGTAAGTACTTGATTGAGTTGTGGGGATACTAATCCACATCAGCTTATATGCTTTCAACCCCCCTATCTTTTGGTAGGGGGGTTTTGTTTTTTAAAAACGCTGATCCGCCAAAAAATTTCGGCGCCTATTTTTCCAGATTTTCTTTTTTGGTAATTCCTGACTATTTATTAGCACAGGTTTTAAAGAAAAGGAAATGTTATGAACCCACGTAAAAGATTGATGTTTAAAAATAGAGCTAAAGCTCGTCGCGAAGCAATTGTCAAAGCAGAAGAGGAAATCACAAAAACTCCAATAGCTGAAACAGTTAAAGCCAAGGTTGAGGATACTCCAACAGTTAACAAGCCAGTTGTAGAAACTGCTAAGGTTTCAGAAGAACCAGCTCCGAAAGTAGCACCAAAAACAGTTGAAAAGCCAAAAGTCGCCGCGGCCCCGACTTTGAAAGCCACACCCGCGAAAAAGGCGCCAGTAAAAAAAGCTGCAGCGCCAAGTAAGACTGCAAAAAAGAAAACAACTAAGAAGACTTCGTAAATATCTTATATAAGTGTTTATCTTTGGTTATGATCAACTATTTACCTAGTAGGAGGGTCTGTGCGTGCCAAGAAACCTAAGCCCAAAATCAGAAACAAGTGCTATAGTACTGACATCAACCGGTTCGGCCGGCTCTGTTTCCAACTCGTTACCATTTGGAATTTACACGGGTTCAGTTGCATTTTTAAGTGGCGCTTCTGACCAAGTTGCCTATGTTTATAAAAAATTAGGCGGCGATGTCGTTGATATTGAGCTTACCCCCGCCAATGTTTATGCGGCGTACGAAGAAGCGGTTTTGGAATATTCGTACATTTTCAATCTGCACCAAGGTAAGAATGTATTATCAGATGCTCTTGGTAATGTTACTGGTACCTTTAACCACAAAGGCAATCTTACGTCGGGGCCGCTTAGCGCTAGCTTAAGATTTCCTAGGTTTGAGGCTAACTATACAAACAAGATAGCGGACGGAATGTCTACGATGGCAGGAGTTGGTGGTACTACAAGTATCTACTCGGCATCCTTCACAACTACAAAAAATCAACAAGACTACGATTTACAAACAATTATTTCTAGTTCTTCAGCTTCTGGTGTCAATGATAATGGTGACGCCATTGATTATGCTGGTAAAGTTACAGATAAACGAATTATTATTGATAAAGTCTTTTATCGTTCGCCAATTGCAATGTGGAGATTCTATGGGTATTATGGCGGTGTTGGCGTGGTGGGTAATTATTCAACTTATGGTCAATATGCCGATGATTCAACTTTTGAAGTTATACCAACGTGGCAGAACAAGTTGCAAGCAATTATGTATGAAGACTCGCTTTACACAAGAACCTCGCACTACTCTTATGAGCTTATCAACAACAAATTGAGATTATATCCGGCCCCTCGCGGAGCTGATAACTTTGCTGGCTACCTTGATCGTATTTGGTTTAGATTTAGGATTAAATCAAATATCTTTGAAGAAGAGGGCGATACTGACACGGGTATTGAAGGTATTAACAACCTAAATACGCTACCCTTTGATAATATACCTTACGAAAACATTAATGCCATTGGCAAGCAATGGATTAGAAAATATGCACTTGCTCTTTCTAAAGAGATGTTAGGGCAGATCCGTGGCAAGTTCCAAACATTGCCAATTCCGGGTGACAGCGTTACATTAAACCACTCTGAATTGCTTAGTCAAGCAAAAGAAGAACAACAGAATCTCCGCGACAAGCTGACAGAACTCCTCAAAGAAGTAGAATACCCAGAATTGGCCAAGAAAGACCAAGAAAAGAGCACCGCTGCAGAGGAAACCTTAAGGCGTTCGCCATTGCCCATTTTTGTAGGATAGGAGAGAGTAGATGTCAGACGATAGCAAATGGTCAAAGCCCGCGGCACCACCTCCGCCTCTCTTTTTAGGTAAGAAAGAGCGAGATCTTGTTAAACAAGTTAATGATGAGCTTGTTGAGAAGGTCATAGGTCAACAGATCTTATATTACTCGATTGATCTTCGAGCTACAAAGTTTAACGAACTCTATGGTGAGGCGATTAAAAAAACCTATCTGCCTCCTATACGCGTTTACGCTTTAATTGAATTCACTGATTATTCCACTGACTACATGGAAAGTGCTGGAATTGACAAATCCTGGGAAATCATGGTACATTTTCATAAAAGACGCCTTGAAGAAGACCAAGACCTCTATGTAAGAGAAGGGGACTTTGTTTTGTACGGCGATTATTACTATGAAATTGTTACTTTAGCAGAGCCAAAGCTCTTATTCGGCCAAGCTGGTAAAGAGTTTGAGATTGCTGCTCGTTGTAGAAGAGCAAGAAAGGGTTTATTTGATGCTTCCTGATAATTTTGACTTTGCACAACTGCCAGTAGACACAAAAAGCCTGTCATTAAAGGAAATCGGCATGTTAGTGTCGGATATTGAGAATATTGACTATTCTTTGGTCTCGTGGCTCAAGGAAGACCTGTCACTCAGTGCCACCACTAACGAGGGTTTCGTAAAAGTGCCAGTTTTGTGGCAAACACCCGAGCGTTCATTCCAGATCAAGAACGAAAAAGAGTTGCGAGACGATGCCGGCGCCTTAAAACTTCCCATAATAAGTATTGAAAGAACAAATATCACGAAAGACCCCGCGCGAAAAGGGTCTTATCAAGCGCATCTATATTCTAAAGATAGAAATGGCCGTGTTGGTAGAATGATATTGGCAAAGAAGATTAAACAAGATAAAACTAGAAATTTTGCTGTCGTACAGGCCTCCAGAAACATCTCGGTAGGAAAAAGACAACAATACTCGCCACGAATTAATAAAAAAGTTGTAATCCAGACGCTTTCCATACCAATCCCTGTATACGTTAATGTAGAATACAAGATTGTTATTAAATGTGAATACCAACAACAGATGAATGAGATGATGGCGCCTTTTATAACTAGAACTGGCCAAATTAACGCTTTTACTATGAAAAGAAATGGCCACTCTTATGAAGCTTTTATAGATCAGAGCTTTGCACATAATAATAATGTGTCTAATCTTGAAGAAGAGATGAGAATGTTCTCATCCGAAATAAATATCAGAGTGCTTGGTTACTTAATGGGAGAAGGCGAAAACGATGATCGCCCAATTGTAGCCGTAGAAGAGAGTATTGTAGAGCTTACATACCCCCGTGAATCCGAGCCTCTGCCGGGCACCGAAGACTTTTTTGGCTCATAAAACACTTCCTGAAGTGTCTTTGGGATTAAAAATACTATTTATCTTTGATTGCGCAAGCATAAAGAACATTAAACCAAAGAGAGGGACACATAATGTCAGTGAAAAGTTTTAAATTTGTATCTCCGGGGGTGTTTATCAACGAGATTGATAACTCCTTTATTCCCAAGAGTGCAGATGCCATTGGACCGGTCGTAATTGGGCGCTCACGCAGAGGCCTTGCGATGACACCGGTAAAAGTTAGTTCGTATTCGGATTTCGTAACAGAGTTCGGCGATACTGTTGCTGGTTCAGGAGGTGGGGACGTTTACCGCGATGGTAACTACCAATCGCCGATGTACGGAACCTATGCAGCTAAAGCTTTCCTTCGTTCGAATGTGGCCCCTCTGACTTTCATTCGTCTTCTGGGTCAGCAAACTACCACGGGTAAATCTGTTGGTGGTGATGCTGCAGCAGGCTGGTCCACATCGGGTAAACCAGTTAGTGGAAGCGGACTGGCCGCGTCAACTACTGCTTTGACAAGCAATGGTGGAGCTTTCGGTCTTTTCTTATTCCGTTCTGGCTCAAGTGCAAACATTGGCGAAGGTACCCACGCTGCTACTTTTTACCTTAATAAAGGTAAGATCTTCTTAAGTGGTAATATTGTTGGCCCCGGTGGTAGCAAAGCGGACGCCGGTGCTAAGGGTGTTGGTAAAGTTATTCAGTCAGACAGTAATGGACTATTCAATATTTTTGTTTCTGGTACTCAGCAGTCTGAAACAATTAAATTTGGTTTCGATGACACACAAGAAACATTCCTTCGCAAGAGATTTAATACTAATCCTCAAGTTGCTAGTAACAATACAACTACTTTCTACCCCGCTAGCGCTAGAAAAGATTACTGGCTTGGTGAGTCCTATGAACAAGCACTGCGTAGAAAAAACATGCAAAATCTGCAAAATATGTTCGGTGTCTTGTTACCGCTTGCTTCAGGTGGTATATTAGACAATGATTACAACCCTGCCAATATGAAAGCACAGGCTTCACGCGAAGCAGTTGCTGGTTGGTTTATTGCTCAAGATCAGGGCACGGCTGCTTCTTATGAACCGCAAAACGCTCAAAAGTTATTCCGTCTTGTTGGTCGCGGCCATGGCGAGTGGTTGCATAAAAATGCAAAAGTTTCAATTGAAAAAATTCGTCAATCTTCCACCACTTCAAATCCTTATGGCACCTTCTCGGTTGTTGTTCGTGATATTAGAGACACTGATAATAAAGTTGTTGTTCTAGAAAGATTTGACAACTGCAGTTTAGATCCAAAATCTCCCAGCTATATCGGCCGCAAGATTGGTACTCAATTTGTGCAGTGGGACGCAACTAATAAGATGCTTAAAACTTATGGCGATTACCCAAACAAGTCTAAGTACTTTTATGTTGAGCTTGACGGAGATGTCGAAGCCGGCGCAACCGACGCAACACTTGTACCGTTTGGTTACTATGGTCCTCCTAGGCCAGCCAGTGTTACAGGAATTACCGGTTCGGAGATCGGAGCTATTAATACCTCTTTCGTCTTAGATGGAAGACAATTCATTGGTGGTGACAGGAACGGTGTATTTGATGGTATCAAAGCATCGAATACTCCTCTATTTTCCGGTTCAGTGTTGGACGTCTCTGGCTTAAGCCTGCCGGATGACCCAACCGTAAATTGTTTGAGTGGTTCGCTATTGTTCCCAAGCTCATCTATCAGAGTTTCGGCTTCCGATGGCGGTTTGAGAGACCCCACTAACGCATACTTTGGATTCAGCACTACTCGCAGTCCGGATTCTACAAGACCCGACGCAAGTGTTGCAGACTTCCACAGATTACCATATGCAAACTTCCCCGACGATCCGACAACCGGTGCGTTCCTTACTAAAGGTATCAACGCATGGTCTTATATCTTCTCATTAGATGATATTGAGACATCTGGTTCTGTATATTACTATAACTCCGGTTCACGTAAAGCAGAGGCTTCGGTCACTAGCGCATCTTACACTGATATTCTTGATGCAGGCTATAACCGATTCACTGTCCCATTCTGGGGTGGTGCTGACGGGTTTGACATTACAAGACCAGATCCGCTTTATAACGCGTTCATGTCTCCTACTTCTACAGAAGATACTAACTATGTGTATCACACATGGCGCCGCGCAGTTGATACTGTGACTGATCCTGAGATGATTGATATGAATTTGCTTACTGCCCCAGGCCTTACACAAGCGTCGTTGACAGAGCATATGATTGACATCTGTGAGGAGCGCGCCGATGCCATGGCACTTATCGACCTTCCCGATGTTTACATCCCACCACACGAGCAATACTACTCTGATAAATCTAGTAGAATTGGCACAAACCCAGATCAAGCAGCTCTGACACTTAAAGATAGAAGAATTGACTCCTCATACGGAACAACCTTCTACCCATGGGTCCAGACCCGCGATGAGAATACTGGTCAACTTGTGTGGATCCCGCCCACAGTCGCCATCCTTGGTGTCCTTGGAAGTTCCGAGGCCAAAACTGATGTATGGTTTGCACCAGCAGGATTCAACCGTGGTGGCCTCACAGACGGAGCGGCTGGAATCCCAGTTGTTAACGTCAGCGAAAGATTAACATCTAAGAGTCGCGACACACTGTACGAGTACAACATTAACCCAATTGCTTCTTTCCCAAGCTCTGGTATCGTGTTGTTCGGCCAGAAAACACTCCAAGAGCGCCAATCGGCACTCGACAGAGTTAATGTCCGTCGCTTGGTAATCTACTTGAAGAAGCAGATCTCTATCTTGTCCACACAAATTCTCTTTGAGCAAAATGTGCAGGCAACTTGGAACCGCTTCAAGGGTCTCGTAGAGCCCTTCCTTGCAAATGTTAAGACTAGATTTGGTATCACAGATTACCGACTTATCCTTGATGAGTCTACTACGACACCTGATCTTATTGATCAAAACATTATGTATGCTAAGATTATGATTAAGCCCGCTAGAGCTATCGAATTCATTGCAATTGACTTCGTAATCCTCAACACTGGCGCATCATTTGATGACTAAACCATAAGGGGAAAAATATTTCCCCCTACTATTTATTGTTATAAACAGGAGAACTTAAACAATGCCATTCTGGTCAACAAACTTCGGCGAGGACGTAACCCTCAAAGATCCAAAGAGAAATTTCAGATTTACAGTAGAATTCCAAGGAATTCAAGCTGAACAAGGTGGTGCCATTGCATGGTACGCCAAGACTGCAGCGAAGCCCAGCTTTACTGTTGAAAACGTAGAACACGCCTACTTGAACCACAAGTTCTATTACCCGGGCGCCGTTACTTGGAATACTATTTCAATTGAGATGGTTGACCCTGTTAGTCCCGATGTCACTGCAACGTTCTCCGACATTGTTAGGCTTTCTGGCTATTCTCCCCCTGCTAACGCAACTTCCCTTGGCTCTATTTCTAAAGCTAAGGCCGCTGGTGCTCTCGGTACCGTCATTATCACACAGATTGATTCTGATGGCAAGCCGCTTGAAACTTGGACACTTTGGAACGCATTTGTTAAAGACGTTCAACTTGGTTCACTTTCATATGGTGACGACGAGCTTACTACCACTACTGTTGAGCTTATGTACGATTGGGCCCGCGTTGAAACCGCCAATCCTTCAGTCGCAGTAGCAGGTGGCGGTACCAGCTTCTTTAACACATGATGACAATTTAATAAAACGAGAGGTGTACATTGTCTAGAAATCAAGATCGCTTAGGAGGCGTTCAACAACAAGATACTTCCCCGCCCGTTCAGGCAATGAACGAAGGCACGGGAGGTTTCTCATTTGTAATTCCAACGGAATTTGTGGAATTACCAACCGAGGGTAGATATTACCCAGAAGGGCACCCGCTTTGTGGTGAATCTTCTATTGAAATTAAACAAATGACTGCGAAAGAGGAAGATATGCTCACATCGCGAACTTTGCTTAAAAAGGGAGTTGCCCTTGATAGGGTTATCGGTAGTTTAATTGTGAATAAGGCGATTGACCCAGATTCACTTTTCATAGGAGATAGAAACGCAATTATTATTGCCACACGAGTTTCCGGCTACGGCAATGACTATACAACAAAAGTTACTTGCCCACAATGTGGCACAAACCAAAGTTATTCGTTTGATTTGAATGAAGCGCATGTTTATTGCGGTGATGATGAAAACAAGATGAATGTAACTGATAATGGCAATGGAACTTTTGATGTCACTCTTCCGAGAACTAACGTGGTTGTTACATTTGGGTTACTCAGAGGTTACGACGAGAAAAAGATTAGTTCTGGAGTAGAAATTGACAAAAAACAACGTCAAGACCGCGGCGTAACACGTCAGTTATCTAGCTTAATATTAGCTGTTAACGGAGACGATAGCATTGATTCAATTAATTATCTTGTGCAAAATATGCCATCTACAGATTCACGCCACTTAAGGCTTGCTTACAAACTTACGGCACCAAACGTTGACCTGTCTCAGCACTTTGAATGCAGCAACTGCGATTATGAGCAGGACATGGAGGTGCCGCTCTCCGCGGACTTTTTTTGGCCTGACCGATGAGTATATGGAAAGCATTTATGAGCAGTTCTTTTTCCTGAAATATTCAGGAGGCTGGTCATTTAGTGAAGCGTATAACCTACCCATTGGTTTGCGTTCGTGGTTCACACAGCGCTTAATCAGACAATTAGAGATGGAAAAAGAAGCTATTGAAAATGCTTCGAAAGGCAGAAGTAGCTCTGGTAACTCCAATACACATACACTAACACCAGACAATGCTCCAAGTTTGCCACCTCAATTTGCGCCCCCCGGCTCGCAGAAATAACCTTAAACAGCTTTTTTAGTATAAAACTATTTAGTTTAGTAAGAGGTAAGATTTATGACCCCAGAACAACTGCAACAACTTATAGATGCATTGGCAGCCCAAGGTGGTGCTGTTGATAGCTTAAATGAAAAGTTGCAAGATCTTACCAATTCGCAGCTTGAATTACTCGCTGCTCAAAATCAAGCATCTGATGTGTCGGAACAGCGCGTCGTCGCTGCAGCACAGAGGGAGATTGACGCCCGCCAAAGAACTATGGTAGCTTTAGACGCTCAAGAAGCGGCAGTGAGGCGGTCATTGGAGACAATGGCTGAAAGTTCTAAAAAAACTGAAGCTAAAAGTGAACTAATTGACATTGAAATAGAAAAGTTAAAGCTTTTAACCCAATCCGAAGACGCGAGTACTGAAGCCGGCAAGCGCGCCATTGAAGAAATGGTAAAAAAGATAAAACAGCTAGAAAAACAGAGAAAAGCACTTGAAAAACATCAAAAAGCAGTTGATGACCTTGCCGGCAGCTTTGGCACATTGTTTTCCGGAACTGCTCCGGAAATTGGTAGTTTACTAAATGCCAAAAACTTAAAAAGCATGGCTGACAAGTTTAAAGATGTTAATGGAGGAGTCGCAGGATTTATAAAAGCCGGCGCGCCACAATTTGCAATGGAATTCGCAACATCTATCGCAAAACTGGCGTTGGAGCTGGGCGATACTGAGAATGCCTTTATGAAGGCTACAGGTGCCTCTAAAGACTTTGCGCGGTCAATCTCCAATACTTATGAGGAAGGCCGTATATTCACGGCCACAGCGGAAGATATGGGCGCTTCTGCTACGTCATTGTTTAACAATTTTACTGATTTTTCATATCAAGACCGGTTGACTAGAGAAAGTTTGATAGAAACCGGCGCAGTACTGGATAAACTTGGTATATCAAATGAAACTTTTGCTCAAGGTGTTCAGCTTTCAACTAAAGCCTTGGGCATGAGTGCCGATGAAGCCGGACAGGCTATGTTGGATTTATCTGGATTTGCCGAGGAACTTGGAGTGTCGCCTGAGAAGTTGTCTGCGCAGTTTCTAGAAGCCGGCGATGCAATGGCCAAATTAGGTGAAGCCGGCGACGAAGCGTTTAGAGATCTAGCCGCGGCCTCCAAGGTTACTGGTCTTGAAGTAAGCAAGTTGTTAAACATCGTCAATCAATTCGACACGTTTGAGGGCGCCGCCCGCCAAGCTGGTAAACTAAACGCAGCACTTGGCGGCAACTTTGTAAATGCTATGGATCTTATGATGGAAACTGATCCAACAGCTAGATTTGAGATGATCCGAGATTCTATTCTGGATACAGGACTATCATTTGATGAAATGTCCTACTATCAGAAAAATTTCTACAAAGATGCAATGGGTCTTGAGAGTGTTGGTGATTTAGCATTAGTATTAAGCGGAAATATGGATTCTGTTTCGGAAGAAACAAAAAAGACGACCGCAGATTTTGAAAAACAAGCAGCCAGAGCTAAAACCCTTGCTTCATTCCAAGAACAGCTAAATTCTTTGTTTGCACAGATGATACCAATTGTTACTCCACTAATAGATATGCTCCGAAGCATGATGGATGTTGTTACTAAAAATGCAACTGCATTCAAAATATTGGGTGGAGTTATGCTGGTGGCATTCGGTGGAATTCCAGGGATGGTTATTGCTTTGATTAGCCTTTTCGATATGATTAAGCTTGGTAAAGACGATACGTCATTGCTTTCAATAGTTTTTGAAGGCCTTAGTTTCGCCATTGAAGGCTTAGCGGATATGTTTGTATACTTGTATGAAGCTTTCAGAATTGACGAATTCGTAAGCATGCTGGGGGAATTAACTGGGTCTATGGAAGCAAGCGAAGACATCATCAATGTTTTAAAAGGCGTTCTTGGCGGCCTCGCTGTAGGGCTTATAGCGGTTACATTGCCTATTTCTGGCACCGCAGCTGCAATCGTGGGTCTTGTCGCCGGTGTCGCCGCTCTCATGAAAGCTTTTAGCAAAAAGAATTCTCCAAGCTTCTTTGATATGTTTACTGGTGGCATGTTGGAGCAGGCCTTTGATGCACTGATGATCCCGTTTAAAAAGTTTGAAGCCGTAATTACATATATAGGCGACATATTTAAGACCATCGTAGAGGCTGCCGTTGCCTTTTTTAACGCTTTAACAGATCCCAGCGCTGCAGCCAATATTGAAAAAATTGCTGAAGCCATTGACGGAGTTTCTAGAACAAAAGCGCTTGCTCTTGGGAGTGCTATGGCTAATACCGGCGAAGCGCTACAAATACAGGCATCAGTCGGCAATAACGACGTGATGAATAAGTCTATGGAAACAGCCGCTGGTTTAAGCGAGGCTACCTTTAATAGAACAGCAGCCCCGACAGCCGCAAACACAAATATTGCTAGCAATTCTTCAAACAACACCTATGTTAGTAGTGGGCCTGAATCCGCTGAAATCAACGTCAGCATCGGAGGCGAGCATCTTGAAAGGTACGTGAAGAAATTTTCAGATAAACGCACCACTAAAGCAATCGCAGGGAGATCATAGATTAAATGGCAGACGAAACTAAAACCGGACCTTCAGCAGCTGATTTTTTCAATCAGATTTTTGATTCTCATAAATATAAAAAGAATAGAGTTGGCAGGAAAGATAATGTATGGTATGCAGACGGCTCTGATGGCCTTGCAAATAATAAAAAACTATATCTCTCCTTTATGCATGAGGCTTCACAAACAAGCGTTTTCTTTAAAGCATTCATAACCGCATATAACGAATCATATACCTCAAATTGGCAGTCTGAAGCTGTTTTTGGTCGCGCTGACAAAATTCACAATTTTGTGCAAACAGAAAGAGTAATAAATTTAAGTTTTGTTGTGCCGGCGGCAAGTGAAAGCGAAGCATTTGAGAATCTTGGTAAAGTTCAAAGTTTAGTTCAATTCTTGTATCCAAATTACGCAAAGGTTCAAGAAGCCCAGACGATATCCCAAAGCCCGCTTGTAAGGCTTAAAGTCATGAACCTTTTACAGAACACCAGAAATATAAAAAGAACTTCTGATCAAGCTAATTTCCGAAATTTGCAAGAAAAGTCTACATATTATCAGTCATATAGCTCCGTAGGCCCTGAACCACAGCACGGCCAATTGGGCTTCATATCAAACCTTACAATTAACCACAATTTGGAAAACCGCGAAGCCGGTGTCTTTGAAAAATTAGATGCGTCCACCAACGAGACTGTGCAGAACACTATTCTTCCAAAAGTTATTGAAGTCGTCGTTGGATTCACGCCCATCCACGAACATCACCTTGGTTGGGATAAAAATCAGAAATTCAGTCCGGGAGAGGGCGAAGCATTTCCATATGGCGTCAGCACGTTTGATGTAAGAAACATGAAATCTGAATTTGATGGCAAAACATGGAACCAAGCAGCCCAAGCTGAAGAAGACAGAGCAAAAGTCGAACAAGCAAGACTTAATGCTGAAGCAAGATACGGTGGCATGTTCGGCACAAAAGGCTTGTTTGGAATTGGCAACGGCCGCTTGGGAAGAGACATGAAGCGTTTAGAGGCGGGTAAGTATAAAGGCGAAAACGCAGACTATGTTGCTTCGGCTATAATGGGGCAGGCAATTAATGATGTAGGATATACTGATCAGGATGGCACCGCCGCCGGCGATTCGGCGCTCGCAGGCCTAGCTGATCAATTATCAGATATTGGAGAGAATGATTAGTAATGTCAAGATACGATAGAGACCAAACTTTCATTAATAGAAAGAAATACTTAACTGGCAAGCACACCCGCGGCGATAAATTTATTGAACATTTCGCCACCGCTGTCTTAAACCATCCGGGTGTGATGGAGCGCTCTTCTTTAGCGATAGACACCCATATATGGAAATATGGCGATAGATTCTATAATCTCGCCAACAAGTACTATGGAAATCCTGAATTATGGTGGATCATCGCATGGTATAATGGATATCCGACAGAAGCCCATATTCGCAAGGGAGATGTGCTTGACATTCCCATTGATTTGGAACAAGTGTCGACAGCGTTGGGGTTATAAGATATGCCAGATGCAGTAAAATGTGCTTCAGGGGGCGCCTTAGCTGAAGGTGCTTCGGGTGGGAACCCTGCCCTAGAAGCTTCTGAAAAAGAGTATACAGCTTTATTAAACAAGAATTGCAATGCAATTTATGAATCAGCGGAGTGTTTTGCTAAAGAAGCTAGAAAGTATAATTCTTTGGTTGCTGAGATACACGCCATTGGAGAACAAGACGTAGGCGGGGGTCTGACGGTCAATGATGCTTTTGAGATATTCGGTAGTGTTAGTATAACCGATAAAGAACAAAAATCTCTTCAAAGTATTCTATCTGGTGAAGCCGACGCCGACTACGAGGCGCGCCGACCTGCTCGTGAGGTCGCCCGTATTGGTACTAAGGCCATCAAGCCCATAACCGGTAACGGCAATGCTCCAATAACAATGGACATAGCAAACAACCCGGGCTACCCGGGAAATCTTCCCACTCTTGCTGACGCGGCTCAGACTTGGAAACGCGGATCACAAAGTGGTAACCGTTCGGGCTATAGAGGCGCCGCAACCGGCGCCGCCGTAGTTGAAACTGGTGGCGGGAAACGCCTAGACAAAGGATCTATTGAAGATGCCGATGCTATGCGCAGGGCCGCAGAAAATGCCGGCAGAAACATCAAGGAAGCCGGCGGTAATGTTGAACCTCTCCGCATTCTGGTTGGTAAACTCACTAAGTTAAAATCCATGGGCGCCCCAGGCAGCCAGCTTGATAAATGCGCAGCAAAGCTTGATGAGAAGTTTAATCAGGATTTAGATACCAAACGTGGGTATCTATCCGGTGCCTCAATGGCCGGCCACAACGGTGGCACTGATGCACAACGTGCCGCGGCCAGCGAAGGAATTATAGCGATGACTGGCGCCGAAGTTATGGCAATACCCGTTATCGAATACAAAGAACAATGTATTTTATTAGGACAGATAGCAACGTTAGCAAATTATAGCAGAACTTTAGATGATACAACTGCAAAAGATACAACCGATGACGGCGAACCTAAAATCAGGCGCCGCTTACCGTATAGGAGCGGCACTGGTGGAGGTCTTGTCGCAAATGCTCCGTTGATTGCAGAAGGTCAATCTTTCGGCTTTATTAATAAATTAACACAATATAGCAACCAAAAAGATTTTTTCAATGCAACTAATGCAGAAATTTCGTCGCTCCAACCTTTAATTCGTCTATATCGAATCCAGAATGCAAACAGCACAAGATCAACTAAAGAGGTTGAGATTCCATTTGACTCAAACGCGAATAGGGGTGACATTACCGATTTGCTGAAGAACAAAGACAAACGCGGCTTTGGAATTGGAATTAGTTCTTTTAATCTCGTTTTTGATGGCCAAGATTTGTTTGCACAGAAACGCTGCATAAAAGCAGTCTTAAAATTGCATGCAGCCGATTTTGACGAATTGCTAAAGCCTAGAATAATCAAAGGCAAGACCCCGAAAGAAGATACAACATTTAGATACATTGACTTGGCATTAAAAACTGGCAAAAGTGTTAAAGCTAAAAATTTTAAAGAAGATGACGATTTAAATTTTAGATTAAAAGCAGTTTTTGGCTGGGCTAGCCACGGTGCCAACAATTCGCCAATCAAGGGCAACATGAAAAAAGCCTTAGATGACAGCTTTGTTAGTGTTAATTTGACTCCTGTTACTCATGAGTTTGGCTTTGACGATCTTGGTCGCGTGACTTTTTCAATTGAGTATTTTGCTTATGTGGAAGAGTATTATTCTAAATCAAAAATGAATATTTTTACTCATGTGCCTACAAATATAAAAATGTTAACAAGAAAGTTGGCATTTGAAACAATAGAAGAAACTGTTAATTGCACAGAGTCAGCCGAAGCAAAAAAAATGCTTAATAATGTTAAAACTGAAGATGCTGCAGAAGTAGACAAAGACAAGCAAGCAATGCATGCCTTTTTGTTTAAACAGATGTTCAAAGCCGGCTATATACACGTTTTAAATTTCACTCGCGAGGATTTGAAAGCAGTCTTGGCCCAAGGACCGTCTTACGCTTTGGCTGGCAAGGTTACAAAGGGCAGTGAAGCGCTTAGTCTCACTTTAGACGCAGATCTCCAAGCCTCTATGGAGTCACAGATGGAAGCAGCAAAAGAAAAAAAAGATGGATTAGCAGCAGCTATGACTTTAGCCAATATGGATAGTATTCAGCTTCCTTTCTTTTTTATTGGCGATATGCTCAATGTTATTCTGGGTAGCCTAGACGATAGCCTAACAAAAACAGCCGAGGGTTTGGCCGGCGCTTCTGGAAACAGCTATAAAAGTCTTGGGATTGATCCAGCTTTAAAGAAAATAGAAATAGATAGTTTAAAAAAAGCTGCACGTGAATATAAAAAGTTTAGAGTAGTTCTTGGTCCTCTTGAAATCGTTGACCATGGAACTAGTAAGCCCTATTACGTGAATTTTGCAGATATTCCAGTATCTGTAAAATATTTCTCCGAGTGGTTAACAAGTAAATTACTTAAAAAGAATCAGGCGATTTACCCATTGACACAATTCTTAAAAGACTTATTTAACGATTTAGTAAAAAATTATCTTAATGAAGATTCATGTTATCCTTTTTCAATTAAACAAAAAGTTAGACTTTATGAATCGGTAATAACTTCATATCCGAAACAGCCTAGACGAGACGAGATTACAAGAAAAATAGAAAACAGCAAGAATAAGTTCAACAGATTAAACCTAAACTCGGTAAAGGGCCTGCCCATTTTGAATATTAAAGGGCAAGCTTATTATGATAAACCAAACCCCGGCGCTAACAAAGAAATGAATTATTTTATTTTCCATGCTGGAAGAACTCAGCCTTTAGAATATATGAGAGGAATCCAGTCACAGGACGAGAGCAGAGGAATATTTCATTATGTGTTGGGTAAAGATAGAGGAATAGTTAAAAACATCTCGTTGCAAAAAACTGATAGTCCGGGCCTAAAAGAGGTGCGCTTTGAGCAAGAAGGTTACGATGGGTTACATCAGTTGAGAGAAATTTATGATGTCAATATCACGTCATATGCAAATATAACAGCGTTTCCAGGCGCCTATATCTTTGTTGATCCTAAAGGTTTTGCTCCGAGCATGGGCGCTTATGACATAGACAGATTTGATTTAACTGATTTGGGTGTGGGTGGTTACTACATGATTACTAAAGCAGAACATGATTTTGCCCCGGGAGTAGGAGAAACGAGACTTACAGCAGTCTGGGTATCGTCTATTGACCAAAAAGGTAAAACTAAAAAGTCGGCTCAAGCCTCCAAAGGGGCGAATCAAAAATCAAATGCAAAATGTAAAGTGTACATTTCAGATCACTTTGATACGCTTACAGGGCAATTAAAAGACGAAGGGGCTTCTTTTGAGGCTACTGGTCCTTCACCTGACGATATACCAACATAGGAAAATAAAATGGCAGATTTATACATAACTGATAACGACGACGGCTCCTTTTTAACTTTCAACAAAAGAGTGGTATATAATTATGATATTTTTGCTTCCACGACAGCTTTTGAGAATGTTGATTTCTCCGATCCTGAATATAAAAACCTAGTTGATTTTAATTTTGGTGAGAAATTTTTATATGGACGCGTAACTAGAAATTTTATTCCAATTTTTCTAGATAACCCATCGTCTGCGGCTCTAGTGCCATTAGATTCTACCAGCATCGATGGTCCTGCCCAAAGTGCTGTAAACTTTGTTGTTGATGCCTTTCAAGATTTAAAACAACAATTTCAAAAAGCAGTTGCTGATGGTAAATTAGACCCTGGCCACCCTTATTTGAGTGTTTTAAATGTATTTAAATCTTTTGTTAACCCCATTGATCTTTTTAATGAACACCAAGACACATATACCTCTGCAATAGAAAATCACTTCTCTAAAAACAAAATACACGTTAGAAACTTTCAAGAATTTATGCACCATTTAAAGCTTTTACTACAGAAAACAGTACCCTCGTATCCTTTTACCTTTTCGGCTTATGTTAAAAGTAAATATTGCCCCATTAATGCTAGCGGCTTGGCTATAGAAATAGCAGACTTAGATTATTTTAACGATCAACAAAAAATTGAAAACTTTGTTGCATCTCCGCATTGGAAGTACTTTTTAAATGCATGCAGAAGCTATGGCTTCATGGTGGATAAGAATATACCATGGCGGATTGTGGCAGATATTGGGTCTCCCGAAATGTTAGAATATGGCGCCGCGTACAAACTATCAACTACTGACCGTATTTTGAATATAGGGTACACGCGCGCCGACTATATTTACTATCAAAAATTTAGAATGTACTTGCATCGGTTGTATAAATTGGTTAAACTTGACAAGATACCGGTCGTTGAGAAATGCAATGGTCGCTTAAAAACAACCTATGTTATCCCAGACAGTTATAGCGAAGAGAAGCTTTCAAACATATTTGACGACAAAAAAGTATTAAAATTTTTATTTGAAATAAGAATGAATGAAGAGCCGAAAAAGTTTAGCGAAAGTGAACAAAAAAGAATAATGAGAGACTGCCTTTCAATCTATGATTCAATTGGACCTTCTCGTGCGTCTATCGTTTTTGAAAGAATTATCAATCATCCATTTGACTATAATGGTTCTTTAAGTTATATTATGAAAAGACGTAAAGAGACTGGAGAACCTGTTGTACTTTCAAAGCCTAGACGATAAATCCGAATGTGTTGGTATCTACGTAAACGGTAAGCTACATTTTGATGCATTACCGACAGATCTGACTAAAACATGGCGTCATTCTGGCGCGATTTCAAACAATGACGTTGAATACGCTTGGTTACGATCCGGCGGCCAAAATCTAGCAGAAGTCTGTCCGGAAGAATTATCAACACAGCTCTCAGCAAACCAATCAAAGTTTAAGGCTTACTTACAATCTTTTAGGATTGCTAGAATCGACTTAAGAGAGCTTTGCTTCTATGATCTGGTACCAGAAGATTTTCTGCTTGAATTTTGCGAAACAAAAAATCAAATAACTAAATTTGTTTTTGAAAATTACGAAAAGCCTAGTAATTACGAACATTTAGCCAAAGTACACAGACTGCTTCACAAAATTAAATATCATAATTTTGAAATTAACAACAAAGATTGCAGGGAATTGATGACGAATACAAGGGATAGAACACAGATTAATCGCCTCATCAACGGCCCACAGCATGTTGATTATAATCTTTTTGGCACTGTCACTGGTCGCCTTACTACTTTTAGTAATTCGCTGCCAATACTGACTATGAAAAAGATTTATCGTAAGACAATTAAGCCAAAGAATGATTGGTTCTTGAGCCTTGACTATAACGGCGCCGAATTGAGAACAGTACTGGCGCTGGGGGATGAGCCGCAGCCTGACTGGGACATCCACCAGTGGAACGCTAAAAATGTATTTGGCGGTGTGGTATCGCGCGAAGAATCAAAAGAAAAGTTTTTTGCTTGGTTGTACAATCCGGAATCCGAAACAATCAAGAGCGATCTCTACAATAGAGATAAGATTTTGTTACAATATTACAACGAGGGTTATGTGTCAACCCCGATGGGTCGAAAAATAAAGGTTGACGAACGCAGAGCTTTCAATTATCTTATCCAGAGTACAACTGCAGATTTGGTCATGGAACGCGCTACTAAAATAGACAATTTTTTAAATGATAAGAAGTCGTTTATTTCACACATTGTCCACGACGAGATAGTTATTGATTTACATGATCAGGAGCGTGATTTGGTGCCATTAATTAAAAATATATTTGAAAATAATGTTCTTGGACACTTCCGCGGCAATATCAACGCCGGCAAGAACTATTTTGAACTTAAGGAGTTACAGTTATGATTTCTTTGGTTGGTATTGGTACAGCCGGCGAAAACGTGGTCAACTGCTTTACAGATAATAAAGAATACGATACGTATATTCTCTCTGATAACGTAACTCGTAATACGAAATACAAGCGTAAAATTAAGTATCAAGAAAAATTGGAAGACTATGAAAGCAGTATTCCTGACCTTACAAAATTCTTTTCTTCAATAAACGATCACGTTCAAGTATTTGTGTGTGGCTCTGGCCGCACGGCGAATGCAACACTCGCGATCCTACAGTATTTGAGAAACAAAAAAATGGATATTTATTACATTGAGCCAGATACTGACTTATTACTCGGAACCACTAAGCTTCAAGAAAGAGCAATTTTTGGCATTTTACAAGAGTACACTCGTTCAGGCCTGTTTAATTCATTTACTGTATTTAGCAATCCAACATTAGAGCAATCTATTGGCTCTGTGCCAATCAAAAAGTATTTTGATACAATTAACAAAACTATCTATTATTGTGTGCATTATAAGAATTTGTTTGATCATACAAATCCGATTATCGGCAATTTAGAATCAACTTCGGATATACAGCGGATCCGTGCGCTTGGTCGTATTGATCCATACAATCTTAAAGAAAATTGGTATTATGAACTTGACAACTCTCGCGATGTATGTTATTATATCTGCATATCAACTGAAAAACTGGAAAAGGACGGAGATTTACATAAAAAGATCATTGGGCATCTTAAAGATAAGCCTAGGAATGCATTTAAAAATGTATCCTATGCAATCTATGAGTCACCCTTTGAAACAGACTTTGGGTTTTGCGTTGCCCATACCAACGTAATACAACAAAAAACTCTTGACAAGCTAGCTCAAGAGTAATACATTAGATGCTGAGGAAAGCTCAGTATACTTTATCAAAACAAAAGGAGAAAAAAGTAATGTCTATTAACATGGAACTAATGAAACAAAAGCTTGCCACATTGCGTGGTGAGGGAACTAGAGATAATGGTACTTCACACTGGTTTAAGCCAGATGAAGGTGACCAAGATATTCGGATCGTACCAACATCAGATGGTGATCCGTTGAAGGAAATGTACTTCCACTATAATGTGGGAGATCATAAGGGCGGTGTGCTTTGTCCGAAGCGCAACTTCGGTGAACGCTGCCCAGTATGCGATTTCGCGTCATCTTTGTGGCGTGAGGGCACCGAGAAGAACGATGAGGAGAGCAAGAAGTTGGCTAAATCACTTTTTGTGCGTCAACGTTATTTCTCACCGGTTGTGGTTCGCGGTCGTGAAGAGGAAGGCGTCAAGGTCTATGGCTATGGCAAGACTGCGTACGAGTTGCTTTTGGGTTATATTCTTGATCCAGAATATGGTGATATCACCGATTCTGTTGAGGGAACCGATATCACTCTTACTTATACGAAGCCAACTCGTCCCGGCGCGTATCCACAAACTAATTTGAAGATGCGTCGTAACACAAGTCCCCTTTTGAGTGACGCTGAAGCAATCCCTGGGCTTCTAGAAAATATGCCCGATTTTGACAGCTTATTTGAGCGTTTAACGCCTGAGCAAGTTGATGCCATTTTAGATGAGCAGTTGTCTAGTGATAAGTCCGCTGAGGGCCGCTCACGTCAAACTGAATCATATGGTAAAAAGAGTGAAGCCAACGATGTTGACAAGGCCTTTGATGAGCTAATGGCCGGTTAACTCAACCGTTAGCGCCCCGGTTATAATAGGGCGCCCCTTTTCAATAACATACAAGGAGATATATTATGTTAGATTGGATGAAGTCCGCATGGGCTAAATGGAAGGTACAAGTTAGTTTTGTTGGAGGCGCCCTTGTGGTAGCCACAGCATACGGAACATGTACTCTTGAGCCAACAACGGTGTCGGACAACACCACCATGGAGGAGACTGTAAATTCTATTGAAGTTTCCTCCACCACCACGACCGAAACAACGAGTGGTGATACTACTGAAGGTGGAACAACCACTGAAACGACAGGTGATACAACAACTACCACCGAAACAACTACAACTGAGTAGTGACAAACAGCCGCTGGCAGACCGGTAAAAAGTCTGCCGCTATTTTAAGGAGAGAAAATGAGACTCGTTCTACCAGTCCTTGCTGCGACCCTATTCATGGGTTGTGGGGATAAGGATGAAGACACAGCGGCTGATACCGCCAGCTCTGCAGATACAGCAGCAGAGTAACAAAAAGCCGCTGGCACCCCGGTTAATGGGTGCCATTTTTAAACTATATAAGAGGAAACTATGGGAAGTGTAAGAACACTATTTGAAACAACTGAAACTCAATTCGGTACCGCACATGTCGGAAAAGACATATTTGAAACAACTTTTGCTGGGATTAACTCAGTAGATCCGTGCTATCGTGAAATCTCCGACTTCGTCGACGAACACAATCTAGAAGCAGAGTTTTACAATCGGTTTAACTATAAGGATGCACCCTTCGCACCTCCTAGTTCAAATCTTCAGAAAAAGGCCCAATCACGCAGAAACGGCCTTAATAAAGAGAAGCGTGAAAATTATACTACAAGATTTGATGACGGTGAGACGCTTGACTACGCTTGCGTAATGGTTGAGATAGGGCAATTCCTCTATATAGGCGTCGGTAATCACCGCGGCTATGGAAAAAGAGAATGTGAAAATAATTATTTTGGCAAGGCTCTAATAATTCGCCAAGGCAACACCTCAGAAGATATACAACAAAACATTCTTTTGAAAATCGCCTCTATGGGCAACACAGAGACAAAACAAGACAAAGATACAGACTCAATGGAAGACCTTGCTAAACAAGTCCACGATGCTTGGGAAGAGATTACCAATGTTGACTTAAAGGGCACCTCATCGGTTACTAAGTATGAGCGCGAGATCCGCTCTGCTTATATTAAGCGCGAAGAAGATGATAAAGAGGGTTTTAGACGTACGTGGTTTGACAAGTGGATGTTGTCCAACAAACCTCTTAGTTTTAGGGATGCATCTAAACAAACACTCATCTATAACAGTGCTTTTTCTCAAGAACATGGCCAACCAATTAAAGAATACAGCGATGCGGATTTGAAAAAATGTTTTAAGAAGCACTTTATTCAATACGATTGGGACCCCGAGGTCTGGTCTATGAGAGATCCAAACAACAAGAAAATCCACCAACTTCAAACACGATGGAAGACTTTTGAAAGAAACATATTCCGTGAGTTGGCTGAGCCATTTCACACCGGCGCTTCTAAGGTTGATAACGTGAAAGTTCACCTCATCGTAGAGGGAAGCTCCAGTCTAAGAAAGATTGAATCGCGTAATGAAGAGATCAAGACTATGCTTCAAAAATTTACAAAGTGGAACCTAAACGAAAAAACTATTGATTGGGACCTTCCGATTATCGACAAAGTTGTGCTACCAATGGCACTTAGAGACTGCGGCGACTCTGATCATGCGTATTCGTGGAATGACCAAAAAAATAAGTTTTTCAAACAGAGCAAACAACTCAAGGAGGAATAATGGCAAAAGCCAAAACTAAAGCAGGTCGTGTATCTATGCATGATCTTATGAAGCTGGTAAATAAAAAAGCCGGCCGTGAGGTGGCACACGATCTTACCACCGACAATCCCACTTCTGTCAAGGAGTGGATTCCAACAGGCTCTAGATGGCTTGACTCTATCATTTGTAAGGGTCAGCTAGCTGGTGTTCCCGTTGGAAAAATTACCGAGATTGCTGGTCTTCAATCAACTGGCAAATCTTATATGGCTGCTCAAATTGCAGCGAATGCCCAGAAACAAGGCAAGCTTGTGGTTTATTTTGACTCGGAGTCAGCAATTGACCCCGACTTTCTAAATCGTGCAGGATGTGACTTGGAAAACTTAATGTACATTCAAGCATCTTCAGTTGAATTTGTTTTGGAAACCATTGAAGAACTCCTTGGTGCAGCAGACGACCAATTGGTGTTTATTTGGGATTCGTTGGCGTTTACGCCTTCGGTCTCTGACGTTGAGGGTGACTTTAATCCACAGTCTACTGTGGCCACTAAAGCGCGAATCTTGGCCAAAGGTATGTCTAAGCTGGTCATTCCTATTGCCGATCAGAGGGCGACTTTCATTGTACTTAATCAATTAAAGACAAATATCCCCCATGGCCCCATGGCCCGGCAGATAGCAATGACAACCCCGTATATCACTCCCGGCGGTAAGGCGATGCACTACTCGTACTCGTTAAGGATTTGGCTAACCGGTCGTAAGTCTAAGGCAGCAGCAGTATTGGACGATAAGGGGTTCAAGATTGGTTCCGAGGTCAAGGTGAAGCTTGAAAAGTCTCGTTTTGGGACTGAAGGCAGGAACTGCACATTCAGGATCTTGTGGGGAACTCAAGACATTGGAATCCAAGATGAAGAATCGTGGTTTGACGCAATTAAAAGCTCAAATTACATGCAATCGGCAGGTTCATGGTACACGTTGACATCTGGAGATTATTCTAAGAAGTTCCAGCCATCAAAGTGGACTGAGCTTGTTAAGACCGATGATGAGTTCAGAGCCAAGGTACTTGAGCTTATGGAGAGCGAAGTGATTCAGAAGTTTGACAAGCGGCAAGGTACCGCTGCTGACTTCTATGATGAAGAAGAAACTACTAAATAATACTTGACACATGGCCCCCGGCGGGATATAATATTAATGTAACTAAGGGGGTTATGTGTCAAACTATCTAGGCTATGCCTGTATCAATCAAGGCTTTTCTTCGCTGCCAAAGTCGCAGCGTATCACAACCAACCGTACTATGATCAAGCGAACATTCCATGATCGTGGTATTGAGTATGCTTCCGAGCTAGCTCTGCAAAATCTACGCGATTTACACACTATTCTTGAGTGGAATCTCGCCAATGATATTTACTTTTATCGGCTTTCTTCCGATATTATTCCATGGGCATCCGAGTATGACCTCGTAGACATGCCTAATTTCGGCGCTATACACGCCGCGGCACTCAAGGCGGGTAACTTTGCCCGTAAGCATGGAATGCGGCTCACATCGCATCCTGGGCCGTTTAACAAGCTAGCCTCACCTAAAGAGCGTGTGTTCGAACTCACCAAGACTGATTTGTCGGTTCACGGTGACTTGTTCGATCTTATCGGGTTGCCTCGCACTCCGTATGCCAAGCTCAATATTCATGTCGGTGCTGCCTACGGTGACAAGCCGTTCGCTCTTGACAACTTCTGTCGCAACTTTGAACGCTTGCCGGACAATGTTCGCTCTCGTTTGACTGTTGAGAATGATGACAAAGAGTCGCTGTATTCTACGCTAGAACTGTATGAAGGTGTGTACAAACGCATTGGCATCCCTATTGTGTTTGATTATCACCACCACATGTTACATCCCGGTGGTCAGACCGAACAAGAGGCACTTGAACTTGCTCTGTCCACATGGGGTGATATCAAGCCGGTTGTGCATTATGCCGAATCTCGTTCGCTTGAGCACAACAATCCGAAGATTAAACCACAAGCACACTCTGATCTTGTATACAACACGCTTGAAGATTACGGCAATACTTTCGACATTATGATCGAAGCCAAGCATAAAGAGCTTGCTTTATTGCAGTATCGTGATATACTAAACAAGAGGAGTGTGGCATGATTAGAGATTTTATCAACAAAATAAAACTTAACAAAATTAGAAAGAAAATCAGTAAACTGCAAAAAGAGGCCATGCTATGTCAACGTAATGGTAACTTGCGGCAATATGCTTCAATTAACAAAGAGATTAGTGAACTAGAAAAGCTCTTGGTTCAACAAGATGACTAGAATTGACCACTTAGCCCTAGTTGTGGATGACCCCACATTGGCAGCCAAATGGTATGAATTTAATTTTGACGCTGAGTTGTTGTATGCAGATGAGACATGGGCTTTTGTAGAATTTGAGAACATTAAAATGGCATTTGTTAAAAAAGGAATGCATCCAGCACATTTTGCTTTTGAGGTTGACAATTTTGAAAATGTCGAAGGCAGCATTAAGCTACATAGAGATGGCTCCCACTCTGTGTATAAAAAAGATCCCTGGGGCAACATTTACGAGTTAATTAATTATGAATATGAAGAATAAAGAAAATAAAAGAGTGTTGATTATTGACGCCTTGAACATGTATATCAGAGCATATATTGTAGACCCAAGTTTGTCACACCACGGCCAACCAATAGGCGGTCTTAAGGGCTCCCTCAAGATCCTGCAGAAATTGGTTAGGACTACAAAGCCTGACAACATTATAATTGCGTGGGACGGCCCGGATGGTTCGCGGAAGCGCAAGACTATGGACAAAAACTATAAGTCGGGCCGCAAGCCGATCCGTCTCAACAGAGCGTTTCACAATCTTACGGCCGATGAAGAGATTCAAAACAAGATTTGGCAGCAAAGCCGCTTGATTGAATATCTAAACCAGATGCCGATTGTCCAAACAATGATAGAACAGGTAGAGGCAGATGATGTGATCTCCCATGTGTGTGGTCTCAAGCATTACGACGGCTGGCAAAAAATTATAGTCTCCAATGATAAAGATTTCATGCAACTTTGTGACGAAGAAACAGTCCTCTGGCGACCTATAAAAGATGAATTTCTAAACACTAATAGGATCATTGAACAAACAGGAGTACACCCTACCAATATGGCTCTAGCGAGGGCTATCATCGGGGACACCTCTGATAACTTGCCCGGTGTTAAGGGTGTTGGCTTTGGTACCGTTGCCAAGCGTTTGAATTTCTTGTCGGATGAAAAGACATTCACAATTGATGATGTGATCGGCCACTGTGAACAGCAACTTGAAGAAAGCAAATTGAAAGTTTATAACAATATTGTAGAAAATAAAGAGCTAATTGAACACAACTACAAAATGATGCAGTTATATTCGCCACAGATGTCAATTCAATCCAAGATCGTTGTCAAAGAATCAGTAGAAAATTTTGATTTTAATTTTAACAAAACTTCAATATTGGGCATGATGATCGATGATGGATTTGGTGAGTTAAATTGGGAAGAACTTAAGACTCACTTAAACAAGATTGCGAACGAAGGTATTGACGTCGCAGTCTAATAAACTAACTTTTAACTTGACTTTACGCTTGTAGATGTTATAGTTATTTCACTGAACGAGAGGCGCATGCAGGCAGAAAAAATAGACTTTAGTAGATATGGTAAATCTTTCCAAGAAGGCCTCGTTCAGTTAATATTAGAAGAACGTGAGTTTGCTGATCAGATTAGTGAAGTACTGGACATTAATTTTCTTGAATTAGAATATCTCAAGATGTTTGTAAGTAAATTACTGAAGTATAGAAACAAGTATTCTAAGCACCCGTCGCGCGAAGCGTTGGTAACCATATTAAGAACAGAATACGTTAATGATGATGAAGTTGCTTATAATCAATTAATGGATTATTGCAAAAAGATTGATATACATGAGGTAACTGATGTAGAATATATCAAAGAAATTTCATTAGAATTTTGCCGTAAGCAAAAGCTGAAAGAGGCTATGATTGAGTCAGTTAACCTGCTGCAGGCCTGCTCTTTTGACGAAATATCCAAGGTAATCAACGATGCCTTAAAGTTGGGTTCTGATAATAATTTTGGTTATGATTACTTAGCAGACTTTGAAGAACGCTTCAGGCCTAAGTTCAGAAATCCGGTAACCACAGGTTGGAAAGAGATCGACAATATTAGTAGTGGTGGTCTTGGTAAAAGTGAACTTGGTGTTGTTATCGCTCCCACGGGCGCCGGCAAATCAATGATTCTTGTTCATCTTGGCGCTCAAGCATTGAAAGAGAAAAAAACGGTGGTACACTACACATTAGAGCTTCAAGACACCGTTGTGGCATCACGATATGATAGCTGTATTACCAGCTATCCCTTATCCGACCTCAAGAATTTTAAAGATGAAATTTATGATGTGGTAAAAGATATTGAAGGCAAGTTAATCGTCAAAGAATACCCAACAAAATCAGCCTCCACGAACACCATTAAAACCCATTTATCAAAATTAATTAAAAGAGGCATTAAGCCCGGGCTAATTGTGGTTGACTACGCCGATCTACTTAAGCCTGTGATTATTCGCAAAGAAAAGCGCAATGAGCTAGAATCTATTTATGAAGAACTCAGAGCGATATCTCAAGAATTTGAATGTCCAGTCTGGACCGCCTCACAAACTAATCGCTCTGGTTTGAATGCGGAAGTGATCACAATGGAACAGATTTCAGAAGCATTTAATAAATGTTTTGTTGCAGATTTTATTTGCACTATATCGCGTACCATTGAGGATAAACAAAAAAATCAAGGAAAAATGTTTATCGCAAAGAATAGAAACGGACCTGACGGTATTATTTATGATATATTCATGGATACTTCAAATGTATGCATTAAGATGCTACCCAAGGTTTCCGTAAATACCGCTAACGCTACACTGCCGATGAACCCAGTGCCAGTTACAGCAAAAGAGCAGAGGGGAATCCTTCAAAATAGATATGAGAAGTTTAAAACAAAAAGGAAATAACTAAAACATGAGAACTATCGACAGCATTAGAAAATTCAAATTATCAGATACATTTATTGACCAATACAAAGAGCAGCAAGTCCCATGGGGCCCTCTTGGGTATATTACTTTTAAGAGAACATATTCCAGAAGACTCAATGAATTCGACCCAGCTGCCACTGGCACAGAAGAGTGGCACCACACTTGCAGGCGTGTTATTGAGGGCATGTTTAATATGCAAAAGCAGCATGTTTTTATGTTAGGCCTTGAATGGAATGACGCCAAGGCCCAGCGAACTGCAAAAGATGCATATGATCGCCTATTCAATTTGAAATGGACTCCACCCGGCCGTGGTTTGTGGATGATGGGTACTAAATTTATTGAAGAGAGAACCGCTGCCGGTTTGTTTAATTGTGCGTTCCGTTCGACTAAAGAGATCTCTACAAAGGGGGGCTATCTTTTCGCATGGATCATGGACGCGCTGATGGTTGGTATCGGCGTTGGTTTTGATACTTTGGGAGCCGGCACTGTAAAGATCGCTGAACCTCAATACAGCGGCGAGACCCACTTTGTTGAAGATTCTCGGGAAGGATGGGTTGAATCGGTAAGAGTATTATTGAATGGTTACTTTTTTGGAAACCAAATACCTAAATTTGATTATTCTCAAGTGCGTCCATTCGGTGCAGCAATCAAGGGTTTTGGTGGCACCTCATCTGGCCCGCAACCTTTGATTGAGTTGCATGAAAATTTAAAAGAGCTGTATGATTCCAGAATTGGACAATTGATTACCTCTGTAGACATTGTTGATACGGAAAACTTGATTGGTCGCTGCGTGGTATCGGGCAATGTTCGTCGATCCGCTGCACTAGCCATGGGCGCCCACGATGATAAGCATTACCTTGAAATGAAAAATGATCAAGAAAAGCTTTATCACCACCGTTGGGGTTCTAATAACTCATTTCATGCACTTGTAGGCATGGATTACACATGGCATGCCAAGCAGAGTCAAATTAACGGCGAACCGGGCTACATTTGGTTAGATAACGCTCGCACCCGCGGCCGTATGGCTGATTTGCCCAGAGACGATGATAAGAATGTTATGGGGTTTAATCCTTGTGTCGAACAGCAGCTTGAAGATGCTGAACTGTGTTGCCTAGTGGAGACTTTTCCAGCCAAGCACGACACTTATGAAGACTATTTAAAAACTCTTAAAATAGCTTATCTTTATGGTAAGACTGTAACACTGTCAAATACTCACTGGCCCGAAACCAATGCAAAAATGTTGAAAAACCGCCGCATTGGGTTATCACAGTCTGGGGTCGTACAGGCATTCAATAAACACGGCCGTCGCGAAATGTTGAATTGGTGTGACAATGCATATGAGCATGTGAAACAGTTAGACGAAGAGTACTCAAATTGGCTCTGCATCCCCAAGTCTGTGCGAATGACGAGCATCAAACCATCTGGAACAGTGTCTCTACTAAACGGTAGTACCCCCGGCGTTCATTTTCCTGAAGATGAGTATTACATCCGGCGTATTAGATTTTCAAAAGACAGCTCTATGGTTGACGCCTTGCGTAAAGCAGGTTATAAGACTGAAGAAGACAAGTATACGCCTAATACAATATGTGTTGAGTTCCCAGTCAAGGAACCGTATTTTGTTAAAGGAAAGAAGGACGTTAGTATGTGGGAACAATTGGAAATCGCAGCACAGTATCAGCATTACTGGGCAGACAACTCAGTTTCAATCACGGTAACGTTCAAGCCCGATGAGGCCGCACAAATTAAGAGTGCACTAGAGATGTACGAGACAAGATTAAAAGCGGTATCGTTTTTGAAATACGAAGAAACCGGCTATGAGCAAGCCCCATACGAACCAATCAGTAAAGAAACGTATGAGCAGCTTTCCGCAAATATAACCCCGATTATAAAGCTAGATACAGAAAGTGGTAGCGGTACCAAGTTTTGTGACGGCGAATCGTGTGTGGTTTAGGGGGAAAATTGAAGAATTTTAATCACTTACTGGAAAAGCGCGAACTACTTATTAATTGTAAACTAAGAGATACTAGCAAATGCCTGTGGAAGCCGACTGGAAATATCAAAGCCACCGCCGGTAGCAACGTCTGCGTATCAATGGTTTGTGAGAATTGTTCGGCAAGAACGAACCTTTTTCTTGAGCAGGCCCAATATCAAATTCATGAAAAGTTATTACTAAAGGAGATTAGTCATGTTTAAACCCGTCAACAGATATGTTCTTGTAGAGAACAGAGCACAAAAATCAGATACCGAGACGCCCATGGGCATCCTATTGCCCGATGACTATAAAGCTATTGAAGAAAGATATGTAGAAACTGCTGTGATCTCATGGGCCGAAGATGTAAGGTTTGATTTAAAACAAACAGATTCTATTATTGTTGATAATTCTATGATTGAAGAAATAACTGTGAATAACTTGACTTATTCTGTTGTACAAGATAATTATATTGTCGGTATTGTACGAAAATAGGAAATTATATACATGGATAAGAATTTTTACAATGAGGCCTCGGCGGCCAAGTTGGGTTGGGAGCCGTCGTGGTTCGGGGAAAAGTTTTTTGATGACAAGTTAACTCGCGCAATAAAGCTATTTCAGCGTAAACTTGGATTATCGCCCGATGGGCTATGCGGCCCGGCCACCTTCAGGCGCCTATGGACAAATAGGCAAGAAAATATCGATGATCATATTCCGGATAAATGCCAGTATTCAAATTACATTGTTTTTAATGGCAACTTTACACACATTGATTGGGAAAAAGTTGTGCTGTGGTCAGAGCCTAATGGTTTAAAATCAAAACGCGGGACTTACTACGATTATACCGGCCGCCCAAAGCGCAAAATTAGATATTTTGTTAACCACTGGGATGTATGCCTCAGCTCTAAATCTTGTCAGAGGATTTTAGACAAAAGAGGAATTTCTGTGCATTTCCTTATTGATAATGACGGGACCATATATCAAACTATGGACATGCAACATGCTGGCTGGCATGCCGGCTCTGAAAGAACCAACAGACCCTCCATCGGTGTTGAGATCTCAAACGCTTATTATCCAAAATACCAAGACTGGTATATTAAGAATGGCTTTGGAGAACGGCCAATAATTGAAAAGGCATATATCAATGGTAACGAGCTAGGCCCATTTATGGGGTTTTATCCCAAACAGTTAGAAGCACTCAAGGCTCTTTGGAAAGCGGTCCACGAGTCTACAGGTATACCCTACGAGACTCCCCTTAATCAGTTCGGTAAGACATCAAATTACTATGAGCAACGGGTGGCATACGGCAAGTTTAAAGGTTTTGTTAGTCATTATCATGTTAGCAAGAGGAAGATCGACTGCGCCGGGTTAGATCTTAAAACACTGCTTGATGAAATAAAGGAAGAACAAGGTAGTTGACAACTTGTGCTATCTAAGTTATAATACTTTAAACATAATCTAGGAGAAACATGTTTACAAACTTATTGCTATCGCTGTGCCTCATGGGCCCAGCAAATGCTAGTGACTTGAGCGCTAGCGAGACGTCTTATTCAGGCGCATCTATTTTAGAAGGAGACTGGGACGTATCGTTTGAAACCGCTACTGACATCGCTGGCAGTGAGGGCCGATTTCCGTACGCCTTTTTTGAAGGGAATACGCTTTACGTTGGGAACTCGGATGTTTATGATAACACCATTGATGCCATTGTGGAATTTTTCTGGTTCCAATCGTCGATTGATAGGGGTACAGATTTTTATGTTGCCGTCATCAAAACACGGGTTACACCGGGACATGACTGCTACTACGCACCCTGGGATTGGGCAAGAGGAGCGCAGTGTAAGCTATGGGCAGACGAGTGGAGTGATTGGGGTGAACATCCCGTTCTAAGTGTGGAGGCTATGACCGATGTGGAGCGCGAACAAGGTGCTTTCCGCTGGGATTGGTCTGTTCCGTTTGAATCATATGGCATTGATGCTTATGGACAAGTAACATTTCAGAACGCATATGGCATTGGCTCTGATTCTGAGGGCGCTGTGATGGCTCACGGAGAATATAAGATCGAGGAAGAAGGCACTGAGATGCAAGCTGCCGGTAACCTCCAAGTAAAGGGTTACCATTCGTCAGAATATTCTGTACAGACGCAATATGAAGTCACACTTTACGAGTGGGATGTGTTTGTTGACGGCCGCGCTGATCTAATGGCGTGGGATATGTACTTAAACCTTGGCGCCAGAGAAACACAATCAGCCTATCACGAATACTTTTTGAGTGTTCAAGTTGAGGAAGGAATGCCCTTCAGGATCGATGAGTTAAACTTTGTGGGCAACTTTGATACCGGGTGGTATGACCCCTTCCACCATGAGCTAGGCGTGACTTTGAGCGATTTGGTGATCTCGCAGCCATTCTTCATCCCTGCTGATGAGCCTGATGACGAAGAAGAGCAAGTTATCACAGACTCCGGAGAACCTCCAGAAGTGGAAGACACGGGCTTGGAACACGAAGAAAATACAGATACCGGAGACTCATTTGAGTTTGCTGAAAACACAGGAAGTCCGAGTCCGAAGGAACCCGCGGGGTGCAACAGCGTGCTAAGGAGCCGCGGCAGCTTGTATGTTGTCTTTATGGCTGCACTAATGACACTTGGACTTAGAAGGGAAGATTGATAACAAGTTATCGCGATGTTGTCTTGGGTAGCAGTTTTGACGCAGTTCTATTTGCTTTTATCAACCATTACCCTATTTTTTTTGACCAGCCTCAACGGCCGTTTAGATTTGATTACATGGCACCAGAAGCGGAGTTGGATAGTCTAAAACTACCCAGACAAAAAAATGTCTTAAGTACTTTTGAAGGGGATCAAATTACTGGCATGCCAAAAGATTTAGTCTGGGAGAGAATGCTTTTTCTGCTTTCATTAGATGGTTTGGCTCCGCTAGCGGGTCTTTGCACCAGCATACGACATTATGTTAACTCTTTTCACTGTTTTAACGAATATTCTAAAATTTGTGATGTTTATTTTGATAAATTGTATGACTTCACACAAAAGCCAAAGAACAAAAAATACGTTTGTTATGATTGGATAGCTTTTAATAGTGGCGGCAAGCATGAAATTGATTTTATTGAAACAGAAGATAAGTTTGTTAAAGAAATATGGTTTTATTCTTCCGATAGGATATGTGGCAACACCAAAGTAAAGGATGCATGCGCAGTCTCCTTCATCGATGGCGACAAGCTTGAAGAGTTTGACCTTTCTGAAACAATGGCGCGCTTTAAAGTTATTAAAGAAATGGAAGGCAGGGGAATGCGAGGCCTGCTTAATGGTTACGATCACAAAGGTCGTCCAAAGCATTACAAGTTTAAAACTTCAACAATCAACCGAACTAAAGAACTCTTTGCACTGACCTTTTGTGTGGACCAACACAATATAGAACTTGAGATTCCGAGTCAAAAAGAGATGATTTCTCAAATTTCTGAAAAATCAAGATTATATAAGAAATATTTAAAACACCTATGAGCAAACACATACACATGGCAGGGATTATTCCTCTCGCGAATTTTGAGGACACGTTTGATGTCAAGTATCCGTGGTGCCTATTACCGTTAGATCAAGGGTTCTCTATGATACAAAAGTCGGTATTTGAGTGCGCCATCGCTGGCTGCCAGACTATATGGATTGTGGCTAACGATGACATGGCACCAATCATCAGGAAGACGATTGGAGAATGGACTTATGATCCGGTGTATTATTATCGCAAAGAAAAATTCTATAAAGATAAAAGAAAAGAGATTCCAATTTACTATGTCCCTGTCCACCCGAAAGATAGAGATCGCCGCGATTCATATGGCTGGTCAGCCCTCTATGGTATGCACTCTGCATGGTATGTCGCATCAAGATTGTCAAAGTGGATAGTGCCAGAAAAATACTATGTCTCCTTCCCCCATTCTGCTTTTAATATATACTCATTGCGTTCAATGAGGTCCGATATAATGCATCATGAGAACAACTTCTTTTTGTCCCATGAGGGGCAGACAGTGAAGGATAACAAATACTTACCATTCACCATGTTTGGTGAGGACTTTAAACAATGCAGAAGGCATGTGAATTCTGAGACAACAAAAACTTATTATAATACCAAAGATCACGAAAAATATCCATCCAAAAAATTGCCAATTAATGAAAGGTGGTCAGCAAGAAGTTTTGATATAAAGACTGTCTTTTCACAAGTTGAGGAAGCCAACTCAAAAGTTCATGAATTAGACTGGTTTTGGGATGCTGGTGATTGGGACGGATACAGGCAATTTATGGCGAGTGACAATTTTATACAAAGACCTTCAGATAACTTGACAGCACCACACAAACACACTATACTATGTAATACTCAGGAGGTATTAAAATGAATCGAAAAGATTCCAACATTAAATTCGTAGGGCTCCATGCCCACTCAGTAGCCGGCTCAATTTTTGATGCTATCGGCTTTCCACAAGATCATATGGATTTTGCTTATCAAAACGGTTCAGATGCTTTAGCTCTCACCGACCATGGTAATATGAATGGCCTAGCGTATCAGGTTTTGCATGCCAAGAAGATGCAAGCAGAAGGCAAAGAGTTCAAGCCTATCTTTGGGTGCGAGGCTTACTTCACACCGTCTATTGCTGAGTGGCGAGAAGCCTATGACCAAGGCATGGCCGATAAGAAACGCGCCAAGAGTATTAAGAAAGATGCCCAATCGGGTGCGACAGTTGAGGACGAAGGCAATAGCAAGAAGACTCAAGATATTCTACGCCGGCGCCGTCATCTGGTTCTGTTGGTACAAAACCAGACGGGACTCAACAACCTCTTCAAGCTCATCTCAGAGTCTTATCAGCCTGAAAACTTTTACCGATACCCGCGCATTGACTATGCTCTCTTAAAGAAGTATAATGAGGGTATTATCGCCGCGTCAGCATGCTTAGGCGGCGTTTATGCTGGTAACTACTGGGAGAACCGGGACGAGGGTGAAGAAGCCGTCCTAGAGGCGATGAGAGAGACTACTGAAAACATGTTAGATATTTTTGGTGACCGCTGGTACGCTGAGATTCAATGGAACAATATTAAAGAGCAACATGAATTGAATCAGTACGTTATTCAGACGGCACAAGAGAATGGCGTTGGGTTGATCACCACCGCAGACAGCCACTACCCCGGCCCTGATGCTTGGAAAGATAGGGAACTCTACAAGCGTTTGGGTTGGCTTGGCAAAGGGAAGCCGAAGTGGGCTGAAGATTCAGATTCGTTTCTTCCCGATGACGTCACGGAAATAGGTTATGAGCTGTATCCCAAGAACGGTGATCAAATCTGGGAAAGCTACAAAGAGTATTCAGAATCCACGGGGTTTGAATATGATGATGATGTAGTCTTGAAAAGTATTGAAGAAACACACAGAATTGCCCATGAAAGAATTGAGTCGTTTCTTCCTGACAATACAGTGCGCCTTCCCGAATTCGTTGTGCCGGCCGGCTTTACTGCCACGCAAGCCTTGGTTAACTACGCATTAGAAGGTCTTAAGACTTACGGCTTGCACACCAACAAGGAATATACTGATCGACTACGCGCAGAGTTGAACGTTATCGATGACCGTGGTTTTTCCAAGTACTTTCTCACGATGAAAGCTATTGTGGATGTCACGAATGACATGATGTTGGCCGGCCCGGGCCGCGGCTCTGCTGCAGGCTCCTTGGTGGCCTATGCGCTTGGCATCACACAGATTGATCCAATTAAGCACGGTCTTCTGTTCTCTCGCTTCTTGCGTTCTGACGCCACCGATTATCCTGATATTGACTATGATGTATCAGACCCGATGATTCTGAAGGAGCGTTTGGTAGAGATGTGGGGAGAGAATGTGGTCGCGCCTATCTCCAATTGGAATACTTTGCAACTTCGTTCTCTCGTTAAGGATATTTCAAAATTGTATGACATCCCTTTTACAGAGGTAAACAACGTTACGAATATCATGATTAAAGAGGCCACACCTCTTGCAAAGCAAAAGCATGGTATTAAAGCTGGTATCTACGCCCCAACTTGGCAGGAAGTGATGGAGTTTTCTCCTTCACTGCAAAACTTTTTAAATACATATCCGGCGGTAAGATCCCACGTTCAGGGTCTTGTCGGACAAGTTCGGTCGTGCTCGCGCCACGCCGGCGGTGTTGTGATTGCAGAAGACTTAGACAAGAGCATGCCCCTTATTAATTCAGGTGGAGTGAGGCAAACACCATGGTCAGAAGGTCAAAACGTGCGACACTTGGAGCCGATGGGGTTCATTAAGTTTGATTTATTAGGCTTGGCGACTCTTAAGATGATGGAGGTTTGTATTCAACATATTCTTCGTCGTCATTATGGAGTAGAAGAACCTACCTTCACGCAGGTACGAGATTACTATAATAAATATTTGCATCCTGACATCATCGATCTTGAAGACCAGAATGTGTACGAGAATATTTTTCATGCCGGCAAGTGGGCTGGAGTCTTCCAGTTCACTGAAAGCGGTGCTCAAGGATTCTGTACGAGGGTTAAGCCTCGCAATATTATTGATGTGTCAGCGGTTACTTCTATCTTCCGTCCTGGCCCATTGTCCGCTGGCGTTGACGCTGACTATGTGGAGGCCAAGAGTCACCCGCACTATATCAAGTACCTTTCTGACGAAGCTCGCGAGATCACTGAAGAGACCTTTGGGTTCCTGATCTTTCAAGAGCAAATCGCCCTGCTTGCCCACAAGCTTGGTGGCTTGACGCTCGATGAGGGCAACATGCTTCGCAAGGTGCTAACAAAGAAGGGAACAGGAAAAGGTTCTGTTAAAGGTAAGTTGCATGATAAGTTTATTAAGGGATGTGTAGCTAAAGATATTGATCGAGACGAGGCCCAAGCGCTTTGGGACAAGTTTGAGTACTTCTCCGGATACGGCTTCAACAAGTCCCATGCTGTGTCTTACAGTGTAATCTCTTATCAGTGTGCATGGCTTTTGAACTACTACGAAGCCGAGTGGACAGCCGCCTTCTTGGACAAGGAACCAGAAACACGAAAAGAAAAAGCAATTAACATTGCCAAGTCACTTGGCTATAATATCGCACCGGTTGACCTTAACAAATCGGGCCGTGTTTGGGAGATAGCAGAGGACAACAAGACCCTCATCCAGCCGCTCACCTCTATTAAAGGCTTCGGTGATTCTGCTCTTGAACAGATATTGGACCATCGACCTTTCTATGATATTGAAGATCTATTATTCCGCGAAGAAATAACATATTCCAAACTTAACAAGAAAGCATTAGATGCTTTGTGCCGCGCCGGCGCTATGGACGGGTTGGTTGATGACCGCTTTACAGGTCGTAAACACTTTTGGTCTGCAGCGGTCGTTGACCGGCCGAAGAACAAGAAGAAGTTTAATGAAAACATTGACGCTTACCGCAAGGAAGGCGACTTTACAGAGGAGGAGATTATTCATTTTAAAACAGAGTTGACTGGCGTGTTTCCAATGAACCTAGTCATTAGTACCGATACTATCAACAGACTCCGTGAGAAGTACATTCCGCCAATATCAGAATTTGATCCCGACTTGTGTGTTTGCTGGTTTATTCCTCGTAAGATCGTCGCCAAGAAAACCAAGAATGGCAAGAACTATTGGATTGTTGAAGTTATTGATTCTAACAACGAAACTGAAAAAATTAGATGCTGGGGAGTGCGTCCGGAGAAAGACAAGATATTTATCAATAGGCCGTACATGGCCAAGCTTAAATACGATGAGCAATGGGGGTTCTCCACCTACGCTCTTTGGAAGACATTTAAACTATTAGGATAATTATGTTATGAACCTTATAAAAACATTCAGCCCAATGCTAAAGGAACCCAAACTAATTGATGATCTGCCGATCATTATAAGGGTTAGCAAATTTGATGAGTCATCCGCGAAGAGTTTTTCTGCACTGATAAGAAAAGCACAGAATACTGGGCAACCCATCGTGCCAGTTATCATTGACAGTTATGGGGGTCAGGTTTACAGCCTAATGTCCATGATTTCCGATATCAAGCATTCAAAAATCCCTGTAGCTACGATAGTACAAGGCAAGGCTATGTCTTGCGGTGCGATACTCTTCAGTTTCGGCGCCGAGGGACATAGATATATGGATCCTGATGCTACTGTGATGATTCATGATGTAAGTTCAATGGGCTGGGGCAAGGTTGAAGAGATCAAAGCATCTGCCGAAGAAACTGATCGCTTAAATCAAAAAATATACACCATGATGGCAGAAAATTGTGGCCACCACAAAGACTATTTTCTTGATATCGTTCACGATAAGGGTCATGCCGATTGGTTTTTAGAAGCAGACGAGTGCAAGAAGCACAAACTAGCCAATAAATTGCACGTACCAGAAATGAGAATAACCACAGAAATAAAATTTAATTTCAAATAGGTCGTCGCCCCTGACTAATTAAGTTATCGGGGGATATAGCGTGCGCGCATCGAATCTATTAAGATGGAAAAGAACTTTAAATGAGTTAAAGTTTAAACATAGCGAACTTGAGTTTATTGAAGATATAAATTCTTCACATGCTCAAGAATTTCAAATGTACCTTGAAGATTTTTGTGAACAAAAGCAGGTTGATCTTGCTGATTTAAATAGAAACTTATTGGCAGCGCAAACAATCAAGATAGAAGAGCACGAAAACGCTGAGGTTCTGCAACTACCTGAAAGCGAGATTGACGACGACGGCGCCTTGGTTTTATATCACAATACACCAGAGCCTGCATACGCAGACGAAGTGATAGAGAAAGACGGCCGTGAATTATATGAGTCTTTTGCAAAATTGTTTAAAAAGATTGCCCTGTATTTACACCCTGACCGGTCACAAGGATTGACTGACGACGAAAAAGCCGATCGGCTTGAGTTGTTTAAAGAAGCCCAAGCGGCATTAAAAGAAGAACGTTACTATTTTCTTCTTGAACTTTCTGACAGGTTTGGTGTGAGAACACCGAAGAATTACAAACAACAAAACAGATGGATGAAGATTAAAATTCAAGAATTGGATTCTAGCATACAACAGGAAAAGATGACCTACAATTACAAATACGCGGAATGTGAAACTGAAGATGAAAAGCAAAAACTGATGAAAAATTTTATATACCAAGTTTTTAAAGTTCACGTCGAATAAGTACTTGACAGTCAAGCCCTTCCTTGCTATATTAATAGAGAAACAAGGAGGCTATAATGGCTACAACACAAGACCAAAAGAAACAATACGTCAAGGAGTACATTCGCTCACTGGCGGCTATTGAAGAATGCATCGAACCCTATCAGGAACAAAAGCGCGAACTGCGCACTGAGTTCCGAGAAAACAACTGGCTCAATACGGATGAGATTCGTGCAGCAGTAAAGGCATATCGCCTTTTCAAGCAAAAGTACAACATTGAAGAAGTAGTTGAAAACTTTGAAATGATTAGTGGCGGTGAGGAAAATGAATAAGAATACGCAGCTAACAATGTTCTCGTCTAAGACGGGAAACTGGGCAACCCCAGTAGAATTTTTTAAAAAGCTAGATTGGCGTTTCGGCCCATTTGATTTAGATCCCTGCGCAGATCCTAGTAACACTAAATGCGCAAACTTTTTTACAGAGGCCGAGGATGGTCTTTCAAAAAGCTGGGAAGGGTTTACTTGCTTTATTAACCCGCCCTATGGCCGTGGGATTGAGAACTGGATCAAGAAGGCTTATGACGAGGCTCGCAGTGAGGGCACCCGCGTGGTTATGTTAATTCCAGCCCGCACCGATACAAAGTATTGGCACCAATACGTCATGAAAGCCGACGAAGTATACTTTGTCAAAGGCCGACTTAAGTTTGGAGATTCCGAAAACTCAGCACCATTCCCGTCAGCAGTAGTTGTATTTGACGGCGCTTACAGGCAACAGATATTTGGAGCTATGAACCGATGAATCGCAAACAGCGGCGCGCCATGAACAAACATATGGGACAAGAGGCCACCGAAAACCTCGCGCAAAAAATTTCCCAGTTTGGAAAGCTACCGCGACAGTGTGGCGCTTGTCAAAAACAATTTGACAAGAAAGATAAAGATATGGTACAATCATGGTCTGTCGTTGTTAAGCAAGAAGTCGTAAGACTATTTTGCCCTGACTGCATTAAGAAGACAAAGGAGGCTTTGAGCAATGTCAAACATAAAGAGGATTGATAGAAAAAGTTTAGAAATGATAATGGATGGTGAAATCTTAAAGGAACATTCGGTAGTCATTAAGTTTTATGGTACCCACTGCCATTTGTGCCACTCGTTAGCACCAGTCTACCGGGATATATCTGAAGAACATGAAAATGTCCTGTTCTATGCATATAACATGGAGCATGGCGGCGATGAACTTGAGGCAAAATATGGATTCGATGGTGTGCCAACTATCTGCCATGTTAGAACTGGTGGCGTGAATACACGTATAAAGTTTGTTCCCGATCCAAAACCACCAAATGAGGACATGTGGTATCACGAACCACAATTAAGAAAATTTATCGAGCAATACAAATAGGAGAAAATATGTCGCTAAAGAATTTAGAAGCCGCCTTGCTTCAGTTAAAAGGTAAAGCTACCGAGCATTTCGGAGCAATTGAAATTTTGATAAACAACCCCACAGCAATTTCAGATCATACTGAATATGTGGCAGAGATTATTAGGCATGCCAAAGGCCTTTCAGAATGCGAAGAGGCATATGGCTCGCTACAGACGCACTTTGTTCCGCGGCCAGCGCCTGCACCGACACACGAACCGGCACCAAGCGAGAGCCGCCCAGACAGTGAAGCTGAGTTCACCACTGTCACAGCTGACAGCTCGCCTACTATGAAGCGCGCGCTTAAGCGTACAACATCGCGTAAAAAGAGAGAGGCGAAGAAAGATGAGAAATAGTGAACAGAGCAGGGCAGCATTGACTTACGACGATGTGTTATTGCAGCCACAATATTCAGAAATTCGTTCGCGAAAGGATATTGACATAGGTAGCAATTTAGGAAACGGCGTTTCGCTGACCTTGCCAATCTTTTCCTCGCCGATGGACACAATTACCGGCGGCCGCATGGCAGCTGCAATTAGTATACACGGTGGCGCCGGCATCGTCCACCGTTATAATACCATTGAAGAACAAGTTTTGGAAGTTATAAATGCGTATGAATTCGCCGGCGACAAGGTGCCTTGTATCGGTGCAGCGATAGGTATTTCAGGCGACTTTCTTGAGCGAGCGACCGCTTTGATTAGTGCCGGCGTTGACTTTCTATGTATTGATGTGGCCCACGGCCATCATATTTTGATGAAAGAGGCCCTTGAGAGCGTCCGCAACTTAACTAGTGATTTTCATATTATGGCTGGAAATGTTGCAACCTTGGATGGGGTCAATGACCTGTCTGACTGGGGCGCCAATTCTGTTCGATGCAATATTGGCGGTGGCTCTATCTGCTCAACAAGAGTCCAAACAGGCCATGGCCTCCCAGGTTTGCAGACTATTTTTGAGTGTTCTAAGACTGATCGCGATGTTGCAATCATTGCTGACGGTGGCATCCGCAACTCTGGAGACATTGTAAAGGCGCTTGCTGCCGGCGCAGACGCTGTTATGTGTGGGAGCCTGCTAGCAGGAACCACTGAGACACCAGGAAGTGTGTTTGAGGGCGAGAACGGAATTAAGTTTAAGTCTTATCGCGGCATGGCTTCTAAAGAAGCTCAAATGAGTTGGAGAGGGAAGTACTCGTCGTTTGAAGGAGTGTCGAGCCAAGTGCCTTATCGTGGTAAAGTCGCCAGTATTCTGCAAGATGTTGAACGCGGTCTGCGAAGCGGTTTTTCATACTCGGGTGCTTATAGCCTAAAAGAGTTGCAGTCTAAGGCAGTTTTTGTTAGACAGACTGCTGCCGGTCTAGGAGAAAGCAGAACGCATATCAATACTAGGAAGTGGTGATGAGCAAAAATTTTACTGACTATGGCAATGACGTAAAGAGAATAGTCTTCAAGGTCACTGATCATGAACACGCAAAGTTAATTGTAAGATTGAGGCACAATGCTCTCACGCAGTCAGAATTTTTTAAAGCTGTCATTGATGCTGTAAACCATGACGACGAATTAATCCTCTCATTTATACAGCAACACATATCAGAGAAGAAAAAAATGAATAAAGAAAGAATTGCCAAAACAACCAAAATGATAGACAAAGGCAAGCAAACCATTAAAGACTTTTCTCTTTCAGATGATGAAGTGGAAGATGTATTTGATTTAATCGCCGAGGAGTTCCCTGAACTATGAGAACCGATGGTTTAAAATTGTGCTCCAGAGTGTGCATGAAGAAAAAGTCGATGTGCAAGAAACAAGATTGCCGTCATTTTATTGACTACCCCGAAGAATTTAATTGTGTTCTGATAACCGTGTTTAAAAACGGCAACTTAACCCTTCGGGAGACTGCTGCACGTTTGGGCATTTCTTTTGCTCGCGTTAAGCAAATAGAAAAGAAAGCACTTTACAAGTTAAAGAAAAGTGATCTTGCTGATTGACGAACATTTTGTGTCTTTTATCAATGATGACTACTATTTAACAATGAGTTTAATTTAAGGAGAATTTACAATGGCTCGCAAGACACTTTTAACCGAGGCTGAAATTCGCAGCTTCATGAAGCTCGCTGATTTAGGCCCAATCGGGTCCGCGAGATTAAACGAATGGGCTCCCACCATCGAGGAGGAAGAAGAACTTCCACCTGAAGAAGAGGAAGACGCCGCCGGCCCCGACGACCTTGAGGTCGGAGGTGCTGATATGGACGACATGGCCGCCGATATGGGTGACATGGGCGCCGATATGGGCGATATGGACGCTGACATGGGTGACATGGACGCTGACATGGGCGACATGGGTGCTGAGATGGGTGGAGATAAAGAAGATCAATTCATGGATCTTGTACAAAAGCTTGCTGACCTAGTAGGCATTGATGTTGAGATGGACGATGGCCCCGCGGAGCCTGAAGCCGGCATGGATGATATGGAGATGGATGACGATGTGGATTCCCCGGCAGGAGGTGATGACTTGGGAGATGAAGCCGCACCAGATGCTGCTGATGATATGACCATGGATGACGAAGGCGAGGATGAGCCTGGAATGAGATACATGGAAAACAACACAGACGATATTGTTAATGAAGTATCTCGTCGTGTAGCAGCACGCTTGCAAGGTGAAAACAAGAAGCAAGAAATGGTTGACCAACTTGCTGAACGTATTTTTACTCGCCTTACTAACAAGTAAAGCTTGACAAACAATTGTTTGTTTGCTATAATAACCATCGTAACCCGGTGGTTATTTTTTTGGGATTTTTATGAGCTTTGAGCAGTATGCGCTTTATTTTTTAACATTTATCTTTGGATATGTTACCTGCCAAACTTTTTATTTTGTTAAATCTACTAGAATTTCTGTAAGATTATTAAAAGTTTTACACATTGTAGGTCTATCAATACTCATAAAATGCGTTGAAGAGCATAGCTATGCCGGCACCCAGAAACTTGGCGCGTTGCTCAAATGTGGCGTTACCCCTGAAGATGATGTTTATAAAAAGATCGAGAAGCTTCATGAAGAAGAGATGCAACTATTTAAGAATAGGAGCATTGCAGTAATAATTGCAATGCATCCTGATTACTTCAAACCAGTGCTTGAGTTTGAAGATTGGGAAACAGCAATGGCTTTTTTAAATTCAAATAAAAAAATTGCCCAAACATTTTTATCATAGGGGGTACTTAAATGTTAAACAAGATAATAAAGAAAATTCAAGAAAAAATAAGTGAAGGCGCCGAGTCAGAAAATATGGGAGATAGAATAATTTTACTAGATCCTGATGCTTTAGCTGGCGCCTCGACATCGCCAATGGAATTAGATTTAAGGGTTATTGGCCTCTTTTCCGATGTTGAGCAAGAAAAGATTGCAGAAATATGCCAGTCACTAATTTACATGAATGAGTCTAACAAAATTCAAAAGGAAGAAGAAGATAAAAAATCTATTGAGTTTTATATATCTACGTATGGCGGTTCCGCAGACGATATGTTCGCCCTCTATGACTTGATGAATGTGGTCAAAGAAGACACAGAAATACATACAATAGGTTTAGGCAAAGTTATGTCGGCCGGAGTATTACTTTTAGCTGCTGGCTCCAAGGGCAAACGCAGGATTGGCAAGAACTGCAGAGTTATGATTCACAATGTGATGGGCGGTACTGCTGGCTCTTTGCCAAATTTAACAAATGAATTAGAGGCAATCCAGCAACTGCAAGATGACTACGTGTCAGCTCTTGTTGAAAACACCAAGCTGTCTAGAAAAAGATTAACTAAGATGTTAAATGAAAAAGTTAACATCTATCTTTCGGCTGAAGAGGCAGTTGAACACGGAATTGCAGATATTATTATATAAAATACTTGACAAATTTTAAGTATTGAGATATAATTATGGTATAACTTGAGGTATTAATGAGTAGAGCATATGACAACAAAACTTCTTTGCAACAAAAGATTCTTAATGGAGTTAACACGCTGGCTGATAATGTAGCGTCGACTCTCGGCCCGCGCGGCCGCAATGTAATCTTGCAAGAACAGGGCAAAGCGCCCTTTATCACTAAAGATGGAGTAACAGTTGCACACTTTGTGACGTTTGAGGACCCCTTTGAAAATGCGGGCTGTCAGATTATCAAACAAGCTGCCATTGAGACGAACAACACAGCAGGCGATGGCACCACCACAGCTACCGTATTAGCGCGCGCGATCCTTAATGAGTCGCAGAAGTATATTGCTTCAGGTGTATCCCCAATTGAATTAAAGAGAGGTATTGATGCTACAGTTCAAGAGATTAGCCAAAATTTGGAGTCTATGGCCGCTCCGGTTACGAGTGCAGAGGACATCGCTCACATTGCTACGATTTCTGCCAATAACGACCCCAGTATTGGAAGTATTGTTACTATTGCTATTGATAGGGTGGGCGAAGATGGCTCTATAACTATTGAAGAGTCCCGTTCGATGCAGACATCAATCGACGTTACGGAAGGGTTTAAGTTTCAATCTGGATATTGTGCTTCTGCCTTTATCACTGATGATCGACGAAGCACAATGGGATATGAAGAACCTTTGATTTTGGTTACTGATTATAAGGTTTCACAAGTTGAACCAATCCTGCCACTACTGGAAATGATTGCTCGCGAGGGTCGCCCTCTCATCATCGTAGCCGAAGACATCGAGGGTCAAGCTCTGGCTGCTATGATCATGAATGCGATGCGCGGCACCTTAAAGATTGCTGCTATTAAAGCTCCATTCTACGGAGAAGAGCGCCGGCACTTACTGGATGATCTGGCTTTATCTGTGGGTGCTACATTTATTACAAGAGAGAGTGGCACAAAATTATCCGACGTAAAACTTTCAGATCTGGGTTCTGCCCGAGCCATAGAAAGTAACAAATATTCCACAACGATTGTGGGAGGAAAATGTGATTTTAATGAGATTGATAAGCGCATTGAGTCTATCAAGCAACAGATAAAAGATACCAGTTCGCTGGGAGACGCAGAAGTTTTACAAGGCCGCGTAGTTAGACTATCATCGGGAGTCGCTATCATTTCTGTAGGTGGCTCTACTGAAGTTGAGATGATTGAGCGGAAACACAGAATTGAAGATGCCCTAGAGGCAGTCAGATCTGCACAGGAGAGCGGAATTGTTGGCGGTGGTGGTACAGCTTTACTTCTGGCTTGCAAAAATGTTGAGATTGTAACAAACCACGATGATCAAAATTTGGGTATGCTTATAATTACAGAAGCATGCAAGGCTCCCTTTAGGCAAATGGCCGTGAATGCAGGAGAATCGCCTGATGTTTTAATCAACACAGTGACTAATGCTGAAGATGGTATGGGTTGGGATTTTAGAAATAACAAATTAACAAATATGTTTGAAAATGGTATCATTGACCCTGTTAAAGTTACAACCACGGCGCTTCAAAACGCTGCTAGTTGTGCCGGCACACTGATTACAACTGGTTATGCGATCATACAGACGGAGGACAAGCAATGAATCAAGGGGATCTAGTACACATCCCACAGGACGTTGAACTGTGGATTGAGACAGAGAGAGGAATGAGATTACGAATGACGGAGAGGCCAATTACTGGCGTTTATTTAAGCACGTTGAGTCAATATATTTATCGTGTTTATGCTAATAATGCCAAATGGAACGTAAAGAGAAGAGATGTATACCCAATGGTGACAGATGCTAGTTAGATTAACAGAAGTTTGCGGCACTGGCGCTGTTACGAACAACGCGAAATATTCATTACGCGAAGTCTTTATTAACCCCGAACATGTGGTCATGGTCAGGGAGGAACATCGCTTTCGGACAATAAATGAACAAGGATTAATCAGTGAGGAATTAGACATTAATCACAGATTCTCCAAACTGATTATTGATAAAGGAAACACAGGCACCGAGATTGTAGTTATTGGTTCGCCTGAACTTATTGAAAAAACACTACACACTAAAAAACAAATTTTAAGAGGATAAAATGAAAAAGATAAAACTTCAATATACAATTGATGAAAATGAGCTTGCACCGGAAACCGCGCGAATTCTTGGTAAGTCTATATCTAGACTCACTTCCATTGTCGCTAGCGTGCCAGACATGGCCTCGTTGATGACAGTTAACACAATCAATGAGATTAGTGGCTTAAGGCAAGAACTAGCGAGTATTGATGTGATGTTAGATGATGTTCATGCAATAATTGATGGATACGTTCAGTATCAACAAGAGGAGCATCAACTGAGGCAATCTGCTACACCAGAAGAACTAGCTGCGCAGCTCGTGCCAGATATTTCTAGCTTTGATCCTTCCACATTGACGCCCGAGCAGGCACAAGATTTACTTGCACGCTTCGCAAATCTTGAAGGAGACGTTGCGAACGAACCAGAAATGCAAAGTATCATGCCGCCTTTAAAAACACAGAAACAGCTACTAGCAGAAAAATTGCAACAGGATCGAGACACCGAAGGTACAGAAATTGATGTTGACAGGATTAAGGCTGTAAGTCAACAGATCCAGGAGCTGACTTCACAGCAAGATCCAGCTAAAATGACCCCGGAGTACGCGCACCGGATGCTTTCCGAAATTAATGATATTGATCTTACAGATGTCCATAATCTTGGCACAAAGCTTGAAAACTTAAAGAACAAACTTCAAGAAAATGAATTCGCCGATTAAAGATTTAAGATTTTCTCCTAAATCTCTGTCTTTGCTAAAAGAGATAATTCCTATTGATTCAAAAGTCGATACTTATCTTTTATATGGCGGAAATACCGAGATAAATCTAGGTGTATCTGGACGGCATGTCCTCAGTCATACTACTAGCTATGTTATTTACGATTTTTGGAGAAGTATGTTTGATTCGCCTGAAACTATTGTTAACGCTGTTAACCATTTTTGGCCTATTGAGGATGAAAAACTTTTTGATGTGTATCAAACTAGGTTTCGTTCGTTTTCTGATCACTTAGTTAGAGCCGCGATGTTTTTTATTTTAAACAGATGCTCTTCGGAGGGCATGATTCAATCTGGAATACTTGACAGTAAAAACTTTAACCCATTAGCTATAAACTACATCAAGAGATTTAAAAAAACTAATTTTGACGTTGCTTGGAACGGTGATATTGATTTTGTTGATACGGTGACTCAAGATACTGATGCTGATTACATTTACATCCCAGCAGGTCGTTTTAGCTATAACTTTTTAGATGATGGCATCAATAAAGGCTTTGAAGAAACACGTGTTCACCACGCTAATTTATGCGAGAAGTTAAAAACATTTGACAAAAAAGTAATTTTAGATTATGTTTACCACCCACGAATCATTAAAATGTATCAACACTTTCCAACAACAATTTTATTAGACCAATACGGCAGAATCACAAGTCGTGAAGATTCAGCGAAGGAGGTTATACTTGCCAACTATTGAATTAGCTAAAACTTTTGCACTTTTTGCGACAGCACAGGCCTGCGTTTGGTTCCAGTGTTACTCGCATTACATCTGGACTTGGTGGGAAGGTAAGCCATTCCATGCTGCTATAATCTTTGGAATCCCCGCCAGTGTTATGTTCTGGTATGGAACGAAGATTGCGGTTGATGCAACGAACGCAGCTTGGACAGCCAGAATGCTTGGCTTTGGCGCCTCTTACTTTACTTTCCCTGTGCTGACATGGTGGCTGTTGAACGAAACTATGTTTACAACAAAAACAATGTTATGCATTTTATTGTCGTTTTTGATCGTAGGGATACAATTATTTTGGAGATAATATGAAAAAAAGAGTTGTAGAAAAGCCTTGGGGTTTTGAACACATATGGGCCGAAACGGAAGACTATGTTGCTAAAATGCTGCATATTAATCCAAAACAGCGATTATCGCTTCAGTACCATGTAACAAAAGAAGAAACAGTATATGTGCTTGAGGGGACTCTGCTGAATTGGACCGATGAAGATGGCCCCCCTGAAAAGTACCCCACTGGCGCAACATACCACGTTAAGCCCAACCAAGTACACCGTTTTGGTGCTGGCAAAGAATACGTTAGGTTAATGGAGGTATCGACACCACACCTCAGTGATGTTGTTAGGCTCGCGGATGACTACGAGCGATGAGTGATATTTACCTCTTTGACGTTGACGGTACTTTGACCGTAGCCAAACAAAAAATTGATCCTGTGTTCCAGGGGCAATTCCTCAAATGGATGATAGGTAAAGAGGTTTATATTGTTTCGGGTGGCACTTTTGAGAGAATACTAGGCCAAGTTGGCATGGATGTTATTGATGGAACGTCTGGTGTTTTTGCATGCATGGGAAATGCATTTTTACAAAAACCTGAACCCGTTAACAGTACTGGTTTTAACGAGTGGGAATTAATTTATGAGAATAAATTTGTTTCCCCAAAAAACCTCACAAGAAGACTGGACTCAATCGTGACTAAATCAGATTTTCCCACCAAAACTGGCCGCCATCACGAAGAGCGCGTCGGCATGATTAACTTTTCTATTGTTGGTCGCAACGCCAACCAGGACCAGCGCAAAGAATATGAATTGTGGGATGCTGAGAAGGAAGAACGGAAAGAAATTGTAAGCAAACTAAAAGAAAAATACAAAACTTTAGACTTTGTTATTGGCGGCGCAGTGAGTATTGATATTTTTAACAAAGGCAATGATAAATCTCAAATAATTAATAGGTACTTCAAAGAATCCCTTGAACACAATCAGATTCACTTTGTGGGTGACAGGATCCCTTTCCCCGGTAATGATTACCCTTTAGCGGAAAAGCTCAAGGAACACCCAAATGGAGCAGCTTACGAGGTTGAAAGCTGGAAAGATACAGCAGAATTATTAAAGACCTCACCATTTGTGTAGATACCCACAAAAACAACTATTTATAGTGACGGAGTTTAAGCATGGACATTTCTACAGGCAATTGGTTTAAGTATTTACAGGAAGAAGTTTTAACGGAGGGGCTACGAGACATCGGCTTGCCCGAGGTCATCATTGACTTTATTGAGGAAGGCATGCCGAATGCTCCCGAGAAGTCAAAGATGTACGCAGGCAATAACTGGAAAGAACACAAGCTGGGCAACCCCGGCTACATTGACAGCACTCAACAGAACTGGCTGAGCTTCATGGAGCGTAACTTTGAAGACCAGATACAGCTTCCACGCGCCACACATAGCCCAGTCCAAGCACGCACCATCACTCCCTATACTGTTGATGGAATGGTACGCGAACCATCAACTCGCGTGCAATACGACGACGAAACCATCGAGCAAAACAAGAAGATCGCATTTGTTGCAGATAATATAAAGCAAGCGTGGGCAAAGCCCGCCGGCACTTGGCGCAAGACATTTATGAAAGCAGTCAAGGCACTAAGTAAAGCAGGCTTGCCTTCCGAGAAGGTTGAGGTTGTAAAAGATGAGTTACAGCGTAACATGTTGGCTCAGTGGAGAGTATACTGGGGCAGGTATAACGAGTTGTTCTCTTGGCTCAACGACGAGCCAGCGAACTATGAGTTGATCAAGGGCGATGATATTGACAACGCCTACAATACCGCCATGCAAGACTTGGAAAACCAAGAAGATCCAGACAACATCCTCCACACTTTTGATGACGGCTCGTACTGGTACAACTTACAGGTGTCTAACTGCTCCGTAGAGGGCGAGCGAATGGGACACTGCGGCTCTGACTCTCGCGGCGTATTAGTGTCCCTCCGCAAGCGCCAAGGCAAGCGCAAGGCATCCTCGTCCTATGTCACGATGACTTGGGATAGCGATACGCTTTACCAGATCAAAGGACGCTCTAATGACGCACCTCCTTACGAAATGTGGGATCACATTGAATGGTTCATCAGAAATTTCGACATCAGCAGCGTTCAAGAAACAGGCGAACACTCTAACGATGAAGAAGGCTTCCGAGAGATGATAGAGTATCTGCAAACACGCAACCGCGATGTGAACTTCACAGGCGCAGTTGACGAAGACGCAATCCAAGAGGCGATAGACGAGGTTGTCAACGACTACGACGGCGAGAACTCAAGCATCTACGGAGAACTGTCGGGACCAGAAGACCACGGTGGCGATTACTATTCCGTACAAATGAACGGCGATGGTAGCTTGGAGATTAACTTGGGTTGGCCAGGATTTGAGCTTAGAAACAATGAGTACACGCCCACGATAGCAGCTGATGACACCACGCAGGACGACAGATACGAAACGATACCCGAGAACACTTGGGGAGGCGAAGCAAGAGACTTTACGAGCGAACTAGATCTAGATGAGATTGGTTACCATCTCCCCGGAGAAACCGAGGTTGAGTGGGAAGTTAAAATGCTCACAGGCGCCCAGCCAGACGATGAAGACATAGACCCAGACTATCCAGCAACCGCACACCTTATAGTTAGCTTCCGCTGTTACGAATACGATGCCGTGGAAGACGAAGATGATGCTCGACGCATAGCAGAGAACTTTGCCTCAGAAGTACAAACGGGATTTGAAGAGAAGTACAGCGAGATCAAAGAAGAGATAAGAACCAAACTTGCACAAGAAGGCTACTCAGTTAAGACAGCTTATGATCGTGATCGCGGTGAGATGAGTGAGTATGAATTAGATCACTGGAACATCTACACTGACAAGTCAGGGCTAGAGTTTTGGTTCCGTCCTGAAAGCAGCGCCGACACGCTTGTCGAATACGGCGATATGCCGATGATATTGAAGATGTGGGGGCAAAACCCGGACTCTGGCCACATAGATCACTTGTATTCCCGCGCCTTCGGAGCCGCGGCCCCCGGATTCGCGCGCTCTGTGGCCCGCTACGGAAGCCCCGACCTAGACCGCAATATGGCGAGATCACTGGAGAGGATGTATAAGAAAACCAAGCAAGCTAATGCCGCAGGACAAAAGCAATTGCCCTTCGGTGACAAGTATGCAGCCAAACATGTACCGATTGTCTTAGCAAAAGACTCGCGCTTTGTTGTCGTAGGCGCCGCAAGCTACAATAACAGAGGTCAAGGTTCTGGTGCATATCCCGTGATGCCTATTGGCTGGCGCTATACCATCGGTGTAGACAGCAGCGCATCACCAGAAGAGGTCCAGACAGTCAAAGACATCGTAAGATACTTTAACGCGAACCCTCAGTTGGTTATGGATGCCGCCAAAGAGACTATTAACACAGCACTTGAAGGCTCTGTCTCTCTGGCAGAAGCAACCAAGGCCGATGTGATGTCAGGAAAGGCGGTGCTTGCAGCCATCAGAAACATTGATAGTATGTACACCGGCCGTGCGGAGGGCAATGACTTGGCTCGGCGCGCCATAATGATCGCTACATGGATCAATCAAAACTTTGAGCAGATGAGCGAAGCAGAGAAGCATGTAGCTTGGTATCAATATATCTCGCCGATAAGAAACCAGCGATTTAATATGGCTCGCAATGGAGACATTGAACCCGAGGGAGATGATGCCGGCAAGCCATATAGTTGGGACGCATATGTTCAGGAGCAGTTGAGACGAATGAGGGCGCCGGCCTCTGTTGTACAGAGCTATGGTGGCGTTCAGAACGAAAGTGTAGAGCAGCAGATTGACAGGATTGATAATTTATTAAATGAATTAATTGAGGTTAGACGTTATAAGATGCATATTGAACTATCGTTAGAGACAACTCAAAAATCATCAATTGAGGATTACAAAGATGTAATTCGTGGGTGCAAGGGCGTGACAACTGTTCAAACAATTAGCACCCGCAAGGTGGCTGGTAAAACCATGGCCCTTCTTAGTCTTAAGTTTGTTCTCAAGGCACAAGAAGCTCGTAAGATTTACATAGAACAGTTATTTTTGCCATATATAAGGGGAATCGCTGGTTTAAATATAGGCCCTGCTGGTTACAGCTTCCCAGAAGAAGTGAAAAAAATCAGGGAAGCTAATGCTGGCTTGAACAACGCTCTCAATGCTAGAAACGGAAGACCCCAACCTACCCCTCGCATGTCGGTACAGAAAGTAGCACAAGATTGGATGGACGGAGGAGTAATGGCATATGATATGCCCATGAATACACAAAATATGGGTTACCATGTTATGGTGCCAGTAAGTGAGCTAAAACCGTATTGCTCAAGAGTATTCCGGGCGCCCGGTGATGCTTTCGATGGTGGATACAAGAATTTTATTAAAAATGGCCCCCAAACCCCTGTATACGTTGCTGTAGGACAGAACGGAAGAATTAAGATTACTGGCAACGAGGATGATGTTTGGTATGCTATGAAATCCGGATTAGAGGAACTACCGGTATTCTTTAGTTACCAAAAACAAGTTTAGCAAATATATACTATAGGGGCAGTTCATGCTAAAACCAAGAATAATAAGAGTTATGATCGCGTCATTAGCATTATTTGCTCTTGGTTTCATCGCGTCATTCTCTGCGAATATGCAGAAAATAAATATTAATAATCGTCAGATTAAAAAAAGTTTATCAGAATCAAATAATATATCAAAACTGTATTCAATTAGTGAGAAAAAGTCATTAAAAAGCTCAGTTGATTCGGCTGTTCGGGTCATGTCTGTTGATGAGACAGGGGAAGGAATCTCCCTTGCTACGGGTACATATTTTGTTTATCTTGGGCGCTATTACGTTTTAACAGTTTCGCACGCCATTGTTGGCTCATGCGAAGATTTAATCGTAACTTACTTTAATAATACATCTAATTGTTTAGAATATATCTTAATTGATCGGCAAATTGATTATGCTATTATTGAAGTTGAGCGCTTAGAAGACAGAAAGCCATTATCGGTATTAAATTCAGTTGAGTTCCGGCGTAATAAATTTCCAAAATTACTTGACAAAATGTTTTATACCGGTTATCCTAATAACATTGGCCCTCTTTCATTTGCGGGTACGATCTCTGGCTTTACCGATAACGGTTATATATTTTTAAATTCTTATGCATGGACTGGATCATCTGGCTCTGGTGTCTTTAATAGCAAGGGTAAACTCATTGGTATTATTATGGCTTTAGACGTGGGTACAACACAATATGGCGTTGACGTTCTAGAAAACCTACTTATTGTAATACCAGTTTACAATGTTGACTGGTCTACCGCGTTACATAAATAAGATTTTTAATATAACTTTTATATGATAAAATCAATGATGTTAATACTTTAGGAGAAATAAAGAGTGACGAAGAAAGAAAAAACAGAAAGCCTTGATGAAGAATCATCACCGCCACCAGATTTAAAGCCGAAACCACCACCAAGATTGGCGCCCCGCGGCATTAGAACATTTACTGTATGCCGCCAAAAAGATGAAACCGGTGTTTCTGGCGAGGGTGTTGTCATTGAAGGTGTCTTGCTGGCGTCAGGCCATTGTATCATTCACTGGCTTTATCCTCCCCCGCGCGGCGGGCTAGCAATCTTCGATTCCCTTCAGGATTTTGAGAAAGTACATATAAAACCTCACCCTTCTAATAAAACAATTCTTACGTTTGAAGATGGCGAGCAGACTATTTATGATGGAGGATAGACATGTCTTATAAGTATTCATCAGGTAGCATTCGCAAGGGCGATATTTATTATGAAGATGATCGTGAGGGTGAACCCACATATATTGACTTTGGGCAAGACACCATAACCCTGCGTCCCAGCGGCTCACAGATATTACACGCTACGGCGACCGCCATTGGTGTTGGTACAATATCTCCCGCTGAAATCTTAACATTAAATGCTACTGAGGCCACTATTCTTTTTGAAGAGAATGGTACTGACATGGCTACAATCGGGATCAACAATTCTGACAATATCGTGATTGAAAACAAGACAATAAACAAGCACATTGTTTTCAAAGTTAACGATCAGGGGACTGTAAAAGAAGGATTCCGTTTAGACGGGGCTGTTCCCGAGGTTGTCGTGAATCAAACTTCTGACTCGCTTGTGGACTTCCGAGTGGAATCTGACAACAAGACTCATATGTTATTTGTCGATGGAAGTGCTGACAAGATCGGGGTTAATAACTCCACTCCCGGCAGCGGCCTTCATGTAAACTCATCATTCGCCACAGCAATCGTATTCAAACAGCAGGATTATACACTGACAGATAGTGATCACACTGTTTTAGTGAATTGTTCTGGTGGTAATGTGACGATTACGCTCCCGACAGCAGTTGGTTGTGCTGGTCGCCTCTATGTAGTCAAGCGAGTTGATTCGTCCGTCAACTCAGTCAATATTGATGCTCACGGATCAGAGCAAATTGAAGGCTCAACAAGTTTAGTGGGTGTTGCCGCCGGCGGCTCCCTTACACTACAATCAGATAACTCTGGTTGGTGGAAAATAGCAGAGTATATTAACCCTCCGTGATGCATATGGGTGATTAAGAACTATTTATAGTATGATGAAAGAATGGAATGATTACTTGGCCTCTATTGATGAAGCCAACAGCTTTAAAAATCGGATTAGAACCTATCTGGCTGACAGAAACAAGATGCTTGGTAAGGGCGGCAACAAAAATTCACCGCCGTACACCAAAAAGATGGGTACTCATGTAACTTTTGACAAACAACTTGAGGAAGAGCTTGAAGTTGATGTTGATGCGTTCAAGATTCACGAAGAACTGGATCCACAAATCTGGAATGGTGAAAAGATGGAACCAGAGATAAAAAAGAAACTTTTGAAAATAGCCAATGACTTCATAGAAGGTCTTCCTATCAAAGTTAAAGTAGACGATATTACCCTTACCGGCTCTTTGGCAAATTATAACTGGTCAAAGTTTTCTGATGTGGACCTTCACGTAATTGTTAATTTTGAAATGATTGATGAGAACGAAGAATTAGTTAAAGGTTTTTTTGACGCCCAAAGAATGAGGTGGAATGATGTGCATGATATAACCATCAAGGACTACGACGTTGAAATTTATGTTGAAAATAGCGGCGAAGACCATCGCTCTACCGGCGTTTACTCGTTAATGAGAGATGAGTGGATTAGACACCCCGAGTATGTTGAACAAAACATTGATGTTGAGACAGCGCGCAAAAAAGCAAATGATGTTAATGATCAGGCGACAGCCATTGAGAAACTATATGATGAGTCAGAGTATGAGAAAGTCATGCGAAACGTGGAGCGACTTAAAACAAAAATACGCAACATGAGATCGGCCGGCCTTGAAAGTGAGCTGATGGAGTTCTCACCAGAAAACATTGCTTTTAAGATGCTTCGGCGCGCCAAGGTGCTTAACAAACTGACTAAATTGAAGTATAATTCATATGACCAAATGAATACGTTGGATGACTGATGGAATTTGAAGAAATATCAGAAAAAAGCAACATAAGACCGGGCGAGATGCTTTTATATTCTCCGCGCAATTCAATAGTTGTGTGTGCTGCTGTAGTAGATGATAACGTCCGCGCCTTTGAAAATGGTAGGTTCCTTGAAGACATACTCTCCAATTTCAAAAAAATTATTATTACTAAAAAAGAATTTAAGAAACAAGTTAAGTCAAAGTGCAAAGGTTGTGGCGGCGGTAAAAAGTGAATCAAAAAATTGAGAAAGTAAAACAGTTCTGCTTCATACAGTTGGAAATACTCAAAGACAGAGAAGCAAAAATTAGAAAAGAACTTTTAGACTGCAAGATACAAGAAGAGTTCCTAACCTCTGTACTGAAAGATTTAAGCACAGAAAAAAATGACTAATATCTACACATATTGCTTATTTGACAACAATGATAATTTTGAGGGAGTATATTCATCCTTAAAGGCGGTTTATCGCGATGCCCTTAAACTATCCAACAATGGCCACAGGGATGTTTATATGCTAACAGCGGACGGTTGGCGCGCCCCGTCATTAAAAGACCTACGAAACACTCTCAAGGGGTCTGTTGATGTCATTGTTAAATTCCGCAGTGGTACGTCGGGATCAAAAATCTTAAAAACTAAACTTAGAGAATAAACTTGACAGTCGTTCCAAATTCAGTTATGATACAACCATGGATAAGGATAAAATCTGGCATGCACAGTTAGCGGCACTGAAGGAGATTGAAGTTAATCTTGTTTCTCTAGCAAAGGTAACTAAAGAAACCCAGAACCGCATTAGGGATCGCGGATTGGAACATAATCATAGTCAAAACCATGACTGCTATCAATACGCAATGCTGGTTTGGAAGAATAGCTTACGTCTAGCAGAACTAAAAAAGCTTGAGATGGAACTCAAGGGTTACGATACATATGGTAGGAAAATAAAGCAAGAGGGTGATTAGCTCAGTTGGTTAGAGCATCGGACTTTTAATCCGCAGGCCCTGGGTTCGAGTCCCAGATCACCCACCATTTCACATAGGCTCTTAGCTCAGTTGGTCAGAGCGTCCCGCTCATAACGGGGTGGTCCTCGGTTCAAGCCCGAGAGAGCCTACCATTCACAGGAGAAAACAATGGTTTACACCATCATCTATAAAATAAACGAACGACTTTCAACCTTCACCTTCGCCTCTAAGCATGACAAAAACCATGCTTGGGCTGACTTCGTGGAGAACTACGCAAAGCCGGGAGCCGAGCCACTGGCAATGTATCCGGGTAGCAACATCATCTACTTCAAGAGCGACATTGATGAAACAAGAAAAAGTTAAAAGACACACTGTCGGTTTCTTTCGCAACGATGCGGAAGTTCCGTTTATCAACCTTGAAATGTTTGAGACTATCACAGCCGCAACCAGCATTCCCCACTATTGGCGTGATGGGGATGGTAATGTGTCACAGTTTTGGCATGCTGGTGTGATTCCCAAAGGGACTGGGGTTTCTTGCACTCACCGTGAGCGAGGTATGAAACATACTTTTTGGACTGTGACCGATCCCGAGAGTGATCTGGTTGGCAAAGTGTTTGTTATTGGTCACACCTTCAAGGATCGTAAAGAATATGATTTCGACAAGTTTGAGTACTCCAATGTTTCACCTACGTTAAAGTATTCTATTTTAGCAGAAAAGCCATTGACAAAGTAATCGAAAGAGATTATAATAGTAGTATGCATCCTTAGCTCAGTTGGATAGAGCATCGGCCTTCTAAGCCGAGGGCCGTTGGTTCAAGTCCAACAGGGTGTACCATACGGGTGTAGCTCAGTGGTAAGAGCAGTCGTCTTATATGCGATTTGTCGCAGGTTCAAGTCCTGCCTCCCGTACCATCATTGCCCCTTAGCTCAGTTGGCAGAGCAAGCGACTGTTAATCGCTGGGTCCACGGTTCAAGTCCGTGAGGGGCAGCCATTCAAAGAAAAGAAAAGAAAAAATTAAAATGTTCAAACAAATATGGTACTATATTTTTAATAAAAAGGAATCAAATGTCTTATCATGATTACCCGCGGGATAATAGCCGCGGCATTGTTGTCGTTAGTCCGTTGCTCAAAGTGGAAAGGAAGCTCAAAAAAGTTCAAGATGTCTTGGATAATATCAGCGATGCGTCCATTTTAACAGCGAACGATCTAAAAATAAAGATTGAAAAAGCGTTGTTAGAGGATTGAAATGAACGAATACTATCTAAATAAAGCAGCGTTGCCGCGTTCTGTACGCAACAGCGCAGAGTTGAGAGAATGTTTAGGGCTTTGGGGTACCGAACGTCTGCTAAATATCGTAGATTCTTGTCGTGATAGTCAAGACAACTTTAGAAAAGAGTTTGGCAGGATCCACAATCGTTATGCTAACATGACATTCTTGATTACCCAGACGGTTCCTGATGAAAAGTTGGCATATGCCGCTGAAACGTTGATGGTGTGGTTACAAGAAGATTTTGATGTTTCAGAAAGTGGACCGCGGTACGAAGCTGCCGGCATATGTTCTGCCGAGTTGTTTTTGATTCTAAAAATGTTTAGTGATTTACCCGGAGAATCAAAATGAATATGCTAACTACATTTATTTTAGTTGGAATGATTGATTCATACGACACGCATTTTGCTACGGTGGAACTAAATACTACACCTGCATCTAACGGCGGTCCCGCGACTGCTGTGATGCCCATTGCTGCTTTCCCATGTGACATTTACGAAGGTAAAGTTTTCTACGTGGTCAAGTTGCACGAGGATATGGAAGCCACGATTGTATGTCAGAGGGATGTAAAAGATGAAGGAATACGAGAAACAACTGATTGACAGGTGCATCGAATCGCATTATAATATGATTAAGCATCACAGGCGCGCAATCATTGAGCTGTGTCGCCGTAAGTCAATAGACGAAAGATGCATAGAATGTTTTGATTTTGAGATTATAAATGAAAGTGGGCGATCTGGTAAGAGTGAAGAATGATCCTGACTCATGGCTAGGACACGGTGTTGTCTTGGCCATGGCTGAAGATAAAAAGACTGTACAAGTACGCTGGTTTGATGAGTGGGAAGAAGAACCGATTGATTGGAATACGGTATGGACTCTGGAGGTACTAAGTGAAAGTGTGTAGTTTTTTGATTAGAACTTTCTTTGATGCATTGTTTATCTATTGTAGTTACTACATTTTTTCGTCTATTTTCTGGATGATACTGCAATGAAAGTCGGCGATTTAGTAAAGTTTGAAAGTGCGCTGGAGAGAGATGTGTTTGAGGCTGATCCACGTAGAGAGCATGGCTTGGTGGTTCAAATCTCTAAGACAGGGCATGACACAACATCAGCGCAAGTTATATTTAATGACGGAGAACTTTGGTGGGTTGACTCTGGAAAGCTGGAGGTTATTAGTGAGAGTCGGTGACTTGGTTACATTGAAAGATGGCGTCCACGAAGAGGGCATGCCTAAAAATCGCAATGCTGTCGTAGTTGGAGAGATTAACGAGAACGGCGAGTATACTATTATGTTTTTCGGCTCTGACAAAACATATAGATTTAACAAGTATTTTATTGTACCCATACAAAAAGTAGATTGATTTATATGGTACATTTGTTTGAAAAAGTTAAATCGTTTTTTGATGCTTATTTACTAATAGGGGGATTAGACATGGCTAACATTTTTTTCAACGGGGAAAAGGCAGAAAAGCAGGCAGCTATTAACGAAATGTTAGTACATATTTCAAACTATTTTGATGGACGTTTTGAAGTAATCGCAAACTCGGATGATGGTGGCAATCATTTAGAGGTACAGATAGAAATGGATGAGGTTGCTTCTACTATTGAATCGCAACATCCATCCTTCCCTTTCAATGAGATATGGCCCAAGTGGATGGGGTGGCGCACACTTGTTGTAAAAGTACCCGCCGGATATATTGACGCCATTACCAATGGCGTTGAGTTAGATGATTATTGATTATAAGATTGGCGACATTGTTGAGATACCGAACGGAAAGAACCGGCTTGGTTACATCGTCGATATTAGAAAAACAGGTACACAAATAGGTGTCAGATACTTTAGATCCAGAAGAGTGAACGGTATGCCTACTGATTATATTTGGTGGATTCACCGTTCAAATGTTAAAATCATCAGTGCGTCTTGACATCTTTTTGACTTGACGTTTAGCGACAGCGGCGTTATCTTATAAGGGTAAGGAGAGAAGAGATGGATTGGCCACAATGTTTTGACTGCGGCGAAGAGTTCAACCCCAAGCGTAGAGCTTTGGGGTATGAGCATTGTTTGGAGTGTGGTGAGCAGTACGCACAAGAAACCTCCGAGCATAGAAAGAAGTGTACAGCCCCATTGTATAACAAGGGTGCATATCAGTACGTGGGCAGCATGCAAGACGCACGAAATGCGGGCAGGTAGATAATGAAAGTAGGTGATTTGGTACAATGCACCGCGCGGCCCGGACAATCAATGGGGATTATTATCGCATACGAAGCCCATCCCGGGATGACCGGCCTATTGCCCCCGGAAGACTCCGAAGACGCGGGCTGGAGGATTATCTTTTGGTTTGGAAATGGTAAACGCCGAAACCCTGAGACTGTAAGAAAAGAACACATCCAACTCGTTTGCTGACATTCTCTTAACTTGACGGTTGAGGGTATTGGTGTTATCTTATATGTATAAGGAGAAAAAATGAAACTTTGGGTTTTACACGGAACATACGAGAGCGAAATGTTTACCTCGATCCACTTGACGGAGAAGGGTTGTGCGTTGGCGGCTATAGCTGATATACTGGACTTCTTGAGCGTCAGTGATGAAGAGTCTGCCCTGCAAGTGATGAATGAGTGCTATGCCTATCGCGACACCGATGGCGAGCAAACGGAAGCGTTTGAGTGGGACCACGATAAGATGAAGGAAATGAAGAGTAAGGATCTTTGGAAGATTTTTGGTGACTGGACTGAGACATGCTGGGAACGCATGTCAGATCGATCATACTACATTGATGCAACCCCACAGATGGTGCAAGCATGAGAGTCGGAAGTTTGGTACATAGCCGGCACGACCACGATCATCGAGGTATCGTAATCATGATTGGGCCTAAAGAGACTTCCATTGATCACGGCAAATCTGTTGCCAAGATTCAATGGTTTGACGGGGAGATTACTTTTGAATTTATTAAAATGTTGGAGGTTATAAGTGAAGCTAGGCGATCTTGTTAAGCAAAATGGTAACCTTGTTGTATTCAAGGGCAAAAAGACGCCAGATACAGGCAAGCGCACCGGCATTATAGTGGCATTGCATGATGGCTGGATGCCAGAAGAAGTCAGAGTGAAAAACCAAGGCTGGGCTACAAGAGTCGGCAGGAGTGTTGACGTTTTGTGGGATAATGGTCACTTATCTACAGGCTTCGCAGAAAATGCCCTTGAGGTGATTAGTGAAAGTTGGTGATCTAATATCTTTCAAGCCGATAGGGTTTGGTTTAGAAGATTGGTCCAACCCTAGCATTGTACTAGAAGAGTATGAGGCTCCCAATGATGGATTGTGGGTTGTATGGGTTGATGATATGAGATGTGTGATAGACGAAACAAACTATGAAGTTGTGTATTTAGATAAGGAGGTGTTGAATGAAAGTAGGTGATTTAGTGACGTTATCGTCTTATGCTTTACAAACAAATGACTTGCGTAGGTGGTCAAAACGGATCTGGATTGAGAAGCGCCCGCTCGTTGGTTTGGTTGTGCAGATAGAAACAATACCAAAGGTGTATTCTTGGACATCCCAGAATGAAAAGAAGAGATACTATGTAAAATGGATGCAGAACGACGGCCCACACGGCCGCTGGGGTAGAAGTTTTAACAAGGCCAAAGAAGATGCATATTTTCTTAGGAACGATTTGAAATATGTCAAAATAGGAGAGTTTGAATAATGAGCAGTGCGAATGAGTTTTTTAATACAGCAGGGTCCAACCGGAATCGGATGGTTGTATGCGCCGATGGGTTCAAGATGAGTGTCCAAGCTCATGTTGGCGCATATTGTTCGCCGAGGATCAATGGTGCCGACAGATACGAAGAAGTTGAGGTAGGCTTTCCAAGTCACGTAGAGGATTTGATTATGGACTATGCCGAAGAACCCGACTCTCCCACACAAACGGTGTACGCATACGTGCCTGTTCAAGTGGTAACTACGGTATTAGCAAAGCACGGCGGCATTGTTGACGGGGAGGTTCCGAGAGGTGTAGCACCCATCGGTGTACATTTTGTTGTTGACGATTAGTTGACAACTTAGACATTGACAACAGCCCGTGTGGGTGCTATATTATAAGTATAGAAAGGAGAAAAACATGAAGGTGGGAGACATGGTGAAAATCTGGGTTAATGCTGAGTGGTCCGAGATTGGTATGATCATGGAAATGGATAAGCGGACTTATCCCGAAAAGGTTTTTGTTAGAACAAATGATGGCCGTATTGTTGAGGGATACGATGACGAATGTGAGGTGATCAGTGCAGTTGGATAAAAGGGTCTTGTCTGAGATTAACGTGAGTGGATACGGCTCTGGTGAAAAAGCCTTCGGACCCGCTTTGATTGGATTCCGACGAGTGGATGAGACACTTTACGATTTTGTTAATGATCAGACACAAGAGAAAGTAGAGTTAAAAAAACAACAAGGAACCCAATGGTTTGATGGCTGGAAATATCACAATCTTACACAAGACGACCGTAATATCGTGATGATGTTTCTGGTTTACAAGAAAAAAACCGGTGTTGAATATGTTTGGTCTATTTCTCTTGGCGACTTTATTGATATTTTGTTGGAAGATGATGAGTATTCCCCCGATGGCTGGGAGGCTGACAATCTTGCCATCAAACATATGACCAAGCAGCGTTATAAAACCGAGCAGTCCAAACTGAAACTAAGCGTTAAAAAGTTTGTCAATAAGCATAGCGATCGTGGAACCTTTCACTATCAAAAAGCTCTTGACATTTAGTTGACAAGATGTGGGTTGCATTTGTACAGCCGGGTGTTATATTATAAGTGTAAGGAGAAAATACACATGGGTTATCGTTCAGAAGTTATCTTGGCAGTCGGACCAGAGGTTATGCCTCAGTTTATGATCACAATGGCAAAGTCACCACAAGCACGCGAGTTGTGTTGGGCGGATCATGATGAAATGATCAAAGACTACAACGACGAGAAGGGTGCATTCCTGTTCCGTTGGGGCGGCATCAAGTGGTACGATAACTATGAGTGTGTACAGGCCCTTGTAGACTTTATGGATTGGTGTGAGGGCGAGCGCATTGAAGTTGAGGGCAAGGAAGTCGATGCGAATGAGTATTACCGCTTCGTCCGTATCGGTGAGGAAATGGATGACAATGAGGTTCAAGGGTGGGGGTTTGACATCCACATCGAGCGTAGTGCAACGTATTAGTACCAGCCCGATCCGCGATTTTTTCTTCGCCAAAATTTTCCCTTTTCAGTATATTTAAGTACAGGACACAATGACAGAACGCGCAATCAAAGCAAGAATCAGCGAAATACAAGACTATCCGACCCTAACGCAATGGTCGCGTGGATTCTGTGAATCAATCGTTGACCAGATTGATCGCGGCCGCCGTCTTTCTGAAAAGCAAATGGAGGTTCTTACTCGCATTTTTAATGAGAACACACCGGAACAAGTTGCTAAGCTCAATGCATGGCCAGAGGAATATAATAAAAACTGGTCACAATGGGCTGATGTGTTGGCTTACTACTACCAACACAATCCCCCATATTTTCGCGATTTGGTTTCGGACATTCAGAATGATGTAGTTCCCCCGCGGCATGCATTCATGAAGATGGTTAGCAATAAGTTTGCCCAAAAGGTTATTGCAGAAGCAAAAAAGCAACCAAAGTACAAGATTGGCGATTATATGCTGGCAAATGCAGCATGCTCGTCTCGCGATTTGATTGCGGTTGATTCTGGCCGGCTTGGTCCACGCACACTCAAAGACTTCCGACTGCGTGGGGGCTTTGTTATGGCCATCACGAACTATGTTATTTCTGCCGCCAAGGGTTCAAAGCGTTATAAGATTCTGCCTGTTGGTTCAACGGTGGCCTTTTGGGTTGAGGAACGCCGGCTGAAGAAAGCCCCTAAACCAAAAAAGTCATGACATCTTCTTGACACGAAAAAACTGGCGCTAACCGCTTCGCGGTGTTATATTATATGTATGAAAGGGAGAGTTATGCAAGTCGGCAGTTTGGTTCGTGAGACTATGGATGGTAACATCGGTGTCATCTTGGCGTGGGAAAATGACGGCTGGCTCGTCAACTTCCCTAAGCATGGTATGGTGTTCCACATGTTGCCGAGACTCTTGGAGGTGGTTGATGCAAGTCGGTGATCTGGTTAGATGCACAACGGTAGACGGCAAGCCTGTGGGCTTGGTGGTGGAACGGTTCTTCTTTGTCAGCGAGCCAAGGACTCACACAGATATATTCTATGTCCTGATACCCGGCTATGAAGATCCCTTTCCGATTAGAACGAGACAAATGGAGTTAGTCAATGCAAATCGGTGATCTGATTAGCGTGAAGCTGCCAAGTATAGAGGCATACATCGGTATCGCTATCAAAGCCAATGACAGGGGCGACGTATTAGTGCGCTCGATGGATGGAAGGCTTGAGTATTGGGTCAACAGTTGGGGCGGGAAGGCGATCAATGCAAGTCGGTGATCTGGTGAGAGTTAAGCGAAGGGCTCCGGCACTCCAGCCTGATATAATCGGATTGGTCACAGAGCTAAAGTCTATTGGCGGCAATCGTGGAGCTATTGTTAAGCCATCTACAGCTTACCATCTTAGGTTTATGTTTGCGATGCTTCAAGATGTGGAGGTTATCAGTGCAAGTAGGTGATTTGGTACACATGCCCGGTGCTATTGAAAAAGCAACAGGTATCATTTTGCGAACAAAGCCTGATGGCATCAATCGCGGTACTCCAAGATTAGAGCGAGTTAAAGTTTATTGGATTGAAGATGCAGAAGCCTCATGGGAGCCTAAGAAATGGTTGGCGGTTATTAACCCAAGTCGGTGATCTCTTGACATTTGCTTGACACAATATCGCTTGCTAAACGCTGTCATCACGTTATATTATAAGTATAGAAAGGAGACAATATATGTCATACAATGGTACCGTAACCTGCTCCCACTGCTATCGTCAGGGACACAACAAACGTAAGTGTCCCGTACTCACAGAAGAAGTTAAAGATCGGTATATCGGCGCTACGTTGATGGCTGTGAAAGAACGCGAAGCCGGCAACGAAAACGATGCCCAGTGGTATGACGACCGCGCCGAGCATCAGCGTCAACTATATTTGAAGCGCACCAAGATTGATCTTGCTACCGGCGAGAAGGTTACCAACAAGGCATCCAAGGCAGCGCGCATGAAGAATGTGACTTGTGGATACTGTCACAAGACAGGACATACACGGCGCACGTGCAAGGCTGTTAAGGTGGATAAGCAGGTTTTTATTGAACAGACTCGCCGTGAGCGCATTGCCGCGCTTGAACATGCCGTCAACATGGGCATTGGCGTTGGCTCCATGGTGCCTATCCGTGCAAGTGGCTATGACTCTGGCGGTGAGTGGCGCATGCACAATCAACTCCGGTACATCAAGTCTGTGGACTGGGATGCATCTGTCGCACGTCAGTCAGCACTTGTCGTCTATCACGTTGATGCTCGTAAAATCGCGGACTCAAACCAACACCGGTGGACATCGCGTGACTCCCTTGGTAACCTTATAAAGGCTCTTGGTGAAGCTCGCGAGTATGCGCTCACCGTAGATGAGAGGCCGCCAATGGCATCACTTCTCCCCACTCTTGATCCTCCGGCCGGCTGGCTTGAGCCATCTGAGAAAAGCATGAAAGAGGCCATTCGCCGCGAGTTTCCGACGACCGGAAACAAGTTTAACAAGTCTCGCAACTGGCAATATAAGTATCCCGAAGGCGATACCCTTGAAGCTATCAAGGCTCTCAGCCTGCAAGAACACTATGATTTTTCTTGACATTCGCTTGACAACTCTCACCTTGACGGGTGAGGGTAAAGCGGCTATATTATAAACATGGCTGATTGGTGGAACGGTATACACAGGAGACTTAAAATCTCCCGCCCGTTTGGGCTTGCGGGTTCGAATCCCGCATCAGCTACCATCTTTTGGATAGGAACAAAAATGAACAATATATTTAGATATGCTATTTTTGCTGGGGTTTTTTACTTCGGTATCAACTGGCTTGCCGACAACCCCAAGAGGGTCAACAACATTCGCAATCAAGTCAACAGTTTAGTGCAAACTTTTTTGTAGTCTCTTGACATTTCCCTGACACGAAAATACTTGACGAAAAGCCTTACCGTGTTATATTTATAGAGTAAGGCAAAGAAACAACATTCATCTCTCTCGGAGAAAAACACCATGGCAGTAGACTTCACAACATTCCTCGGCACCGTTACTCATATTCTTGATGCGCGCCTTCCCGTACTTGTCCGCGGCCCACACGGCATCGGTAAATCCCAAGTGGTATACCAGATTGCAGAGCAGCGCAACCTGCCTGTGGTGGAGCGCCGTGCTTCACAGATGACTGAGGGCGATCTTCTAGGTCTGCCTGACACGGCTGACCTATCTGATGGCCGCAAGGCTACCACTTGGAACGCTCCTGACTGGCTTGTCACTGCTTGTACACAGCCTGTCATGCTCTTTCTTGATGAGGTTGACCGCGCAACTATGGAGGTTCGCCAAGGACTCTTTGAGTTGACTGATAGCCGCAAGATCAATGGGTGGAATCTTCACCCTGAGACTCTGATCGTCGCTGCCGTCAATGGTGGTGAGCATGGCGCTCAATACCAAGTTGGCGAGATGGACCCGGCAGAGCTTGACCGCTGGACTGTTTTCGATGTGGAGCCAACCACTGAGGACTGGCTTGCATGGGCGCAGGACAATGTTCACTCTGTTCTGTGGGACTTCATTAACCAGAACCGCAGCCACCTTGAGCATGGTGATGACTTTGAGCCTAACAAGGTTTACCCGTCACGTCGTAGCTGGAAGCGATTCAACGATACCGCTGCACCCACGGGTGCAATGGGTGAAGGTGGCGACCGCGATCTTCTGTTCAATCTGGCCACTGCTTTTGTAGGGTTTGAGGCTGCCGTGTCTTTGCGTGACTTCACAGAGAACTACGCTTGGCAAGTAACTATTGAAGACCTGCTTGACAATGGTGAGATCAGCAAGACTTCTGAATGGGGTATCAATGATCACTCTGCGATGATTGAGAAGATTTCTGCGGCCGATGTGCTGGTAGAAGACTTGCAAGAAGCGCAGATCCAGAACCTTGCTGATTACTTTGTGTCACTTCCTTCAGAAGTAGCTATGAAGTTGTGGACTGTACTCGGCGAAGCTGACAACACTACGAATGTTATTGCACTGCACAAGGCAGAGACATCAGAAGGCAAGCGCGTTAGCGACCACTTGGTGGAGATTCTTGGTGGCTCACAGTAGCGCCTTCAGGCCGCTCTTAAGGCCGCCTAGGCTTGGCGACTTGGTTAAGCTAACCGGTCTGGGCAGCCTAGGCCGGCCCTTCAAGGGCCATCACGGCATCGGTGTTGTCAACGACATTGTTCAGGCTCCTCATCGTATACAATACGAAGTTAAGTGGTTAAAGAGCGATGAACTTATGATTTTTCATGAAGAGGACTTATTGATTATTTCTGATGTGGACTGATAAACTTAAAATAGGTGATCTTGTATGTTCGCGCAGCGACAATAAGCCTGCTATCATCCTTGACACCGCAGAAACTGCGCGCGCCAAGTATGGCGATCTGGCCAACAAGCGCATGGAGTTCAAGTTACACATTGACGGCCAACAGGGATGGCTGGATGAGGTTAAACTTAGAGCCTTGTATAAACTTCCTTGACATTTGCTTGACACAATATCGCTTGCAAAGCACTGCCAACACGTTATATTATAAGAGTAAGGAAAAGAACAATGACTGACGATACCAAAAAGCCCTTCAATCTCAACATGCACACCGCTCGCCTGCTTATGCGCGAACCGTTCTTTGCCGCGCTCTCGCGTCGGATTGATAAGGTGGCCACCACTTCTATTCCAACTGCTGGCGTGCGTGTCAACAAGGAGCGCGCCCAGTTTGAGCTTTTCTATAACCCGGTATTCTTTGCTGCTCTGTCTGATGACCACAAGCTCGGTATCCTCATGCATGAGTTTTACCATATTATCTTTGAGCATGTGACCAAGCGCCTGCCGGCTGATGGTATCAGGCGTATTGATAATATCGCCATGGACTTGTCTATCAATGGCCTGCCAGAGATGAAGGGCAAACTTCCCTGTGAAGCTGATCCCGGCCCCATCCTTGAGGGTGCTACCGAGCCGATGAAGGGCGTTATGCCGGGTGAAGGCCCATTTAAGGATCTGCCAGCATGTCAGACCTACGAGTGGTATCTGGTTCAGCTTGAAAAGATGCAGAAGGAAAACGAGGAGAAGCAAGGTGAAGGCGAGGGTGAGCCTGGAGATGCGTTTGGTGATGCTGACTCACTTGACGACCACGATGCTTTTGGCGATTCTGGTGATGCAACTGTCAATGAGATTGCCAAGGAGCGTCTTAAAGAAGCAGTCAAGAAGGCAGCCGAAGAGGCTGAAAAGTCCCGCAACTGGGGTTCAGTCTCGTCTGGTGTGCGGCGCGATATTATGGATCGGATCTCATCAAAGGTTGACTGGCGCAAAGTTCTTCGTTACTTCGTCAAAACAAGCCAGCGCGCTGACAAGCGTAGCACGCCGCGCCGACTTAACAAGCGATTCCCAAAGGTTCACCCCGGCAAACGTGTCCGTCGTCACGCTAAGATTGCGATCAGTATCGATCAGTCCGGCTCTGTTGACGATGGCATGCTTGCCGCATTCTTCTCCGAGCTTAACAAGCTGGCAGAGGTCGCGGAGTTCACTGTGATCCCCTTCGATACCCGCGTTGCCGAGGATAAGGTTTACACTTGGAAGAAGGGGCAGAGTAAGAAGACCGAGCGCGTTCTAACTGGTGGCACATGTTTCAACGCTCCAACAAAGTATGTCAATGAGCGCGGCTTTGACGGCCACATCGTTCTGACTGATCTGATGGCACCGAAGCCTGTTGCCTCCAAGTGTCAGCGTATGTGGATGACCACGAAGCAATATGCAGCGCGCCCTTACTTCTCGACTAATGAACGCATCATCGCCATTGATGAATAGAAGGCTAAACAATGAAAATGACAATCGTAATAGACTCCGACGACCGAGAAGGCATCAACGACGCACTAAAGATGGTGCGTATCATGCATGAAAAGTATGTGAGTACCGGCTCATATCACAAAGAATCGTTCGGGAAGATTGAGTTTATCAAGATGCTCCGCAAGTTTATGAAGGAATCTGTTAATCATCTGAATGATGAGGAATCTAATCAAGTCAAAGATATTGGCGACATGTATAACCTTCGCAACGCAAAGCGTTTCGCTGACCGTATCTTTAGAGGTGAGCGATGAAGCGCATTAAAAAAGGCGATCTGGTGAAGATGCACACGCATGACACGGGGCTTGTCGGCATTGTAGTGGACAGGCACCCTAAAGCCATTTCTACCACACGGCCACAAATAGGTATAATGTGGATAGGTGGTTCAGGTAAAGTAGACTGGGAGCCTGAACCATGGCTAGAAGTTGTCAGCGAGTCTTGACAACTTAATGCTTGACGATTAAACTATTTAATGCTATATTTATAGTATAGAAAGGAGATAAAATGTTTGAAAGTAATGTTCCCAACGTCACAGGGTCACTAACACCAATGGATGAGAGTCGCGAAACATGTGAGAATGTCATCACTTGCCTGATGGTAGCCTCGCAACTGGCTGAAGAGGAAAACGAAGTTATGCGGGATATTTTCCTGACAACGCTCTCAGCACTACCGCGTATAGCAGGTGAAGCATGAACGCGCTGGGGATCTATGGTAAGTCTCGCACAAATGACGGCGTGCTTGATGCTTGGAGGAACGGCGTAAGTGCGCGTAATCACAGGTGTTCTTTAACAAGCATATCATATCCAAATGGAAGCGCGGAGCTATTCAGCTATGACTTAAAGATCGGCGAACGTACTCCGGCTGGTGTCTGCATCATCGCCGACTTCACTGCACCAGCCAACGGCTTTCATTCTATGACAACTTCCTGTCACGTGAATCTCGCCAAGTACACAACTGGTGGCCCGGTGATCATGCACCCGAAGGTTTGGGAGTGTTCACCAATGAGCGATAGCAGGCCGTTTTGATGGGAGAGATAGTAAACCTTGACGAATACCGCGAGAAGAAGAAGGCCATGGCTGAAGCCAAAGCCGACGAAAACAAGTCTGCTCGTGAACTTCGTATGGAAGAAATCGTTTCAATGCTGGAGGACTTTTTTGAGCGCAATCCAGTTGAGATCAGCCCTTATTATGTATCAGGGTACGACGACTTCTGGTCAAAAGACATGACCGATATTTACCTCAACCATAGACCTTCCACGGAGAATGAAGATGACAACGAAGAATAAAACGCTGCCTATTGTGGTCAGTATGAACCCAATGCTTTACACCGATAGGGCCGGCCAGAAGTGGGCTGTGTCTGGTCAACATTGGGTTGAAGTGCCAGAAACCCTAACACTTGACCGGGTTGGTGAGTATATGATCGTTGAGGAACGAGAAGCACCGGCACAACCGGCTGACGTTACCTCATACGAGGTCCAAGGCAGCACTGGCAACACTTATACCGTGACCGACAACGGCGGCACGTGGACGTGTACGTGTCCCGGTTTTGGCTGGCGGCGTAAGTGTAAGCATGTCGATGCTCAAAGGGCCAAGGTTGCATAAATGAGATTTATAGTTCCACTGCTTTTAGTTGGCTGCGCAACACGCGCCAAGATGAACGGCACCGTGCTGGATGATCAAATGTACTTTGATCGGATGGTTCCTGTTGAGATTGTAAATGCACCAGACTCCGCAATGTGGGTAAAGCTCAATAAAAGACAGCTTAAGCACGTTAAACCGGGCGATAAGGTTATTTTCTATGTGAAGACAACCAAGGTTGAATATGAAAGTCGGTGATCTGGTGACGTATTGGTATCAGCGCCCACGCTGGCGTAAAGGTCAATCTGTCCATGTTGGCTTGATTATCGAGACAGGAAAGTTTAGTGGCAACCGTGACGTTAAAGTTTTGTGGACCAACGAACCAGAGCCACTAACCGAATGTAGTCAACATCTTTCACTTGTTGACAAGCCCCTGACAACTTAAACCTTGACGATCGCCCCTTCCGGTGTTATATTATATGTATAGAAAGGAGAAAGCAAATGCTTCAAAACCGCAACGGCATGATGGCCGCTCTTATTATCGCTGATCTGACCTGTTGGTCTGGTCTTATCTTCCTCGCCTTTCAATGGGCTAACTGCACGTGTGGAGCGTAAATGTCTGACGAGATTTTGAATATCCGAGTGACCGAGCGAGAGCTTGAACTGATTATGGATTTGCTTCATGAAGCCGGCAGCCGCGTTGATAGCAACGGCCAACCTGCTTTTGAACTCTGTCACGATCTGATGGAGCAATCTGGTCGCGTAGCTGACGATAGCTTGGAAGGCCGCACATTTACACTCGCAGAGGATGATATGATCCAGCGCGGTATGGATGCACGTGAAGAAGCGAAAATGCATAGCCGAGCAGCAAGCCGGCGAAACTTTAACCTGAAGGTCAAGGATAAACGACTTTCAAAAGCACAAACACATGATGTGTGGGATGCTAACGATCCAAGGAACTGGTAAGATTATGAAAGTAGGCGATTTGGTAAGAGTAAGAACAAAACACTATGGATCAAAGTTGGGTGTAGTTATTGAGATTGATGAGGATGGTGTTCACATCAAACCTCAAAAGCACCCGCGCAACATTATTGCCGGCGCTGCTGACGTAACCGTATTGGTAAGTGCGTGAAAGTCGGCAACTTGGTGCGAAGAAATCACTATGGTGCATCAAGCAAAGGTTGGGGTCCGGTTGGGATCATTGTCGGGCCTGCGCTGTCGCTGCCGAGCGACTGGTGGATCGTCGAGTGGGCTGCTGACGGAAAGCGCGAGACGGTGAGAAAAGAACACATCCAACTCGTTTACTGACATTTCCTTGACACAAATAGCCTTGCGTTTCACTCTCAGTGGGTTATATTATATGTATAGAAAGGAGAGAAATCTATGATCAAAGTCGGAAGCATGGTTCAAAGCAAATACAGGCTGAGTAGCGGTAAAGAGGGAAATCTTGGTGTGGTGCTACGGTTCCATGATGCGGTTCCCACGTTGATGCAGGTATTCTATCCGAAGACGCGCACAAGCGGCTGGGTTAAAGATGAAGACATGAAGGTGGTAGCATGAAAGTAAAAGCAGTAATCAAGAAAATCAAAACTCACTTCAAGAAGCAAGGTATTGATATTGATGTAGAGTATAACGGAACGCGCTGGAGTTTCCAGCATAACGGCTATGTTGGTTCATTCCTGGCTAACGGAGCGATGGCAAGCGATACGGCTGCTCAACTTGAGGCCGACGCCTGCAACTTCCACGTTCGCCGCTGTGATGACTACTCAGATATGCAGTCTGACTATTTTGCCGGCTCATTCCGTGACAACGCGACTCAGATGATCGAGTCCCTACTTCCGAAGCCACCAAAGTTTAAGGTTGGCCAACTGGTGAGAGGTAAAACCAACAAGCGCGCAACCCGTCAAGGCTACGCCGGCAAGGTTGGGCTTGTGATGGCAGAAGGCGGCTGTGGCTTCGCTCGCATCGCTTGGATTGGTGACATGTCAGATAGTAAAAGATTCGGATGGCCGACATTCCCAGAACGCGATCTTGAGGTGGCAGGATGAGAGTAGGTGATCTTGTTAAGTGGCGGCGCGATCAGTTCCGCAAATCAGCGCCTGTGGGCGTCGTTGTCAAAAATGCCGAGAGCCACCAATGGTCAACCGTATGGTGGATGATCCTGTGGTCGAATAGTAAAACTGAAGTTATTAGTGAGCGAAACTTGATGGTAATCTCTTGACATTTCCCTGACACGATCTTGCTTGCTTTTACCTCTCAACGGGTTATATTATATGTATAGAAAGAAAGGAGATTATTCTATGGCTTCACAACTCGACACCGTTACTCTTTGGGAGACTGCCCGCGAGCAGTTTATTGATCTTATCCTTCCGATGATTCAAGAGGATGAGCAGAACCTTGGACACGTTGATATTCCAGCGCGCTCCGAGGCTTGGAGCAACTTCGTTGATGCGCTCCATTACTCCGGTAGTATTAGCGACTGGCAAGTGAGCAACTGGGAACACCCCGATTGCTGCAACGACTGACATTCTCTTGACAACTTAGTTGTTGACTTACCCCCACATTTCTGGTATAATGGTTATACCAAACAAGGAAAAAAGACTATGACATACCGACTGACATTTGACATTACCGCCCGCAACGCCGATGCTTCGGAACTGCTCGATCGCCTGATTGAGTTCCAGCAAGAGCTTGTAGACGAGATCGAAGAAGATGAGGATTGGAACGGCAATATCATTGAGAATGTGGGTGATGAAGATACTTGTAGTGTTGAGTCTATTGACTAGTCCCTGACATTCTCTTGACAACTTAGTTGTTGACAATCACCTGCTTTTAATGGTATAATGGTTATACCAAACAAGGAAAGAACATTATGAAACTTCGCGGACAATCCAACCTTCACCCTATCGCCCTTCACTTGGTATCGCGCGAGTTTTGCCAGACAATGATCAGGGTCAATGCTCTGATGCTTTTCTCTCTTATCCTCTTGTCACAAACTACCTGACATTCTCTTGACAACTTAGTTGTTGACTTTCCCCCATTTTTAGTGTATAATATAGTATATCAAGTAAGGAGATATATCAATGCCAACATCATTCAGCCTCGACCAACTCACTGACTCTAACGACAACTTTCGGTATCGCCCTGACCCGATGATTAACAACATCGAAGTCACGTCAAGCCGTAAGAAAGCATACAAGCCACTGCCCGCACCGCCAACTCGTCGCCAACTCACCGGCTGGACTGTTGAGCAAGTTGGTCCTCAGATGTGGCGCGTATTCCGCAACTCCACAACGCAGGGCAAGCAAGCCGTCATTGACTACAACACACCAGAAGGCGCGCAGTCTTTTGCTGATGGCTGCAACGGTGAGCATAAGAACCCCACCAAGATGAGCGCAGCCAGCCTCCGCAACAAAGCCAAGGAACACCTTAGCGATGAAGAGAAGGCCGATCTTGCTGCGCTAGCTGCTGGTGAGGGCATCTAAATGAACGACTTTCTTGGAATCCTCTTTTTTAGTCCGCTCTTGCTCCTTGCCTTTGGGCTTGGTATCGCAATCGGCGAAGCTATCCTATAATCACACCTAACCCGTAAAGCGCAAAGCGCGAGAGGTAAAGTAAAGAAAATGAAAACCCCCAACTCCATAGTGCCGAGTGCTGCGACGGGCCTGTATGTGTCGCAGAGTAAGATGTCCAACCCTAACCCTTGAGGTTAAAGATAATGAAGATCCTACAGTAACGGCTATAAGAGGATTAGCCACCCTCATGATAACGCGCTGGAATAATAGGAGAGCCGCCAGCCTTATAAACATAGAAGCCAGAGCAAACTAGTCGAGTAGAGCGCGACCATAAACAAAGACTCTACTTCTCCTTTATTGCTGAACAGTGATAAACGGAACTGGGCCGCCGCAAAGATCCCTCTTTTATTATGAAATACTATATCTCTCAAACAATACTTAAAATGGTTGAAGGCCGTTTGAACTTTCGCGAAGTCGTCATAACTCGCGCGGATTCAAGAGTAGGCAAAGACTCAGCGAGACTACAAGATGTTAAACTATTCAAGTCAAAGCTGGAAGCGTTGGGTATTGAGAACCTACATGTAAATGCATACGAGAAGAAGCGTTACAATAAACTCGTGAGAGAACAGAATAAACATAGAAAAGAAGTTAAACTAACAGTTGCTGATATTGCTGAGATGACGAAACAGGCGGTTGAAGCTGACGTATTAGCCAAGGACTGTGAAGATGTTTAAGGCCGGAGAACTCATAAGTAAATATAATATAACTAACAGCGCAAAGGGCTATTGTGTTGTAGTAGACAAGGATGAGAATAACTATACATTATATAATAACTCTCTTAAATGCATACAGACGATTGCTATACCTGTAGTAGATGGCCTGTATAATCCTATAGTGGCTGTTGGTGGTTAGTGTTATGTGCGTAGTTATGTGTCAGACAATGCGGTGTGTATTATATTGTTCTGTTTTAATGTGACTGTTTGTGTGTTTAGATTTAATATATAGACCCTTACACACTGTTTGTCAATGTGTGAGTTCATGTGACAGGAAAGATGCAGTATATCAATGACTTACAATGCCGTGTATCACCAACGATTCCAACTACTTATGCGCTTGACATTCTTTTGACATGTGACAGCTTGACTTAACGCGCGAGAACTGGTATAATATAATCATAGTAAGGAGAGAACTATATGACCATCGACGACATTGCCGGCAGCCTGATTATCACCATCCTTTTTATCGCAGTGATGGCGCTGTGACCGCATCACACTATATACGACACACTACATATAGTGTCTGCTTGTGCGAGTGATAGGCAAATCCCCCTGTCTCAATACATATGCGACACTACATGTAGGGATTGGCCGAGAGTAAAACAAATAAAACACTATGATTGTATGCCGAGAATAAAGAACATAATAAATAAGGTAGGTTCAAAGTCCATTATCATTGCAGCCTATACACCAGTCGTGTTGTTTATATACGTGTATGTATTATATGACGGATGCAAACACTATGTTAAACATACCCGACGATAATTGACAGCATGCTGACATATCTTTTGACAGGAGCTTGACAGGAGGCGGGGGTACCCCCCTACCCCCCCACCACCGGAATGTATGTCTCTATGTATCCGGCGTGCGTCTGGAGGCCGACTAAGTACGTTCACGATACGGCTGCAGATTTCTGAGTTTAAAAAATACGCCAGTAAAAATTTCCCAGATAATTACTTATGTGGGCATCGATGATTACAATATACATCTAGAAGAACTAGACGTGGGGGACTTGGTTACGTTTTGTGGGTATAGCTATACACCAGACTTCATGATTTATGATGAGGCCAGGGATGGGTCACTGGGTGTTGTAATAGAAAAGAGCAGTTCCACGGCAGGGTATACGGGCGGCTCAATATATCGTACGTATACAATATTTTGGTTTAAAGCGGCTAAAAAAACGACTGAGATACGTGATCACTTAAGGCTAACTTGCCAATGAGCACGCTTAACAATAAAATCAAGAAGGCGAAAGAAACGAGAGTAAAGTTGGGGGATGTTGTGACTTTCACTGTCATGGAACCGTTCGTTAAAAGCACGTCATCATGGGGCACCATCGTAGAAATCGTGGAAAGGGGGATTACAGGTCGCTACGTGCTGTGTGGAATAAAGTGGTTCAACAAGACGCCCGATATAAAGGGCAATTTATCGTACCATTATGAAAGCGAGCTTGTGCGATTAGACGAAAAGCTCGCCTATGACGCCCTTGGAGCTGCGATGGTGAAGAGTCCATAAGCTGTGGCTTACTAATTGCACGTTAAAGGTGGTTTAAATCGCTTATACTGCCTTTTCTGTGTTGGTTGTGTTAGATTATGCTGGTTCACTGCGTTCTGCGATTGTGAGTGAATTGTAAGTATTGTAAGCGCAAAGGAAAATTTTACGGAAGAAACTGCGTTTGGCGAACTATTTAAAAGTGGAAAAATTTTTGGTTTAAATAAACATGAAACTTACAACAACAAAATTAAAACAACTCATTATCGAAGAGCTTGATAATGCTGATAAAGCGCAAATCAAAAAAATTGCTGCTAAAGAGGCCGAGGCCGCCATTAAAAATGCTGATCTCAAGGCGATGATTGAAAAAGAGGTTAGAAAAGAGCTTGATTCTTCCGCTACAAAAGAACAAATTGGGGATGTATCAAAGAAAGTTCTCAAAAGGCTGTATAAAGACTTGTCCTTACAACATCCTTACATCATTGATCGCATAAAAGTCTGATTATCTCACTAAACAAGGATGAAAAATTTTTTTAGAGAAATGAATTCGTTATCACAAATAATTCTTGTTGTGGTGTCTTTGGCCGGCACTATCTTTAGCGCCAACCATTTCCCGGTTTACGTGGCGCCGGTGCCGCATGCTATGCCTTTAAACAAAAGTCCGGTTGTTGACACTCCACCGCCGGATTTGTATCCTAAAAACGAGTGCAATTTTGGTACTTCTTCTAATATTGCTAGCAAAAAAATCAAATATTTTACTTATGACTGTGTGCAACCAACTAATAATTGGCTCCTGATAAGCATATCCGAAGCTAATTATTATGATGTATTACGCAAATAGATATTATCCAGATGATCTACACGCAGGAATGGTTTTCAAGGACGTCATGAGTAAAGATATAGGTGTTTTGGTCACACGGCACAACGTTATGTCCGATTGGGAAGATTCCGAACCGGTTTGGGCTTGGGACATTTTATGGACTGGACCCTGTACCGATAACACCAATAGAAATCAAGTGTATACTGAAATTGGTTTACTTGGTATGATTAATGCTGGAAGAATGGAGCCATGTAATGTTGAAAAACCAGAATGACTTGGAATTGTTGCGTGCTGAGGCAGAAAAGGTTACATTGAATGTCGGCGATATTATTTTTGATCATATGGCAAATATAAAAGGCACTTTGGTGAATCGTATACATCATATTGATATGATCAAGGATGATGTATATCTTTGGGAAGTAAAGCTTTTTAAGAACAATAAGCCTGATTCGGAAAAAGTTAACACAATCATGGAAGAAGAGGGACTGAAATTCTCTATCGCCATAGGAACAGTGGAGTGGCACTCAGTTGAGCAGAATGAAAGAATACCATAGCGAAGATGGTTTCCATATTACAGAAAATGGGTGGATGAGTTCCTATAGTGTAGGCGATCTTGTTAAAGTTAACAAAAACAAATTAGGCATTGTCTTACATAAGGCGATAACGCAACAAGAAACAATGTTTCCGTATGTTCGTGTTTTAATCTTAAATGAAAATCTTATTTTTGATTATGGCTTTACTTCGTTAGAAATAGTTTCTAAAGCATAAGGTAATCTAGTTAATGGAGTAAGCAATTAAATTATAAGGGGCAAAAAATGAAAAATTTATTATTGTTTGTAGCTATGTTAATGGGGGCTACACCGGTAGAGATACCTCAAACAAACAACACCAATGAGTCTTCTGCTGTTATTGTTGAATCTGTCAACACTTCTTTTTCAAAAGTGGAATTAAAAGTTAGGGCCGCGGCCGTAAAAGTCTTAGCTAATGGCGGGCACGGATCCGGTTCTTATTTAGTACACAAAGGATTTTATTTTGTCCTCACAGCGCAACATGTAGCTGACGGACCTTTGGGCACCAATTATACTGTTGCGAAAGGCGAAGAATACAAACAGACAACTTTAGTTTATTCAAGTGCAAAGGATGATATAGCAGTATTATATGTTGCAGACAAATTTAGATTTTTTGAGCCAATGAAATATAAGCCAATGAAAAATATAGCTGACATATCTGATCGTATAACATATTCTGGCTTTCCGTCCTCTCATAAACTTATGACAATTCGTGGTCGTGTCGCTGGTTATGAGGATAAACCAGATTCTGGCAAGCAAATAATTTTGCACACCTATGGTTGGTTTGGGTGTTCAGGTTCAGTAATTTATAACAAATCTGGAGAAGTAGTAGGCGTCCTATGGGGCGTTGATGTTGAATATTATCCCAACATTGCAATTGTAGAAGATATGATTTGGGTGGTGCCAGTACAAAAACTAGATATTGAAAAGCCAATTAAATTAATTTGTAAATACAACAAGATGAAATTCTGTTAAAATAAAACTACTTATACACACATAATAGGATTATATAATGTCAGACTTAAAATCAATTCTCAACGAAGAATACAGCAAAAAGCAAACAACTATAAATATGGAAAGTTTGTTAGAAATGGTAGCAGAGGTCATGGAGCTTCCCATATCACAATATCTGGTGCCAGATGTTATACAAGAAAAACAAAAAGGTAGAAAGTCTCAAAAACTTACCATTGACCTTATTCCTACTCTTCCAATCACTGAGATTGGGTGGGGTTCTTTAGCTACTCCTGACGGTGAAGGGAAGGAAGTCAGAACTGCGGCTGGCCAGGACTTAGCACAATTCCTTAACAACATTGCGCCCGGCGGAGAATTAAGTTCTAAAATTGAAGCGTTGAACGCTTATTACGAAAATCCGGTGCCCGAGGCGCAAGGAGATACTCCGGGACAGCAGATTAAGAATGTTATTTCTAACCTTGTATTTTATAAAACTTTGACTAATATTATCACCAACTTTAATGCTTCATCTGCAGGCTTCGCTTTTGAATCCTTTTTGGCTGTACTTCTCGATGCTGAAACTGGAAAACAAATTCCGGCTGGCGGTGCCGGCACTATTGCCGATATCGTGATCAGCCAAGGAGGTCGACCGATTTCTCTTAAACTCTATAAAGAAGGTTCATTGAAAGTCGGCGGTTCTTATAAACAGTTGGTTGATGATTTAACAGGCAAAGGTGAGATTGATGCAGGCTTTATGGAATATGTTGTTGTAACAAAAGATTTGAATGGTAGTGGCCTTGAACAAACAGGTAAACTAAATTTCTATGCCTTCAATTTTACTAGAGACAACTTTATACAAATTCTCGGCCTGAAGCCAAAAGAATTAGACCTTATTAAAATACCGACAAAGTTTTCGGAATCAATTGAGGACCTGCGCGCTGGTCTCCAAAATACTGGGCCAGGCGGCTTGGAAGATTTTCTTACACTACCGGCCGCTACTTTTGTAGATTTAAAACCAGTTGTTGACGCATTTATAAATATAGCAAACGAACTAGCTGCAGCGAAAGGAATTGAACCAGCCAAGATGAATCTTGCAGCTGAATTAGCTAACATTGTAGATATGAAAGACTATACTTTTGTAAGCAATAATAAACGATTTGGTTATGTAAACTTTCCTGTAAAATTGAAAAACCAAATGCTGGGTCAAATGGGACTAGAAGATGCAGAGATTGCTGTAATCAATCAGATAATTGATGTGGCTTATCAAAAAGCAACAACTGCTCGTAAAAAAGCTGGTGCAAGAGGGTCCGCGAGAGCAGAAAAGTTTAAAGAACTTAAATTTATGCCCGTCAAAAAATCATTGAAAGTACTTGAAAATCTGAAACAAGATCCTCAGCTCTACAATATAGCACTGCAGACTTCACAGGGTTATCTGAATAATAAACAGTTTGAGTTGTCGAAAGGTCAGTTAACTAAATTACCCAGTATAGCAGACCAAAATAATCTTTTTCCCTATGGAGATCAATTTGAAGTTGGTGTTATTAATATTGGTGCACAAGGGTTACAAGACATGTTAGATGCGTCTGTTGGGGCTGTTAATGACCAGATTTTTAGTATTTTTAGAGATCTTAAAGACTTATCCTCAAACTTAAATGCTTATGTGGCCGGTGGCCTTGAAGACGACTCCCTGGCTGGTGAAGCTAAGGCAGATGCAGAAGATATAGCTACTGGAACAGAAAAAGTAAGAGATAGTGATTAAATCTTAAGCTTAAACATACTATTTAAGTCAGTACCTTGAGGATTAAAACTACTATGGACGATCTATACGGCCCGTTAGACGAGAAAAAGAAAAAACGCAAAAAGGCCGGATCTGAATCTAGCAAGGAATCGTCTTTAAGAGATTGGTTTGGTAGAAAAGGCGCCAAAGGCAAGAAAAAAGGGTGGGTTGATTGCAATTCACCTGATGGAAAGGGTGGTTATAAATCTTGTGGACGTGGTTCAGGAGAGAAACGTAAGAAATACCCTGCTTGTAGACCAACCCCGGGCGCTTGCAAAGAGCGTGGTAAGGGCAAATCATGGGGTAAAAAAGCTAAAAAGAAATCTAAGAAAAATGAGGAATTATACATGGATTTAGAGCAAATTATCAAAGAAGAACTTGAAGCAGTGCTTGACGAAAAGCGCAAGAAGAAAAAGAAGAAGAAGAAAAAGTCATCTGGTAAAAAAGATGCTTGCTATCGCAAGGTAAAATCACGCTATAAAGTGTGGCCATCTGCTTATGCTTCTGGTGCTCTTGTTAAATGTCGTAAGGTTGGCGCTAAAAACTGGGGTAATTCTAAGAAAGAATCTCTTGAAATTATGATTGAGGATGAATTGACTCAAGTTTTGCATGAAGGCTTTTTAGATAAAATTAAATCTACTTTGAGTGGTGACTCAAAGAGTAATCAAAGTAGCGGACCACAGGCCGGCCGGGATATTGCAAACTATTGGATTGAACCAGCAGACGGTATGCCACACGGATATTTAAACTACGTAGATGTCCTAGGCCAAAGTGAATCTGGCGTTCAGGGTTCATTTCAGAACGTTCCTGGTTGGTTAACACCTGATATTGCAAAAAAACACGCAGCAGAAATTGCACGCCAATTAAATAAACCTGTGACTGATATAACCAAAATAAAATCAAATGAGGTTGAAGAACTTGGTAAGGCATTGGTTGGAAGTTTAAATGAGGGAAAAAAATCTAATTTAAAAGCAAAAGTTATAAAAGCTTTACGCGATGAAGGTGGTGCTGCTGGTATGGACGCACTGAAGACACATACAAAGGCGTCAAAAGAAGAAATAAACAAGATTATAGACTCTTCGAACAATATAAAAGTCCACGAAGATGGTGATATTATCTTAATGGACAGCTTAGAAGAGAAAAAAAAGAAGAAAGCTTGTAAGCCCTCCAAAGGAAAACGCTTTGCTAAGCGTGTAAATGGTAAATGTCGCTCATTTGGCCAAAAAGGACAAGCAAAAGGTGGTGGTGATCGTATCAGGCCCGGCACAAAGAAAGGTGATGCATACTGTGCTCGGTCAGCAAAAATTAAAAAGTGTAAGAATCCGCCATGTGCGAATGCATTATCACGTAAAAAGTGGAAATGCCGTGGTTCTAAATCAATGAAGGAACAAGATGAAACTATTAATTGAAAATTGGCGCCGATACTTATCGGAAGAAGTAAAACTTACTATATCAAAAATTACGGATTTGGTTTGTCCGGAGGCTACTCAAGACTTGGAGCTAAATACAAAAAACCGAGATTCTGCTATCAAAGCTGAACACATACAATATGGCCCTTTAAATGTTGATGAACCCGCTGATTACTGGGTAAAAATAGCAGAATATTGGAATACGACCCCCGAAGCTGCAACAAAGTCAGTTTGTGGGAATTGTGTTGCTTTCGATGTATCTCCTAGAATGAAAGAATGTATGCCTGGTGAGACTTCTGATGAAGATGGAGTGTTGGGGTACTGTTGGATGCACCATTTTAAATGCCACAGCGCAAGATCTTGCAGAACATGGGCTAAAGGTGGCCCAATTGAAACTGATTCAGTCTCGGCAGATTGGCAAGAGCGCTCAAACACTGAAAAAGAAGAATAAAAAATGACCAATGATGAACTAATCCTGTTAAAAACAGCAAATTTGCTGGACACTTTACAAGAAAAGTGCTGGAAAGGTTATAGGAAAGCCGGCCTAAAGAAAAAAGGTAACCGCATGGTGCCTAATTGTGTCAAAAAAACCAAAAGGAAGAGACGTAGAAACGAAGATCTGTATTCTTCAGGCGAAAAAGTGCTTCGGGAAGTCACCGAAGACGAGATGCGAGTACTTGAGGACGTATTAGACGACCTAGATCCAGCTAATTTGCCCCTAAACGACCTTTTTAGTGGCAAAATGCGTGTTGTTATACCATTTCCGACCACTGACCCGTCTACAGAGCTTGGAAAGTTCGCAGAATTCTTCAGATCTCAAGAATATGATGTAGATTGGGAGAAAGGTATGGTGTTTGCCGAGCGAGATTTACGTACAGCCAGCGATATCTTCAATACTTTGGGTGATCAGCCCGTCAAGAAGAAAACCAAGAAGATTCAGATGAAAATTGGCAAGCTTTTCTCTAAATTGGCTGATTTAAGCCGAAGAAAAGACGCATTATACCAAAAAGTCTATGATCACTTGGATGGTATTGATTATAAAGGCCCAAATGGTAAACCAGTTACTAGTTCACACTATGTTACAAAGCAAATGCGTAAAGCTGCACTTGATGAGAAAGAATTAGAAAATTTTGAAAGAATTAGTGACCAAATTTACTTATATATCGTAAATCCGGGCGTTGCAGGCCCCGCGGGCTATAATTTAACTGATCTAGCCACTGAATACGGCGAATATTGGAAAAAGAACGCCGGATACATCAAAAAAGAGATAAATAACATCGATAATGACAAATTTTCCATTATTATCACTCGACACCCGATAGATGTGCTCAGAATGAGTGATTTTGACGAGATTACCTCTTGCCACTCTCCAGCTAGTCGCTCAAATGCCTATCAATCCTACTATAAATGCGCTGTAGCCGAGGCTCAAGGCCACGGAGCCGTAGCATACGTGGTTGAGACAGAAGACCTTCTGAGCGCCACTAACACGGGTAATATTGATAGTGCAGAGCAAGAAATCCAAGAAGGTGAGATATTTGCTGACGATAAACGTCCATTTACCGGCGATATTGAGCCAATTTCTCGCACACGCATCCGTCATGTTAGATATTATGAAGGAGATGAGCCTCCAAAGCGTTATGATGATGGCCAAGACGTTGGAATGCCTGAAAAACGAGTGTATGGTGCGGATATCCCCGGTTTAGCCAATCAAGTTACTGACTGGGCAAGATCAAACCAAGAAGAAGTCATACAAAACATGCCCAAAGAGGGTGATAAGATTGATTTAAGCAAATTTATGATTTTTGGTGGTTCTTACGAAGATACTGCGAAGGCATCAGGTCGTGCTGTATTAATGAAGCAATTGTTGGGTGACAAAAATATTGAATTTGCTGGTGCGATGCGCCAGAACACAGACACCGAGGAAACTTTGGACGCTGATTTAATTGGTGACGTGATTGCACAATACAATGGGCAATGCGAACAAATAATGAATGATTACAACGACAGAATGGCTCAAACATATACCGACTACGAAGTTGGTGATGACGGCGGCGATGGGGCGTTTATTAAACCTTTTGCAGCTTTTGTTGCCAAATGGGATGTAAGTGATTGGAAAAGACTCCCAAGCAATGCGGAAGAAGTTGTATGGAACTCAGTTGACGAGTTAAATAATATATTTGGTGATATATTTTTTCCGTCTGATGTTGATACTCCCACAATCCGTCGTGTCAGAGATGAAATAACGTTATCCATACAAGTTAATTTTGAGCATCCCGACATTTATGGTGGTTCATATATGGCCCTCCCCGAAGAATATCAAGAAGCGCTTCAAAAAGTTGATGCTATAATTGATGATAGAAGAGATGCTTTAGAAGAAATCCTCACTGGTTACTTCAAGCGCGAAGGACAAATGGAAGGTGGCGATTACATCAATTTAGCCATGGCGATTGACGACGGCAATCTCACTTCATATGAATGGGATCTAGAAACTGACGGAGATTACTCCGATTCGTATGAGTCTACCGCAAGATACTCTCACTATTACGATCCAGAAGATTTAGGATTAGGCATGGAAGTGCTTATGCAAATTCTTGATTCTCGCGACTTTAAAATTGAGTTGAGAAAGCAACTTTTAGATGCGCCAAGAAAAGAACAGAACACTCAGTATTACTTACAAATGAACGCCACAACAGTGGAACACGCTGGAGAGGCTAGATATACCGCTATATTCTCGATTAATGCCGATGAGCCCGATATTATGACTGGATTGTTCCAAGAGCTTGTAGAGGGTGAGATGGACGACGAAGACAACCTTAACGTGGTATTTAACAGAGTGTTGGCTCAGTTTATCAATGCTCGCCAACCATCGTTTATGCAGACAAATGAAAGTATAGTTAAAACATGGAAAGGATTCTTAAATTCATGAGCAAATATATGCAAGACCCAGATTTTCTTTTTAGCGTTTTAACTATGATGGTAAAAAAGAATGGTGGACAAATAATAATCACTGAAGAAGAGATGAAAAATGTTTCCAAAGGTGATCTAATTGGCATGTATTTTGAACCAAAAACAGGAAATTTAATACTTAAAGAAGTTGATCCAGAAGATATGTTAAAAGCAACAACTATCGCAAGTGATAAAGCAGATAAGGTGTATGATAATTAAAATGATTGATAATTTTAGAAAATTAAATATCCATTTTGATGCCGCGGCCTTAAGAGGGGCTTATGAATATGCTGTCACCAATATTGGATTTAGTGGAGATCTAGTAAATTGTATTAGTATTATAAGCACTGAAGCTGGTTCTGCTGAACAGAGGGGGGTTTTTTGGTCAAAAAATGATGACTATGAGGAAATTCAAATTGAAAAACAAGTCAATGAAGAGGCCTATAAAATTTTCGTACCTATTCTGATGAATACTTATTTTAAAAACGTATATGATACACTTTCTAAACATTATAGATTAGGCCGGGTCAGAGTTTTAAAACTAGACAGCAGAGCTTGTTTGAGTTATCATAGGGATCCGGAGAATCGTCTTCATATACCAATAATTACAAATCCTGGGTCTTTGATGATTGTTAATAATGAAGTACAGCATATGTTAGCAGATGGTTCAGTATACTACATGAAAACTACTGATTATCATACAGCTTTAAATGGGGGCGACAAACCAAGAGTGCATTTAGTAGCTACTATTTTAGATGAAAATAAAGAAGAAGAATTATACGAAATTTACGGAGGAGAATAAAAATGAATATGTTGTTTCAAAAATTAAGTTTATACTTAAAAAAATTAGCAGACCTTACAATTGGCAGATGTTGCTGTTGTTGTGGATGCTGGAATTCTGCAGAATGTGGAGATAATTGTGCATGAAACTCCTACTTGAAAATTGGCGACAGTATTTAAACGAAAGCAAGAACTCATCTCACTACGGTGATTTGTATTTGTTTGAAAATGATACAGTTACTAAAACATCTTTTTATGATGCTCTCAGTCTTTTGAACGAGAGTGAGTCCGCCATAGAAACATTCCTTGAGAACTGGGAACGCTCTGTTGACTATCATATCGAACAAATAGATGAGGGCGCACTGGCTGATATGGCCAGCAATCCTGTTTTGTATCTCTCGACTCAAGCATTCATGTTAATAGACAGAATGAAAGAAAAGGCGGCCAAGTATGCCGGCAAGATTCTTGGAGTTGTCGACAAGATACGAAGCTTTATGCAACGCTTTGAAGAAAAAAATCCAACACTTTACAAGATAGGCTCATTTGCTATTAAAATCATTATAGCAATGTTGGTTCTTTATGTTATAAACCACATTTTCGGCGGTGGTGACGCCATGGCGGGAGATGTTATGTCTAGACCAACAATGGATTTGGGTACGGGAGAGATCAGCCAAGAAATAATAGCTAACAAGCAACAGTTGTTAAAAATTGGAGAGGCCGCATCACAAGTTGAGGGTTTACAGGATATTGGTGGGGGAATACTTCAGATCGCAAATGCGCCAGAGGATGTCACCGCAGGAATTGGCCAAGACATTGGAGGTAAATTACTAAAAGTAATTGAAAGCGGTGTTGCGGCCTTAGAAAAAACGGAAGCTAAGGCGCTAGCAGATGCCGCGGCTAAAGCAGCTAAAAATTCAATCGAAGCAACGTCTACTACGTTTAGCAATCCAGAAATGATAGCACAACAAAAAAAGATGGCTGATGCCTTAAAAGTTAGTGGACTGTAATGAAACTCCTACTTGAAAATTGGCGCCAGTATATAAATGAAGCCCACGGTTTAGAGACAACTTGGGATAGTGTCTCTATTAATGATGTTTTTAAAATCATAGGAAAAAGCTGTGAGGAAGGAAGGAAATGCAAGCATATGAAGGCATCTACTTTAAGGAATAACTTAAAAAACAAGCCAAGTGTCAAATTAGATCCAGACAGAGTTAAGAATGCCAATTATAAATTTCCGCTAATTGTTGTAGTTAAAAATGGCGAATATCAGTATATTATGGATGGAAACCATCGTGCTGCAGCAGCATTCTTTGCACTGGCACTAGAAGACGATGCAATCGTATCGGTTAAAGAGTTATATAATGAAGAATATAATAAATTGTTTGGAGTTCAAGATGAAACTCCTACTTGAAAATTGGCGGAAGTATTTGAATGAAGACTATGAACCCATCACAACTCTTCGTATATTTGACTTCGATGAGACAATAGCCCATACGAGGTCAGAAACACGTGTTAAGGCCCCCGATGGCTCAGAAGCGACCCTACGTGACCAGCAGGAGTTTGAAGAGTATATGAACGCAGCTGCCGCGAAAGAAGGGGTAGAAGCTTTTGATGCTGTGGATGCTTTGATGGACTTAGGTTATCAAATTGATTTAAGTGATTTTTCAATTGTAAAAGATCCCGATGAAATAAAAATTGTAACTGACATTATGAGAAAAACACCAACGGAATCTAAAACATATATCATGACGGCGAGACGAGGCAATTCTCTTGGGCCTATTATGGATTATTTAGATGAAATTGGGATAGACTCTTCTGAAGTGCGGCCTATAGCAACACAAGGTGAGTCCAAGGGAGATGTCATGGTCGCAATGATGAAAAATAAAATAATGCCCAACGGTAAATCTAATATAAATCGAATTGAATATTACGAAGATTCTCAAAAGAATATTGATGATGTGTTGGCTAAAGTATGCGATAACCCTGAAATAAATGATGTGAAACCCGAAGATTTTAAACTTGTTATCTATAAAGTAGTTGAAATTAGGAATGGCTATAAATTAGAAACGCGGACTTGCTAATTCACAACTACTTAAAGACGTGGAGGGTACACAATGTCTGATAATGGAAATGGGTGGGAAACCTACTCAAAACTAGTTTTACAACAACTAGAAACTATGGCTAACGGAATCGAAGGACTACGTTCAGAACTACAAGTTGTTAAAGAACAATTAAGTGAATTAAAAGCAAAAGAAGACCGAGTTCAAGATTTGAAAACTTGGAAAGAAAAGATGGATGATGTTGCTTCCCCTAGTCAGCTACAAATGAAGTTTGACGAAGTTGAAGAATTAAAAGAATTTAAAACTAAAGCAGTCACAATTTTTATGATTGTGCAAGCAATAACTGGTTTTCTTTTAGCATACAATCATATAATTTAGTTGCTAAATTTAATTGTTAGTGTTATGTTAAATTATAATGTTACGCAATAAGATTAAGCTAGGCGATATTGTTAGCTTATATTTTTCTGAAAATTATCAAAACATCAAATTAGGTATCATAACCGATTTAAAAAAAGACAATTTTATTGTAAAATGGATATGGTATGATAAATTATTTTTCATGGACGATGAACATGAAGTGTTTAATGATCTAAACAAACAATACTTACTAGCAGAGACACAGTATGATAGGAATGATTTGAATACTTGTCTAAAACTAGTGAGTTGTGGTTATTGATATGGCATGGAAAAATTTAGATGAGGAAAGATTGAGACAAATTATAAGACAGATATCTGGTAAAACACCCAATCCAGACGATAAATTGATAAATCCTTGTTACATTAATTGTAAAGGTAAAAATAAAGAAGAAAAATGGTTCTGGGTGCCGGCCCAAAGAGCCCATAAAAGATTATTTTGTGGAGCTAAGGTTTATGTTGTTGATTATGAATTTGATGAATTTGAAAGAGTTTTAATCTATGACGGAAATTTTTTGTTTGCGGTACCTTTTGAAGAATTAGAAGAAGTAGGATTTAATTAATGTTATTTACGTTTAATTATTTTTGGAAATTTTTAATTTGCCTTGTAGGAACTTGGATTTTCTATGGCTTCTTAGGATATGAGATAACAATGGTGACGTTGTTATCTATGTTGGTAGCTTTTAAATTAAAATCTACTAATCATGTTATATAAAATATTTTTTGTAGTAGCAATATATTTATAAACTGTTAAAATGCAACAAGAAAAAGAATTTGGATACTCTAGCGCCGAGAAATTACAGGTAGGCGATATCGTTGCTTGGTCTAAGTTTTCAGAAGAAACGAATGACTGGGTTGAATACCTAGGTATTCTAGTTGATATACAAAATGAAGTACGCTCAAATCGTCTTGTGTCAATTTCTAGAGTAGTCCCACTGGATGATAACAGTATAGAACTTTCATTTTTTACCTTTACACTAAGATTGGTATCACAAACTTATAAAGAAAATAATATATGATTGATAAGCTAACTATTTATTTTAAGCTAGGTAATTTATAATGGATGATGTCCTAAAAGATTTAATTAAAAAATTCATGCCATTTGCGCAGAAACACATAGGTTTTACAAGTCCTCCAAGATTATTTTTGAAAAGAGATAAATCAAACGCAAAAAACCCTTTGGGTAAAACAGCATATTATGACCCTGAAGACAAATCAGTGTTTTTATATATTTCAGGACGACACCCAAAAGATATCTTACGCTCACTTGGACATGAATTAGTGCATCACAAACAACATTGTGATGGTATGTTTGACGGTTCTGAGTACCTTGGGCCTGGATATGCACAAAAAGATCCGTTGATGAGAAAGGCTGAAGAATTGGCTAATAAAGACGGCAGCATGTGTTTGAGAGACTTTGAAGACATGCTTAAAGAGAAAAACGAGACTATTTATTACGAACATCTACAAGAAGGAGACTATAAGATGTCATTCAATGATTGGAAAGAAAAAGAAATTGGTACGCTTTTATCTGAAGCGTGGGGATTTAAATTTAACACCCTTGAGGAGTTTAATGAGTTTAATGGAAAAGGTGAGTTACAAGCAGAGAGCGAAGAAGAAGTTACTGAAGAAGCGGTTACCGAAGAAGCGGCTGAAGAAACCGTTGAGGAATCCGTTGAGGAGGATGTAACTGAAGCTGCTGATGCCGATGAAACGCTCGATGAGGGCGAAGACGCTGAAGAGCTTGAAGAAACAGGTCTTGCTGATCGTCCGGAGAATGCTCCACAGGCCAAGGCTGGTCGTGGTGGGAAAGCACGTTATAAACGAGCAATCCCCGAGGCAAAAGTTCGCGAGGTTCTAAAGAAAGCAATTCAGATTGTAAATGAGAATAAAGCCAAAAAGGATTAATTTCGTGAACGGTAAATACAAAAGTTAAACGTAAGCTTGAACTTAAAAAAATAAAAAATAAGTTTATTTACAAACTTTTGTTATTACAAACAAACCAGGAGCAAGACATGTCGCTAGATTCAGAATGGAGAAATTTTTTAAACGAAGATATTAGTGAAAAAAACATCTTTACTTATATCCAAGGTCTCCAAGAAATAATATCAAAGTTTAAACCGCGCACCATGACGGAGCAGCGGCGTTTTGCGCTTGCCTCACAACATCTTCGCGAAGTCAAGCGATACGCTCGTAGAATGCAAAATGAAATGCAAGTACTTCAAGAAAAAGTGGGTATCTTAGAAGAATCGCTGGGTGACGAATAATGGGTGGTGCAGCGGGCCACATGAGCCACCCATTTGATTTGAATTCGGTTGATACCGGTAATGATTTATTAGACTTTTTCGAAAAAGCTAAAAAGTTTGTTGAGAAAGAAGCTGCCGGCGCAGTAAAAATAGACGGTGTAAACGTATCGTTTAAGGTTGTTGAACATAATGGTGTTCATCAATTTGCTGTTGACCGTGGCTCAATGAAAGAAATAGATATCAGCGGAATCACAATGGACAGAGTTGACCAGAGATTTCCTGAAGGTCACGGTATGAGGCCGGCCATAAAAACTCTCTTAATGATTTTAAACAAATCTTTAAGAAATATCAAAGATGAGTTAGAAACATTAGGAATGTGGGACGATGCGACGTTGTTTCTTAACACAGAATATGTTGCCGGAACTACAAACGTCACAAAATACGATGAAAACTTCTTAGCCATACATGGTATGAATCAGTTTTATCAAAGAACAGCTAAATCAGGGGCGAGCAAGGGTAATGTAAGACCCGGTGCAGAACGCCCTGATGGATTAAAGGCACCGAGTAGTGAAGTTCTTTATGATCCAAAAGTAATGGCTAAATTAATTAAAAAATTAAATGTTGTTGCTAACGAATATGGATTTCAAGTCTATGGTTCGGTACCAACACAGAGATTAGAAGGTACAGATATTGATTTTTCTTCTACTTTGTCTCAACCTTTTACTATTCAGGTATCAGATGACAGGGAGATAACCAAATCTCTTAAGGATTGGCTTTCTGAGGCTTCTAACCCACGTTATAAGACTGTTAAGCTTAAGAATGGTAAGAAGACCCATCCTTTGCATAAAGAGCTTTACAAAGCTATTCTAGGCGGTTCTCCGGCTATTGTTGATCTTATTGAAGATGCTGATGCTGAAGCTGCTATATATGGTGCTATTTTTATGCATGCAACTCGTATGCTTGGTAATGATGTGTTACGAGGTCTAACAAGCCCCATGGGTAACGTTATGGACCACGAGGGTGTTGTTTTACGTGACGACAAATTATTTGGTATGAACCCAGTGAAAATTACTGGAGAATTTATTCTTGGTGGAATGGGTTCCGCATTTCAAGATGATACCTCTTTGAATGAAGACGAAGAAGATTTTGTAGGGTACGAACACAAACCAGTAAAGGAAGACGAGGATGAGGATCCTGTAGTTGATGCTGATTACACCGGAGAAACAATCGCCTTTGTGCCCGGTGCATTCAAACCCCCGCATATGGGTCACCTAAAAATGGTTGAACAGTATGCTAGAAGAAGTGATATCGACCGCGTAATTATTTTAATTTCAAGCCCCAAGAAGAAAAACCGTATGTTAGATGACGGTACTGTTATCAAAGCTACGCATGCTGAAGATGTCTGGAAGTTATTGTTAGCATCTGCTGGCTTGGCTGACAATCCAAAAGTAGACTTAAGAATATCTAAAGAGCCGTCTCCGATTGGGGCTACACTTCAATATATTGGTAAAGAGGGTGAAATTAGACCGGGAGACAAAGTTGTCTTGGGCGCTAGTGATAAGCCTGATGATAATGATGTGCCCGATTGGCATCGATGGCTTTTTGTAAATGATAAAGATGTAAAAGAAGGTGTCGAAGTTATGGATCTAGAATCCAACGCTGTAAAGGCAATTAATCGTCAAGGAGGCAGCGCTTTCCGTGCGACTGATATGAGATCTTTAATATCCAAAGCAAGGACCGACGTTGATGCTATAGAAGAATTAGAAGAGTTTGTCGGAGAGGATAACGTTTTTGAGTTGTTAGCAATATTTGGAATAGGGCCGCGGCAGAGCGAAGTTAACGAAGCAACTGTGAGTGCAGCAGTACAGGGCGCGGCAGCAGTTAAACCAAACTTTCCGGGCCTTGACGTCCCAGACGAAAACGCTGAACAAGAAAGACAAAGCAGACTTAAAACAAATAAAACAGAAAATGTTGATTTAAGTATGTTAGATGAAGTTATGAAACTAATTATAGGAAAAGGCATATCACAATGAATGAAGAAACTATCAGAAGTAGTATAAGACAAGCTATACGCATTGTCAAGAAGAAAAGACTCTTGGCAGAGCAGAAAATGAAATCTGAAGAGGCTTTATTGCGTGAGTACGTACGCAAATTAATCAACGTTGAAACACAGATTTTGTCAGAAGCTGCAACTCCTGACAACGATCCTGCACCACACGGGAATACTGGAATCAATGTTCTTGAAGATCTTCTTAAAAAGATTATTCCAATTTTAGAAACAGATTATAAATTACTTACGACAAGTGGTGAACAAAGAGAATCTTTTAGATCTCATGTCATTAACGCAGTTGTAGGCGCACTAACACCGGTGGAAGCTAATAATGATGCAGAATCAAATGAGCCATCGCCTGAAGTACAAGAGGAAATTGATATCGACGTCGTGGATGACAATGACCCGGCCGATAAATTTATTGATATTAACCCGGATGCGGCAGAGCCTGAAGAAGAAAAAGACCCAATAGATGATTTTGGTATTGAAGGTGCTGATGTAACCGGTAGAAACATGGCATATGCTAGCTTTAAGAAGATTGAAAGCTCTATTGTTGATGCTTATGACTTACTTTCTAACTCTGAAGATCAAGATTTGTTTTATGATTACTTGATTGCTAATCTAAAATTATACTTTGATAAATTTGAAAAAGAACTTGATGTTAATGTGTCAGAGCCAACAAATCAAGCATATGATACCGCTAAACAAACACAACCTGATAATGCTAGCACAGATAATGAATTAGATTTTAACTTATAATGATTTCTAAAACTAAACATAAAAGCATTATTAATAAATTAAGAGATAATAATCTTGTTAGTGATGATTTATTAGTATTAGTTAATATTATGTCATTAGAAGATATTATAGCATTAAAATTTGAGCTGTCAAGTAAGTTTTTTAAAAATCGTATGTATGGATTTGACATATGGAGAAATTCAAAGTATATTGTTCAGGAAGCTATGCTCAAATTTGCAATATCAGCCACAGAATCAAAAAAAGATGCCGCTCGGTTTCTTGGTTTAGATTATCTTTCTTTTGGAAAGTTAGTTAAGAAATATGATGTACAGCATTTTTTTGATAAGAAAGGCTTCTAACATAATCTTTGAACAAATTAATAATGAAATGCACGTGAGTCCGGCACTTTATACACAACGAACGTTCCATATCTATCATGAACGTTCTGCCCTCGGGGGTTTAAATAAATAAACTGTAGGTTAGCTGTGGTGAGCAAGAGATCCACAACCGGACATTTCTTATAAACATTCTATTTATTTTAGGAGCTTTATATGAAAAAACTATATTTTATTGCTGCGCTTTTAATTGGATGTGCTGCAGAATTACAAACTGAATCAATATCAGATATTGAAGAAGAAATATTAGAACCGGTAGGAATAATTCCAGATTCAGATTGCCGGCACATTGATGTTGGTGATAAACCTTGCAACTTCAGATTATTAAATCACGATGGTGAGGTCTGGGATCTTTACAGTCACAAGGGGGATATTATTGTGATAGATTTTTCTACCATGTGGTGCGGGCCTTGTCAGAATGCAGGCCACTTTGCACAACCTCTACAAGATGAATATGACGAAGAAGGATTCCAATTTGTTACTATCCTTATTGATGGTTATATGAGTGGTATTGAACCAACTGAAGAAGAAATAGATGAGTGGGTTGTTTCACATGAGATCACCTCCTCACCGGTCTTGATGGGTTCTCGCGAAAAAATGTTTGACCCGGCGTCAATAGAAGGTTATGCTATATCGGGGTTCCCAACATATATTTATATTGATAGAGATATGAAGTTCTATAATGGGCACACAGGGTTCTCTGAAGAATACACAAAACAACTAATAGAACAAGGTTTATAATGTGGAAAGTATATAAATATGATGGCTCATATATCATGGGTACATTGATAAGCAAACATTCAACAGAATCCGCAGCGATGCGCGCTGCTACAAAAAACATTCATTTTTCTTCAACAGAGAAAAAGAAAAACAATGGTGTAATCACAATATGGTTAGATGATGAAAATTATTCACCAGTTGGCTGCATTATTAAAAAATGTAAAAAATAAGGGGATGCCATGGTTTCGACAGGGTAAGAAAGAGGAAAAGTGCAAGCAGTCAAACGTATTAGCAGACTTTAAACGCAGATACAAAAAATAATTGCTAATAACAATAACCACTTCGAATCTGTCCGCTTAGCGGCTTAATCGGGAGGTTGATTAGAACCTTCTTTCCAATCTAATCAAAACAACAGATAAGTTGCAAAAATCAAACCATCTAAGGCAACAGGACGGTAAGCTTTAGAATATAACCGTCTACCCGTTCAGCTAGGGGATATAAAAACTGATAAGCTTGTGAATGACTACAATTAGACTTATTCTGGACGCGGGTTCGACTCCCGCCGTCTCCACCATATCACAGGGGGTATATAAAATGTTTAATTGGATTTTCAAAAAAGATAAAAAGCAAAAAGTTGATAGTGTTATAAAAGAACGATTAGAAGACACAATTGAAGAAGCGCTTTGGGAAATTAAAGAACAATTTGATTTAGAGACCGAAGAAGTTGAAAGAACAGTATTAGATAAAAGAGAAAATGTTGAGTATATGAGAAAAAGTTTAAAACGCGAACTCTAATTAAAATGTGTGGAATGAAGATAAAAATTATTTCCAATTTGAAATTGGAGATATAGTCCAAGAGGATATATCAATTATTTATTGGGAAGAGGAGCCTATGACTGGTATTGTCATTGATGTACAAAACCATGTATATTTTTTAGGTGACCCAGATTATGAAATTTATCAGGATCAATTAACCATATACTGGTTTAAAACTGGCCGAATTGAGTATATTCCTTCAGATTTTATTAATTTAGTTTCAAGATGAATAAAAAAGTTGTATAATTAAAAATAGGAGAATATTTTACTAATATGATTATAAAAATTGCTTTTTATAAAGGCGGTGGCAATTGGATTAATAAAATTGTGCGCTGGTGGACAAAAAGCAAGTATAGTCATGCTGAATTAATATTGCCTAATAAAATAACTTGGATTAGTATTTCACCTGTACTAACAGGTAAAGTTTCAGCGCGCTCCGTTTATGATGTAAAAAATTTACAAGATTGGGATTTTTTAAGTTTTGAATTAAGTTGGAGAAAACCGGTACGAGATTATCAGCTTAAGCAACTAAATAGCTTTATAAGTGAGACTAACGGAGCTAAATACGACTGGGTCGGCATGATTTGTTCACAAATATTTCCATATTTAATTAAACATAGAGATAAATGGTATTGTTCTGAATGGATAGGCCATGCTCTTGTTAAAGCTAGAATAGTAATGTGGGATGATTTGTATATTTATAGAACACCAAATCTTTCACCCGGCAAACTGTATGATGTTTTGAAAAATTACAAGCCAAATTACAAATGAAGTACAAAGTAGACCAATGGGTAATTTATATACCCTTTCCCAACGACGAAATAGAATCATTGGCAAAAATAAAAAAAATGGCTGTGATTTTAAACATATTGCCGAGAGACGACTTTTATGATTATGAAATCTTCATTGATGGCGAAGGTAAAATAAAAAAAGTTAGTGAACATAAACTTTTTCCGATACCTGAACCTACGTATTAGTAGGGATGGCACTCAAAACTATCAAAAGACTGCTTTTGTTGGCGTCTAGTCTTATGGCTGGATGTACGCAAGACTATGCAGTAGTGACTGGCGGTAAAACTGAAACGGTTGTAGTCACAGAAACAGTTACAGAGACAGTCACTGTTGCTGAAGAAATAGAAGTTGAAGTACCAGTCTATATTGAAGTGGAAGTGCCAGTAAACGAAGGAGAGATATGGATTGATTCGTTTACTCAGCATATGTCAATTGATGGAATTGATATTTTGTGGGTCGTTGACCGCTCTGGCTCTATGAATCGTTTTAATGCTGAACTTCTAGCCGGCGTTGAGGCTATGTTGCTAGCACTTCCTACCGCTGACTGGCGCTTAGTAATGATTAGCGCCGACGCGCGTAAATCTGTCCTTAGCACAGAATTTCCTTTAGTGCCGGGTGATGACATTGATGATGCTGCAGCTATGCTAGCAACTCTTGTTTCGGCTCCGTATGAAGAGGGTTTTAATTCAGTATACGATTATATCAATCATAATCCGTATTCTTCAACGTGGATGCGACCGGATGCTGGATTACTGGTAGTATTTGTTTCAGATGAAGAAGAACAAAGTCATGTAGAATACCCAGCCGTGTCGGACTTTTTAAGTTGGTATGGTTCTTTAAGAATGGGCTCTGTATTCATGGCCAGCATAATAAACGTAGAAGCCGAATATACTCTTTGTGACTTTCCACCAAATCCAATAGATGTGGGTGATCGTTATATGGAAGCCACAAGCTTAATTGGTGGTGTGATAGTTGATATATGTGATGAGGATTGGTCGCCTGGTGTCACTGATGCCACCCATTCAATTGAACCGATTGAAAAAGTAAAGCTTACTCATAAAGCTGAAGTGGACTCTATAAGAGTATTTATTAACGGTGCTTTAAACTATGATTGGTATTATGTGGAATCCGAAAACACTGTGTATTTTAGCACACTTCCAAGTGCTGGTGAATTAGTTGAAATAGGATACCGTTATATTGAACCTGACACCGGAACATAAAATTTAACTTTTCTTATGTTTGTGTTATAATTAATATCAAATAGGAGTTGTAATGACAATACACAATAATATGTTTGATAATGGCGAAAAGCCAACAATTATGGTTTCTGGGGGCTTTGACCCTGTTCACGCCGGCCACATAAGAATGATCCGCGCAGCTGCAAAACACGGAGATGTGATAGTAATTGCAAACTCTGACGCGTGGCTACATGATAAAAAAGGATTTGTATTTATGGATTTTGTACAACGAGCAGAGATCTTAAATTCTATTAAAGGAGTAGTGCTTGTCGATTCGGTTGATGATTCAGATGGTACAGTTTGTGAGGCCATAAGGCGCCTCAAGCCTACATACTTTGCAAACGGTGGTGATCGTGGAAAACACAATACACCAGAACAAAATGTATGTGATGAGATGGGTATTAAAATGCTCTGGAGTATTGGCGGTGATGAAAAAGTAGCAGCTTCATCAGAATTAGTAAAAAATGTTGTTAATGTTTTAGGTCCGAACAGGAGGTTGTCCGGCAAATCAAAAAAATAGGGTTGACAGTAAACAAAAAAAGAATTATGTTATGAGTACAAATATAGAAAATAATAATATGTCTAACCCATTTGAATATAAAACACTTAAATTAGATGCAGCCTATCGGCCAATTGAGATTATCAGTGGAACCGAGGCTCTGGTTATGTGTTTGATAGGAAAAGCTAGAACAATTGAGACATATGACAAATTTATACATTCACCAAGTAAAATATTTAAAATTCCTTCTGTCATTGTTTTATGTCGTGTGATAAAATTTAGGTTTAATTCTTTACACTGTAATAGAAAAAGTATTTTTGTTAGGGACAATCATATATGTCAGTATTGTGAGAAATCATTTGGCGATAAAGAATTAACACTTGACCATATATTACCGAAGTCAAGAGGCGGGGATAAAATATGGACAAACATAGTTGCTGCATGTAAGAAGTGCAATCAAAAAAAAGGTAATAAAACACCCGACGAGGCTGGCATGACTTTAATGAAAACGCCTAGAAAGCCTAAAAATAGTTTTTTTGACTCAAAGTCAAATATACAACAAATCTGGAAAGATTATTTATGGTACTAAGGAGGTATAATGTCCATTTATAAAAAATTACAGGGTCTTGATTTAAACAGTGATGCTACGATTAGCTTACGTTACAGTGAAGGAACTGATGTGTTTGTACACAACGAAACAGAAGTTGAGACAGCAATGTCAGAGACTGATGTTATTAATAGGTTTAGTGAGTTAATCGCGACCCCTGGCCTTCGTGCTCAAACAAGATGGGGCGAAGATATTCTAAATGAATTGAGAGATTCAGGTTTTCTAGAAGAATATGAGAGAGATTATACATTCAGTGATTTTCTTTCAGAAACTATCCAAGAAAACTTTTATGATTTTAGTTTCATTGAAGCTTCAACTGAAAAATATGATCACAAAAGAGGATTCTGTACGTTATCAACAGAAGTAGAGATCCCATATTCAAATTTAATCAGCGCTCAGCCTTGTTTAATTGGTTGGGATGTAGTAGTTGAGACACCACTTGGAACACTCAATATAGAATAGATACTATTTATTAGTGTGGAAACGGTGGCCGAGTTAACAATACTTTTTTTAGTAATGTTCTTGGCTGCTTTTTTCTGTTTTAGGATTATGTTATTTCCAAAAACAATCAACTCCGCAGATAGAATTCATGAATTTCAAAAAAACATATCACCAAAATGATAGAGTCTCGGTTAAATCTTTTGCCGGCCCATACGTTAGTGTTCTATTGAAAAAAAGGTATATAGCACACGATTCTGAACTTAAATTAGGTGTAAATGGTTGGGAAGCACAAATTTATAAACAAAAAGATGTTGAAAAATTACGTAAATGTGGTGTACCATATAAAAAAGATGAAAAACCAATAGTTTTTATAGCTGATTGGCAAATAGTAAACGGACAATAAATGTTTTCTAAACACTATATAAAGAAAGGTTATTAATCAGACTCTATGGCTAAAAAGAATTATGTACTTGATACTAGCGTGTATCTTACAGACGCCGGCTCAATATACAAATTTGAAAATCATGATATTTTTATCCCACTAAAAGTTTTAGAAGAAGTAGATGGGCATAAAAAGAGACAAGATTCGGTTGGCTCCAATGCTAGGCAATTTATACGTACATTAGATGAATTGCGCTCCCGCGGCAATCTCGAAAAAGGTATTAGGATTGATAAAGGTCTGGGAATATTAAAAGTTATTTCTTATTCATCTTTAAATAATGTTATATTCCCGCCCGATTTAGACATCCGCCACCCAGATCATACAATAATAGCAACTGCCATGGCTGTGCAGCAAAATAGTAATAACAGAAAAACCATTATGGTCTCTCGTGACATCAACATGAGAGTAATATGTGATTCTATTGGTATACCAGCAGAAGATTACGTATCAGAAAAAGCCGTAAGAAACACAGATGAGCTATATAATGGGTTTGTAGTACAACCTGTTGATGAACAAATCATTGACCGTTATTATTCCGGTGAAGACATAACTATTCTTGAAGATGAGGTCGACCATAAATGGTGTCCTAATCAATATGTCATGATGGTTTCTAATGCTAATGAAAAGAAATCAGCGTTAGCGCGCTTTAAAGACCACTTCACGCCATTACAGAAGGTAGTGCATAAGAGTATCCCCGATTGGAACATAGACGCAAGGAACAAGGAACAGGCCTTCGCAATTGATATGCTGTTGGATCCTAACATTAAGATTGTTTCTTTGATTGGGCGCGCCGGCTCGGGAAAAACACTTATGGCTATCGCAGCCGGTCTACAGCAGACTATTGGTTTGCGAACCGAAAATAACCATTACTCACGTCTTATTGTATCCAGGCCAGTTCAACCTCTCGGCAAAGACATTGGATTTCTGCCGGGTACCATGGAAGAAAAAATGCTCCCATGGCTGATGCCTATTCAAGACAATCTTAAGTTTTTAATGGGCGACAGAACTTCACTTGAGATGTATATGGAAAAAGGTAAGATTGAGTTAGAAGCTTTAACTTACATCCGCGGCCGCTCTATCGCAAATGCCTTCATTGTTATCGATGAAGCTCAAAACTTGACAAAGCATGAAATAAAAACGATTATTACACGCATTGGAGAAGGAACAAAAATTGTATTGACTGGCGATATTGAGCAAATTGATAATGTATATGTGAATGAGACATCAAATGGACTCGCTCACGCCGTAGAAAGTTTTAAGGACTATCATATCTCTGGCCATGTAACTTTCCGAAAAGGCGAGCGTTCCGAACTTGCTACTTTGGCGTCTAAAGTTTTATAGTTAACAAAAGCTTATTTTTAAGTTATATTAGTTAAAGGAGAAAAACTATGTCTGAAAAAGATACCAATACAATAACTGAAAAAGATGTTCACACTAATCCTCTTCTATCAATGAGGGTGAGTGGGGACACACATTTAAAAGAATACCTTGTTGAATATGTGGGAACCAAACTAGACAAGGAAGATGTAACTGTCCACATGATAGCAGAAGTTATAGCTGCAGACTTTCCAGAATTTGCCTATGCATTTGCAGAAGAAAACTTTTTAAGAGGCTATCAACAAGGATTAGACGATGCTCAAGGAATATATCCAGCAAAATCAAAAGAAAATTGAAGAACAAGTAAGTAATTTTTATACTTCAACTGGGATCCATGTTTATTTTAAAGATCGTTTAGTAAGCGATACTGTAGATGTTGAGATGGCTGTTTCAAAACTTGAGTCATTAATACCCACACAGCTATTGAGCGAAATTGAAATGATTATTATTGGTCATTTTGACGAATTTGAAGAGCGTAACATAAATGCTTTTTACAAAGACGGTGCTTTACATATTACTAATTTACATATGAACGAGTCAGATCTACTTGATGATATGATTCACGAGACAGCGCACGCTGTTGAAGTCGCGTATGGGCAGGAAATATATGCAGATGCAAAAATTAAGAATGAATTTTTAGCTAAAAGAGAACATCTTTATAATTTATTATGGTCAGCTGGTTTCAAGGCACCAAAAAAACTGTTTATGAATCCTGAGTATGATTTTGATTTTGATCAATTTTTGTTAAAAGACGTAGGATACGAAAAATTGTCCAAGATAGTATCAGGAATCTTTATCAGCCCATACGCTCCCACATCCTTAAGAGAATATTTTGCGACTGCTTTTACTGAATTTTATTTAAATCCCAATGAGCATGGATTTTTAAAAAAAATAGCGCCGGCCCTGTATAATAAACTTGAAAAAATTAATAACGTTGAAGCGCTTGACAACTAATAAAATACATGTTATTTTATAGAAAACGGGTTCATTATGTCACATATATCTTATTCTGAATTAAAAGATTGGAATTTTTGTTCTTTTTATCACAAGTTAACGCGCGTTGATAAAATTGATGGTTTCAAAGGCAACGAATACACTGCATTTGGCTCTGCTATGCACTCTGTATGTGAAAAGAAGCTTCTGAAAGAAGAAGTAGATAATGACTTCTTTGTAAAAGAATTAAAAAACAATATTGCGGAGTTACCAGAAGACATAGATATTAATAAAAAATTAGTTCTCGATATGGTTGGCCAAGGAAAGCATATAATCCCAGAGATTCAGACCGGTCTCACTGAATATTTTGAAGAGTACGAAGTATTGGCAGTTGAAATGCCTTTGATGGAAGACATTGAAAACGAAGAAGACTATAAATTTAAAGGTTATATCGATGCTGTTGTTTCTACTCCTGATGGGAAAATTCATATCTTTGATTGGAAGACATGCTCTTGGGGATGGGATTCTAAAAAACGCTCTGATAAAATGGTAACTTACCAACTTACATTATATAAACATTACTTTTGTCAAAAAATGAATATTGACCCAAAAAACGTAGAAACTCACTTCGCATTGCTTAAGCGTACAGCGAAAAATAACAATGTAGAGTTCTTTAGAGTAACCAGTGGAAACATAAAAACTAAAAATGCGCTTAAACTTTTAAACACGGCGTTATATAATATCAAAAATAAACGGTACATTAAAAACCGTTTGTCTTGCACCGGTGGCTACGGATGCAAGTTTTATAAAACTGAACATTGTCCATGAGGTATAAATGACAAAAAAGAAAATCTTGGTCTTATCAGACCACCCGCTCTCGCCTTCCGGCGTTGGCACTCAAACAAAATATATGATTGAGGCCCTACTCAAAAGTGGACGTTATAAGTTCATTTGTTTGGGTGGGGCTATTAAGCATAATGACTATCGCCCTGTAAAAGTTGAGGGCCATGGTGATGATTGGGTTATTCACCCAGTTGATGGTTATGGCAATCAAGAAATGATTCGTGGTATTTTACAAAAAGAAAAGCCGGATGTAATCTGGTTTATGACTGACCCTAGGTTCTATGAGTGGCTATGGGAAATTGAAAACGAAGTGCGCGCAAATGTACCAATGATATACTATCATGTTTGGGATAATTTCCCACCTCCATATTTTAATGGAAAATACTACAGATCAAATGATAAAGTTGTCTGTATTTCAAAAGTGACTTACAAAATTTTGCAGACTGTGGCACCAGATGTTGACTCTTGTTATTTACCACATGCGGTGCACTCAAATATTTTTAAACCAGCAACAACACCTGAAGAAATAAAACAAGTTAAAGAAGTTAGAAAAGCAATTGACGATATGTCCAGTATGGACAACCCAAAGAAAAAGGTGTTCTTTTGGAATAATCGCAATGCCCGACGAAAGCAATCAGGTACAATTATTTGGTGGTTTAAAGAATGGTTAGACCAAGTGGGCCACGATAAGGCTTCTTTGCTCATGCATACAGACGCCCAAGACCCACATGGCCAAGATTTACCCCATATAATTGAACATTTGGGACTTACCGATGGTCAAGTTATGCTATCGACCAATAAAGTCTCCCCAGAACAATTGGCTGATTACTATCGTGCTTGTGATTATACCATTAATATCTCAGATGCTGAGGGCTTTGGCCTTGCAACTTTAGAATCTTTAGCTTGTGGAAGCCCCATCATTGTTAATATGACAGGTGGTTTACAAGAACAAGTCACCAATGGTGAAGAGTGGTTCGGATGGGGTATACAACCTTCAAGTAAATCGGTTATTGGTTCTTTACAAGTACCTTACATTTATGAAGACAGAATTAGCCAGCAAGATTTTGAAAAAATGTTAAGTAAAGCTATAAAACTACCCAAAAAACGTTATGATGTCATGGCTGTTGCTGGAAGACAACATATTTTAGATAACTACAACTTTGAAACTTATGAAAAAAGTTGGGTTAATATAATGGATGATTTTATTGAGAAAAACGGTTCTTGGGAAACAAGAAAGAATTACGATTCGTGGCACTTTATGGAGGTAGCATGAAACAGAAAATATTAATTAAGGGCCCCGTCCTTACAAGAAGTGGTTATGGCGAACAATCACGATTTGCTTTAGAAGCCTTACGCTCGCGAGAAGATTTGTTTGACATCTATATTCAACCATTACAATGGGGAAAAACATCATGGATCTCAGAGCAAAGCGAACAAAGACAATGGATTGATAATACTATTGAAAAGACTATTGGTTTTATACAGCAAGGTGGCAAATTTGACATGTCACTACAAGTAACCATTCCTAATGAATTTGAAGATATGGCTACAATCAATATTGGTTATACTGCTGGTATTGAAAGCACATTAGTAGCTGCAGAATGGTTACAAGCTATCAACCAAGTTGTTAATTCGCTTATTGTTGTATCAAGTTTTTCAACTACAGCTTTCAAAGAAACAACATATTCAGGTGAGATCAATGGACAACCTGCTCATCTTAAACTTGAAAAGCCAATTGATTTTGTAAATTATGCTGTAAAGGAATACGATGATGTTGAGCCTTTAAATCTTAATCTTGAGTATGATACAAACTTTTTGGTTGTGGCTCAGTGGGGCCCGAGAAAAAATATGGCCAATACAGTTAAATGGTTCATTGAAGAATTTCACAATGATGAGGTTGGCTTAGTGGTAAAGACTAATATAGCTAAAAATTCAGTTATTGATCGTGAACATATGTACCGTCGTTTGAAGGACCAAATTAACGCCACATACCCGGAAAAGAAATGCAAAATTTATTTAATTCATGGAGATATGACTGAAACAGAAATGCATGGCCTTTATAAAAATCCAAATATTAAAGCTATGATAGCGTTTCCACATGGAGAGGGTTTTGGATTGCCACTTTTTGAAGCTGCTTACTCAGGTTTGCCAGTTGTTTGCACAGGGTGGTCCGGACAATTAGATTTCTTATGTGATGAGTCTGGTAACGACCAGTTCTATAATGTATCCTTTGATATTAATAAAATTCCTGACGAAGTTGTGTGGGAAAAAGTATTGATTAAAGAATCTTCATGGGCATACCCTAGGGAAACTTCTGCAAAAGAACAAATGAGAAATTGTTACAATGATATTCTTTCCGGAGAAGGTTATGACACGCAAAAATATGCTGCAGAACTCAAAGAAAGGTTTAGTAAAGAAAAAATGTACAGTAAATTTGTGGACCTCGTACATTCTCAAGCGCCATCACAAACTATTGTTAATGATATGGATGAAATTGAGAAGTTGTTTGCTGAGGCTCTGTAATGATTGTATTCGTCTCTGACTTATTTGTCAAAGATTATGTAGGTGGCGGAGAACTATCAACTCAGGCCTTGATTGAAACTAGCTTAATGCCAGTAGCTCAAATAAATTCAAGATTTTTGACAGTTGAAATAATGTCACAGTATCCAAATGCATTCTGGATTTTTGGCAACTTCACAGAAGTGTCGCTGGATTGTTTGGTATATGCAATCAAAAACTTGTCGTATTCAGTCATTGAATACGATTATAAATTTTGTAAATATCGTTCTCCTGAAAAACACATAGCAGAAGAAGGAGTATGTGATTGCAAAGAAAAACAACTTGCAAAAGCAGTGGCGATGTTTATGATGCATGCAAAATCTGTAATGTGGATGAGTGCTAATCAAAAACAAAGATATCTTGACAATTTTCCGTTTCTTGAGAAAGCAAATAATAACGTTTTAAGTTCTTTGTTTACACACGAGACTTTGAATTATATTAACAGTCTTAGAAATATGGAAAAGAATAATAAATATCTTATTATCAATTCTCAATCCTGGATTAAGGGTACTCAAGACTGTGTTTTCTATGCACAACGTAATAACTTAGAGTATGAGTTAGTTGGTGGTCTTGAATATAAAGAGGTACTCAAAAAATTAGCAGTTTCTAAAGGAATCATCTTTTTGCCAAAAGGCGGTGATACATGTCCACGGTTTACGATAGAAGCAAAAATATTAGGTTGTGATTTAATCCTTAATGACAATGTACAACACAAAGATGAGCCATGGTTTGAGACCGAAGAGAGCACAATCGAATATATGTATGAAAGGCCAGACATATTTTGGGAAATGACCGAAGAAATATGGAATTGTGAAACTCCTAAAACTGATGTACAGGCACCCACACAAACATTTAGAATTATTACCCCTTTCTTTAATACTGAGGGGTTTATTGGTCGTACAATCTATAGCCTAAAAAGGCAAAACAATAAAAATTTTAATTGTTATATGATTGACGATTGTTCTGATGATCGCAGTGCGAATATAGCTGCATTATCAACTGTTAGTGACGACCGCTTTAAACTAATTCAAAATATTGATAAGAAATATGCTTTGGGCAATATCGCTGAAACAATACAAAATATTGAAGATATTGATGATGAAGACATTATTATATTATTAGATGGAGATGACTGGTTGCCGTCTAACAAAACTTTAAGTCATTTAGAAAAAGTATATAATTCGCAAGATTGCTTAATGACATATGGTAGTTATGTATACGCCCCTCATGGCAATAAAGGTGTTGAACCTTCTCAATATCCCGAAGACGTAATTAAAAACAATTCATTTAGAAGCGATCAATGGCGCGCTTCACATCTTAGAACATTTAAACATAAATTGTGGAAAGAGATAGACCACGATGATTTAAAAAATGAAGAAGGATACTACAAAGTTGCTTATGATCAAGCTATAATGTTACCACTATTGGAGATGGCGGCAGAAAGAGCAATCTATATTCCAGAGGTTATGCATGTCTATAACAGAGTCAATCCTTTGAATGTTGATAAAATTAAACAAGAAGAACAGTTTAATACTGCTCAAGAAGTTAGAAATAAAACTCCATATAAGAGAATAGAATTATGAAACCTTACCTATTTCTTCACATTCCGCGAACTGGTGGCACGTCAATCACCGATGTTTTACCAGCAGGAAGAACTACCGATGCTCAATTAAAAAAATCAATTTCTAGTGGCCAAAGAATACCTCACTTTTCTGACTCAAAATTTGCTACAAATAAAGGCATTAGTTTACAACATGCCACTTTAGATGAATATCAACTGTCCAAAGATGATCTGTTGACTTTTACGTTTGTTAGAAATCCGTGGGATAGAATCGTGTCAATTTTTGAACATCAGATTAATAATTGTGGTCACATGTTACAAGGTGACGATAAAATAACTAAATTTAGATTTTTTATAAGCTTAATCAAGTGGCTGTGGGAAGAAGATTTGCTCAATTACGAACTTGATGGACATTTAAGACCACAAGCTTATTACACACATAAAAATGGTGAGCAAATAATAGATTTTTGTGGTCGCTATGAAAATATGACAGAAGATTTAAAAACTTTAAGTAAAATGTGCGAGTTTGACTTAAAAAATATAGATGTACCGTCAATCAATAAGAGCAATGATCGTTTTCCGGAATATAATAATTATTATAATATTGGCAATGGTGTTATGAAGTCTATTGTTCATGAAATATATCGCGATGAAATTGAATTATACGGATATGAATTTTGAATTTAGTTTTAGAAAATGTTAATTTAAATTCGAACTCTGGCCCAAATTCGTTTGGTCAGAAGCTGTTTAAGTATATGCCGTCTTGTGGGGTCACGATCAATAACACCCCCGAGCCGGATGCCTACCTATGTTTTATTGAGTCTGGTAGGACCACACACAATGCCCCCCTATTCCAAAGGCTCGACGGCATATACTTTAACAGCGCCTTTGACTACGCTGCCCAAAATTCAAATATTAAAAGAACTTATGAATCAGCAGCCGGTGTAATATTTCAATCTAATTTCAATAAAGAATTGACTTTTAAATATTTTGGGCCACATAATAATTATGCGATTATCCATAATGGTGCCGATTTAGAATTAATTAATTCTGTTGAAAAAATTAAAATTGACAAATATGAAAATATCTGGTCTTGTGCCTCATCATGGCGCCCACACAAAAGACTAAATGAAAATATTAGGTATTTTATAGAACATTCTGGGCCAAACGATGGACTCATAGTAGCCGGCACGGTAGAAGACAAGCAAGCTCATAATAGAGTTCATTATGTCGGTGAGTTATCAACAGAGAAATTGTTCTCACTGTATAAAGCGTCTAAATATTTTATTCATTTAGCGTGGTTGGATCATTGTCCGAATGTAGTAGTAGATGCCATGGCCAGTGGTTGTCAAATTATATGCTCTAGTGCCGGCGGTACTAAAGAAATTGCTGGTAAAAATGCTATAATTGTTGAAGAGAAAACTTGGGATTATAGCCCCGTTGAGCTATATAATCCACCGCCGATGGACTTCTCACTCAAGACCCAAAATACATGGCACAAAAATGAACAGTTTGACATGAATTCAGTATGTCAAAAATATTATAACTTTATAGATGGTAAAATTAATGGATGAAATTAAATTATTAGATCTCACACGTCAACATGAGATTATTAAACACGAAATAAAACCGGTAGTTGAATCAATTATTGATTCACAGCGTTTTGTGAATGGCCCTGTTGTACAGCAATTTGAAGAAAATTTTGCTAATTTTTGCGGTACTAAATTTGCAGTTGGTTGTAGTTCAGGCACTGATGCACTTATAATGTCCTTAATCGCTCTGCAGATCGGCTGCGGCGACGAAGTAATCACAACCCCATTTACTTTTTTTGCAACTGCAGAGGCGATCATACGGATGGGTGGTACACCGGTGTTTGTTGATATTGACGAAAAAACCTTCAATATTGACACATCTAAAATTGAAGAAGCAATAACAGAAAAAACAAAAGCTATTATTCCTGTCCATCTTTTTGGTCAGTGTTCAAATATGGATGAAATTAATCGTATTGCAAAAAAATATAATCTTAAAGTTATTGAAGATGCTGCTCAAGCAGTGGCGGCCGAGTGGAAGGGCAAACGTGCAGGTTCGATGGGTGATACAGGCTGCTTTAGTTTTTTCCCTGCTAAAAATCTAGGCGCGTATGGGGATGGAGGTATGGTAACCACTAATAGTGAAGAACTATATCAAAAGATGCTCAGAACCCGTCAGCACGGTATTGACATGAAGAATCCTTATCATTATGAACATATCGGTGGTAATTTTAGGCTTGATGCTTTACAGGCCGGCGTATTAAATGTTAAGTTAAGATATATTGAGTGGTGGTCACGACAAAGAAACGAAAATGCTCAAGAATATAATTCGCGTTTAAATAAAAATCTTGAACCGCTGGCTGAAGGCCCTTTGCCCCCATTTGTTTTATCAGAAGGTTACCACGTTTTCAATCAGTATGTTATTAGAAGTTCTAAAAGAGACAATATTAGAAAAAGATTAAATAACTCTAAAATTGGTTGTAATGTTTATTACCCGTATCCAATACACACTCAAGGATGTATATCACACTTCGGTTATAGTGAGGGAGATTTTCCCGTTACTGAGAAAGCATGCAAAGAAGTCTTGGCTTTGCCAATATATCCTGAATTAACAAACGAAGAGATACATCGTGTCGTAGACGTTATGGAAATAAAATGAATAAACTTAAAATTGCATTAATAGGTTTAGGTTCTATGGGCCGCAACCACCTTAAAACAATAAGAAATACACCTGAAGTTGAATTAGTGGCAATTGTAGACCCAGTAAATAATAATTTAGATGAATTGTCTAGTATTCAGCAATATGATAATATTGAAGACTTAATAAAAAACCACACCCTTGATGCTGCCATAATAGCAACCCCAACTTCAACTCATTTTGAAGTTGCAGAGAGATTGTTAAATGAAAAAATTAATCTATTGGTTGAGAAACCCATAGCTAAAAACAGTCAAGAAGCAAGAAGTTTGTATTTGTTAGCTCATAAGAATAACTGCAAATTAGTTGTAGGCCATATTGAAAGATTTAACCCTGCAATCCAAGCGTTATTACCCTTCTTGAAGAATGAGAAAATCATTCATATTGAAGCATCCAGATTTAGTGGGTACCCCTCAAGAATAACAGACGTCGGTGTTAAATTAGATTTGAGTATACATGATATTGATTTAATGAATTTGATTAGCAAATCAAAAATAAAAGAATGCTATAGTCTTGATTCTAATAATATTAATGACAACGATGACGATGCAGTATTCATAATTAAATTTTTTGATGGGGCCCTTGCGACTGTAAGAACTTCATGGTTGTTCCCTTTCAGAGAAAGAAAAATAAAAATATTAACAAATGAAAGATATTTTGCTATCGACCTTCTTAAGAAGAAAGTTGATATGTTTACCAATAATGAAAATTTTGAGGGGTACAGCATTCAGTCACTTGATATTGATAGAACTGATGCCCTTGAACTTCAATTAAAATCATTTGTAAAATATATAAAAACCGGCGACATTGGTACACTTTGTAGTGCTAACGATGGCGCCATTGCTTTAAGTTATGTAGAAGGAGTAGAATAATGAAAGCTTGTATTAACGTAATCTCGTCAAGGGCTGTATGCCTGAAACCTTGTTTACAATCTGTGTGGGAGAGATATAATCATAAATACGATTACCCTGTGTATGTATATTATTTTGACGATATTTATGACTCGGAAGAATTACAAAAAGAAGTTGTAGGTACAACGGGCCAAAATGTTATTTTTAGATCAATTCCATATGAAACTCCAAGTTTTATTAAAGAAGATGAAATGTTCTATAACAGGAGCGATGTATGGTACGCGCGCACACAATTCCCAATTAGTCGCAAAGGCTACTTGCATATGTGTCATTTTATGTGTAATTTTCATGGGTACCCAAACACTGATTACCATCTTTACGATTATTCATTACATATTGATGACGAATCACAATTTACAGATGATATGCCCTACGACTTTTTTGAAAGAATGGAAGATATGAAAGATGTTGATATGGCGGCTATGAAAGTCTACGATCAAACTGTTAAAAAGCCGCATCAAGGAAACTTTGATACACGTATTAACCTTTGGAATTTTATTAAAGTTTATCTTAAGCATTATAATGTGACACCAAAGTCTAAATTTATGCAAGACTTGATGACCGATCCTGATGCCGACACGAATTTTCATTTTTACCCATGTGCGGATTCATATATTATAAGACTCAGTATGTTTGAGACTCCGGAGTGGAAACAATGGATTAATGCAGTCAATAAATATGGAGGAATCTACAAGTACCGTTGGGGAGATAATGACGTTAACAGTTTGTTCTATTTAATCCACTATGCTGACGATATCTACGACTTTAAGACCGTTGATGAGGGCTACCATGCTCAAGGTGCTCTACGGCACCTACAAGACTACGCACCGGGTGTTAAGGATAACTCTAGATGAAGATCCTCTATATAGATTATGGCAACGTTGTATCTGATGACCACACGTACCAATATTATGGAGATTTATTTAGAGAGCTAAAATTATTAGCACAGGTTTATTTATTGCAGGGTGTACCGACAAATATTAATGATATATTATCTCAAATTGATGGAGGTGTTGACTGTATAATATTTGGACTTGGATATTTTGCACAAAGTCATCCTGATTTTTTCAATGTAATTGAAGGATTGAATACAGTTGACATTCCTGTTGTATGTATGATTCACAAACCTCAAACTATGCTGAATAAAAAACTAGATTTTTGTGAGGATAATGAAGTTGATTTAATTGTCGATTCTCAATGTACATACAAAGAGTTTCAAGCTAAAACAGGAATTAAATCAATCAGACTCCCCTTTACCGCAGCTCCAAAATTATTTTACCCACGTGAAGTGGAAAAGAAATATGATATAGGTTTTAGCGGTGCATTACATGGTAAAGAGAATGACGGCCGCCAGAAGATTCAAGGACCCACTGCTAACTTACGTGAAAGAGTCTACAATAAATTAATTCAACGAGAACGGAATATCTTCTGGAACTCAAGCAACACAATGGAATATAGGATTAATTCTACAGAAGAATATGCTACGAAAATTAATGAGTGTAAAATGTGGCTCGGTACAACTGGCCCGGTTTTAGATGTTAGTCCTCGATACTTTGAGGTTATGCTCTCAAAGACTCTACTGCTTTGCAACAATATGCCCGAGCAGTACGAAGATTACTTTACAGATGGTGTGAATTGTGTTATATTTAATAATGATTTAAGTGATTTTGATGAAAAGCTTGATTATTATTTGAATAATGAAAGCGAAATGAACCGGGTCATTGAAACAGCCTATGATACAGCCATCAACAACTATACATGGCACCATATGGCTAAGAAACTTATAGAATATATTAAGGAGCTATAATGTCATTTGAAGTAATCGCCGATTTTGAGAAAGAGATAGCAAAGTTCTTCGGGGCCCCATACGCGGTCGCAGTAGATTGTTGTACACATGGTTTGGAACTTTGTTTACGAATGAAAGGTGCACAAAAGATTACTGTGCCAAAGCACACTTATCTTTCTGTTCCCATGTTAGCAGAGAAATTAGATTTAGAGATTGAATGGACTGATGACGAGTGGCAGGATTACTATTATATGACTGATGACATTGTTGATGCTGCTGTATATTGGCAGGCAGGTAGTTATATTCCCGGCACGTATATGTGTGTTAGTTTTCAATTTAGGAAGCACCTAAGTCTTGGCCGCGGCGGGATTATTTTATTTGATAATAAAGAAGATTACGACATTCTAAAGAAAATGTCGTATGATGGTAGAAGCCCTGATGAATCATGGTCTGTGCAAAATATACAAACGATTGGTTATCATTATTATATGACCCCGGAGACTGCTGAATTGGGTTTACAAAAACTTCCTGCTGCTATTGAAACTCCTCCCAAGAAATGGGTTTATACTGATTGGGTCGATTTGACCACTTTGGATGTTTTTAAGCAAGGAAGATTTAAGAGAGAATGAAACAACAAGTTTTGTTTATTGGTTTTGAGGATTGTGAATACTGTCAAAAGGCCAATGAGTTTTTAAATGTGTGTGGCTTTGACGTTAGTTGGCTCAAGTCTTCTAAAAATAGGCGCGATAAATTACCGCTTGAGTATCTCAATTGGAAAGGCGATTATATCATTCACATGAAATCTTATTATATTCTTCCAAAAAGTTTATTAGACAATGCCTCTATCGCTGCCATTAACCTGCATCCCGGCTCACCTAGCTACCCGGGGTCCGGATGTGTCAATTGGGCACTCTACAATAATGAGAAAACAACTGGTATTACCATACACTTCTTAAATGAATTTATTGATAATGGTGAAATAATTAAAGTTTATGAAATACCAATAATGCCCGGTGATTCAATTGAAACTCTATTACCTAGAGTACATATGAAACAACTGGTAGCTTTTTATGATTTGGTCACCACTATTACAAGATATGACCCAATTATCTTAAAGCAATATGTTGAGTTAAATAAAAATATAAAGTGGTCAAAAAAAGTCGGAAGAATTAAACACATTGACAACTTACAAGTGATTAATAATCAAATATCACGACAACAATTAGAAAGAGTTATAAGAGCAACAGCTATAGGTAAATTTGGCCCAAGGCTTAAGTTGCACGGACATGAATTTAGATATTACAAGGAGAAAAAATGAATGTATTAGTATTGGGATCTACCGGATTTATTGGTAAGAATCTCGTTAACAAATTAAAAACTGTAGAAACGATTGGTGATGGTGCTATGGACGATAAACCAAAAGTAACGGGTGTTTCTTTGACCACTGGATTAGATATCCTAGATTATAAGGCTATTTCTGATTGTATTCTTGAATCACAACCTGATTATATTTATAATGTTGCCTCTCATGGGGGTAGCTTACATTATGTAAAAGAATATGCAGCCTCAGTATATTCGGATAATGTTCAAATGGGACTGAATCTTTACCGAGCTATTGTAGAAAATAAGTCCAAAGCCACGGTTATTCAACCATTTTCTAACTGTTCGTACCCAGGTCACAGCGCAGTTCAAAATGAAAATGAGTGGCTTGCTGGTGCTGTTCATCCCTCTATTTTCTCATTTGGGAATTCAAAAAGATCATTATATTATTTAGCAGAATGTTACAAAGAACAACACGGTGTTAACACTATTAATCTTCTTTTACCAAATACTTATGGCCCGGGCGACTCTATAGACCCAAATCATACACATGCGCTCAACGGAATGGTAATCAGGATGCTTAAGGCTAAAAAAGCAGGAGATTCGGAATTTGTTGTTTGGGGGACAGGCTCTCCAATAAGAGAATGGTGTTATGTCGACGATTTTATTGAGGCGCTTATCCAGGCAGCAAAACTTGAGAGTATGGAATATCCTATCAATATTGGTCAGGAAAAAGGTTACTCTATTGCTGAATCTGCACAATTAATTAAAAAAGCATGTGGGTTTGAAGGCGAAATTGTCTTTGATACTAAATACACAGACGGTGACCCTACTAAAATTCTAGGCAATAGCAAATTAAATGATATAATGCCTCATTTTAAGTTTTTTGATCACGAAGAAGGGATTCGTAATACTGTAAAATATTATGAAGACAAAGTTTAACTTGACAAAACAATCATTTGAGATTATAATACGTAATAGGAGTATGTAAAAATTATGAAAAAAGTGTTTATTACCGGCGGAGCTGGCTACATTGGCTGTACATTAGTACCAATGTTATTAGAAAACGATTATGAAGTGACTGTGTATGATAGTCTTATGTATGGAGGCCATGGTTTGATCCACAACTTCTCACACCCCAACTTCACATTTATTAAAGGTGACGTTTTGAATAAAGAGTTCTTACACCAGTCAATGAAGGGTCACGATGTTATTGTACACCTTGCAGCTATTGTAGGGTATACCGCTTGTAGAATTGATGAACAAAACTCATATAGAGTCAACCACCAAGGAACAATCAATGTTGTTACCGGAGTGGATGGAAAACAAATGCTGCTTTATGGTTCCACAGGTTCTAACTACGGAACTGTAGATGGTGTCTGTACCGAAGAAACGCCGTTGAATCCTTTGAGTATTTATGGAAGAAGTAAAACACTTGGTGAAGAGGAAGTGATGAAGTACCCGAAAGGTATCGCATTTAGATTTGCGACTGCATTTGGTGTAAGCCCTCGTTTACGGTTAGATTTACTTGTAAATGATTTGTCATATTCAGCTTACAATCAAAAGTATATTGCTGTTTATGAATCTCACTTTATGAGAACTTTTATTCATGTTAAAGACATCGCCAAAGTGTTTATGTTTGCTATTGAACATCCAGAAGAGATGTCCGGAGAAGTATACAACGTTGGCTCTAATTCAATGAACCACTCAAAGGGTGATGTTTGCAAACTAATCCAAGAAAAGACTGATTGCTACGTACATTATGCTGACTTTGATGGTGACGCTGATAAACGCGACTACGTTGTCTCCTATGACAAGATTAACGGTTTAGGCTATGATACCACAATTAGTGTTGACGAAGGCATTGACGAGCTTCTGAGGGTGTTTCCTATCGTACAAATGGATAATAAGAAGTATAAGAATGGATAAGTATTTATCATATTGGGAAAGTAGCGTTAACGTTGAAGAATTTACTAACTGGCACTCTACCCCAGAGCATACCTACAAATTAAGATTGCTAGCGAGATATATGTATGATAAAAAATCCAGCAGTGTCCTTGATTGCGGTGCCGGCAATGGGGCTTTATACAAAGTGTTGAAGGCGTTTAACCTTGATATCAAATATAAAGGCATTGATTTAACTCAAAAGCTTGTTGCCGATGCCCAAAAAAATATGATCGACATAGAATATGGTGATATTGAACAACTTCAGTTTAAAGACGAAAGTTATGATATGGTTGTGGCCACAGATGTTATAACCCACCTTTACGATTATCGACCAGCTTTGAGGGAAATGCTTAGGGTAGCTAAGAAAAGTGTTGTGTTCACTACATTTAAAAGTTCTGTTCAAGAACTAAAATATATTTCTCCGGAGCAGAAACCAATAGTTATTGGTTGGTACCCTGGCAAATGGGATCGTGGTAATATGCCGATCACTTGTCCCAAGCTCGGGTTTTACCCGGGCCGCACGCTACACTCTAATTATATACAAACAGTGGTAAAAGAAAAAACTTATGCTTCTCCATTTGGTTTCTATAAACATGCAAGAAAAGATGAACAAGGTAACCCAATTCTTATACACCATTATTATGATATTCATAAATTATACGCGAATATTAAATCTATAGAGAAAGAAAATAACACGGAGTATAAGATTAATTATTCGTTTTCCAATAATAAAATTCCCGAGCAATACTCAGACCAGCTGTTAAAAATGAACGATGAAGAAAGGAACGATGTTCCACTTCCTTCGGCTTTTGCAGATATATTTTATATTGATAAGGTGAAAACTATAGATGGCTAACATATTATTAATTGGAGGCTGCGGCTACATCGGCAGCCGGCTGTTTCAAGTATTAAATGAAGAACATGCAGTTGATTCTGTAGATATTGAATGGTATGGTAATTTTACTAGCAGATTTAATATTGTAAAAGACTTTGGACAATTAACAAAGGAAGAAGTTGAATTTTATGATGTTGTAATTTTGTTAGCCGGCCACTCAAGCGTTAAAATGTGTGTGGACAACATGGTTCCTACATTGAAAAATAATGTATTGAATTTCGCTCACCTATTAGAACTTTTAAACCCCGAGCAAACGTTTATTTATGCTAGTTCATCGTCAGTCTATGGCGATACTAAGAGCTATGTGGTCAACGAAGAATACAATCGTTTTGAACCAAATAATTATTATGATTTATCAAAGCATGAAATTGATTCATATGCTGTGCTATCAGACAAAAAATACTTTGGCTTAAGGTTCGGAACAGTTAACGGAGCTTCCCCAAACTTAAGAAATGACATCATGATTAATGCTATGACATATAATGCTTTACAAAATGGTAAAGTATTCTGCTTTAATCCAGAGGTACACCGTCCAATATTAGGCATTGAAGACCTCTGTCGTGCTATGAAAGTTGTCATTGAGAAAGGTACCCATGAGAATAGTGGCCTTTACAATGTGGCTTCATTTAATTCAACAGCGAGACAGATATCAGAAGCAGTCGCTAAAACAACCGGTGCCGAACTTGAAATAGTCGACACACTGCCAGAAACAATAACAAACGTAAAGTTACAAACTAAAGCATACAATTTTTTAATTGATTCAACAAAATTTGAAGAAGTCTTTGATTTTGAATTTAAAGAAACACCAACAACAATTGTTCAATCAATCGTTGAACAATTTGATAAAATTAACAAAGGAAACAGATCAGATGCCAAATTATACTGAAATCACTCAATGTCGCGCTTGCGGTTGTGAAGAATTAGTAGAAGTACTTGATTTAAATAATCAACCTCTAGCGAACAATTATCATGAAGGGGAAGAACAAGAGGAATATCCACTAAAGATAAATGTTTGTTCATCCTGTTATCATGTGCAACTCAGTGTTGTAGTCGACCCTGATTTAATGTTTAAAGATTATCTATATGTCAGTGGTACTAGTAAAACATTGCACGAGTATTTCACAGAATTTGCTAAGATTTGTGAGCACTACAGCCGCGGCAGACGTCGTGTTCTTGACATTGCTTGCAACGATGGTACACAGTTAGATAAATTCAAAGAATTAGGATGGAAGACAACCGGTGTTGATCCAGCAGTCAATCTTTATCATTTAAGTAGCAAAAATCACAATATTGCTTGTGATTATTGGAGTGAAGATGTTGCTGGACAATTACATGACACTTACGACGCCATTATTGCACAAAATGTTTTTGCTCACACTCACGATATACATTCATTCTTGAAAGCATGTAAGATTGTTTCCGATGAAAAAACAAATATCTTTATCCAAACCTCACAAGCAGACATGATAGTGAATAATGAATTTGACACAATTTACCATGAACACTTATCCTTCTTTAATACAAAATCTATGAAGACATGCGCTAATCTGAATGGTTTTTCGCTTGTAAATGTCTTAAAGGCGGATATTCATGGGGGAAGCTATGTGTTTATTCTCAGGATGGGTCAGCATGATGAAACAAAAGCAGAAAATAAAATCAAAGAAGAAACTGACGCCGGCCTTTACAATCTTGAAACATATGTTGAATATGCTAAAAAGTGTAAAAAAGTTGCGATAGACTTTAAAAATGAATTACAAAAGTTTAAAGATAAAGATTATAAAATTGTAGGCTATGGTGCTGCTGCGAAAGGCAACACATTTTTAAATTTTGCAGAAGCTGATTTGGATTATATTGTTGATGACAACGAACTTAAATGGGAACTGATGACCCCGGGCCGAGATATAATGATTAAAAATCCACAATGTCTTTCGGAAGAGGATCCTGAAAAATTAGTTGTGGTGCCCCTTGCTTGGAACTTTTTCAAAGAAATTAGTGAAAAAGCCAACGATATCACCGATTCTGAATTATCGTTTATTAGATATTTCCCAGAGGTACGAGTCGTATGAAAATCGCGGTCTTAATAACTGGACAATTACGAGATTATAAAATTAATTGTATTAATCATTTAAAACATATAATTGAGCCTAATAATGCAGATGTATTTGTTTATGCATGTAGCAAAAATACTCTGCATACGACTGGCAATAATATTACTCAAAATTACAAAGTAACTACAACAAGTACAAAAGAAGAAATCGAATCTCAAGTAAAAGAAATATATGGAGATTTTTTAAAAGGTGTTATTGTAGACGAGGGCGAAGAATTAAATGATAATAATTTTGGCACTTTGGGTTACTTCAAGAAAAGAATGAATAATCAAATGCAGAATATTCGTAATGGCTACCTTATGGCTAAAGATTATGCGACAGCTAACGAATTTAACTATGATGTCATAGTAAGATGCCGCCCTGATAACTCTATGTTTTTAAAATTAGTGAATTTGTCTGCGTTTGATGTTCAACCTAACGAAATATATACGACTATCTATCCTAGCGGTCACAAAGACCCATGGTTCTTTTCCTTCTCTGAACCAGAAACATTTGATAAATATTGTTCCTTTGTCTATCAAGAACATGCCGATGAATCACGAACAGATAACAACTTTGAGTGTCCCGAAATCGCATTAGAAAAATATTTGTATCAAAGTAACATGAAGGTTTACTTTGCGCAGAGTATATGCCTGCCGTTTTATCAATACGACAAAACACAGCCTGTGACTGAATTTCCGTTTAGGCAAGCAGATGCAAAACTAATAGATGCCGATGGTAATCTAGTGGAGCAAAAAACATGATTTTTGTTCAGTTAACTAACGGCTTTGGTAATAATTTATTTCAATATAATGCTGCCCGTCTTCTTGCAACTTTTCATGAACAAGAACTTGTGGCTTTACCACCGACCCCTACCTATTACGGAATTGAAGAATTTAAAAAAATAGGTATTGAACTAAAAACGGTTGAGTTGCCCGAGTGTGAAAATGTTAACGAGACAAATTTTACGCATTATTTTAACACACAATACAAAAATAGCGACCTTTTGATAACGGGCTACTTTGAAAATTATAAATTCTTCAAAAACAACATAGATTTAATAAAATCATGGTACCCAGAGGTACAGAAACATAATACAGATGATCTCATTCTGCACCTTCGCGCCGGCGACAGGCTATTCTATGCTAATGAATATGATAGCAAACCCCGAGCGCAAAATTATATTGATGCTATCAGCAGATTTGATTTTGACAAGTTGTATATTGTGACAGACATGCCTGAGTGGGATAATATTACAGTTGAGCAGTTACAAGATATGAAGTTCCATGTCAGTGTTCCAGAAGATCAGAGAGTATCTCCTCAGCAATCAGTAGATTATTTTAATTCCCTTGTTGAAGGCTTATCACAATTTTCACCTATTCACAGTAAAAACTCAGTTGCGGAAGATTTTAGCTTTATTAGGGGTTTTAATAATGTTCTCTTTCAACATGGCACATTAGCTTGGTGGGCAGCCGTCCTTGGTAACGCTGATAAAGTAGGTGTTTATGGGCCATGGCGCCCATGGAAAGGACCCTCCAATAAAAATTTAAGTGATATTAATCTAGAGGGATGGTTTAAATGGATTTAAAAGAATATTATGAATATTATCTGACACTGCATCAAAATAAAAGATGCAGAGCACTACACTTTTTAGGGCAATGTGTTACAATAACATATATAGCAATCGTTGTTTACAATCAAGCTTGGCTGTTCTTGTTAGCAGCTCCATTTGTAGTTTACCCTTTTGCATGGTCTGGGCATTATTTTTTCGAAAAGAATGAGCCAGCAGCATTCTCGGCCCCAATCAAAGCAAAAATCTCTGATTGGTTGATGTTCCGCGATGTTCTGATGGGAAGAGTTAAAATATGGTAATGAACAAAATTTTAGTTACTGGAGGCACAGGCATGGTCGGAAAATCATTTCAAAATGTAAATGACGATTACGATTTTACCTTTGTTGGTTCCAATGATTATGATTTATGTAATGCTGCTGAGACAGATTTTATGATTAGGGACCATGACCCTGACGCTATTATACACCTAGCGGCTAGAGTCGGCGGTGTACATAGCAATTCTGAATATATTGCTGATTTTTTTAAAGACAATATATTGATTAATACGAATGTTCTAGACGCCTCAAGAAAGCATGGAATCAAAAAAGTAGTATCGCTTTTGTCAACATGTGTATACCCAGATTCTGCAAAATACCCTCTAACCCCCGACCAGTTTCATGATGGCCGCCCACATAGCAGCAATTTTGGCTATGCCTATGCTAAAAGAATGGTCGATGTTTATTCTAGAGCTTTAAGGCAACAATATGGTTGTAATTTTATATGTGCTGTACCAAATAATTTATATGGTCTTCATGATAATTTCCACCTAGAAGATGGTCATGTTATACCAGCAATCATTAGGAAAGTTCATAATGCCAAATTGACCAATAAAGCTCCAATATTTTGGGGCGATGGGCAGAATTTAAGAGAATTCACATTTGCTTCTGATATTTCTAGAATATTACTTTTTTTGTTAGAAAATTATAATGAAGAACATCCGGTAAACATTGGTACTACTGAAGAGAGAAGTATCACATCTGTTGTTGATTTAGTCTGTCAAAATTTAAAGTATACCGGCCCTGTTAAATGGGATGAGACAAGACCAAGTGGTCAATTTAGGAAGCCAAGTTCAAATAGTAAACTTTTGAATCTTGGTTGGAAAAAAGACGAGTACACAACTTTTGAAGAAGGATTAAAAATGACTTGTGAATGGTATGAACAAAACTACCCAAATATTAGAGGTATCAAATGAAGAAAGCTTTGATTACAGGAATTACTGGCCAAGACGGCTCTTATTTGGCAGATTTATTATTTAGTAAAGGTTACCATGTTATAGGTGTTAAGAGAAGAACCTCAATTTTGGCCACTGACCGTATTGACCATATCTTCAGTGATGTTGACAAGATTGTAGATTTTTCCTTGGTTTACGGAAACATGAACGATTCCGGCCAGCTACACCGAATATTATCAGATTACCAACCAGATGAAATTTATAATCTTGCGGCTCAATCGCATGTACGTGTATCTTTTGACACACCTCAAGAGACAGCTGAGGCAGTAGGAATGGGCACGCTAAAATTATTAGAAGCGATTAGAAATATTTGCCCAGAAACAAAATTGTATCAGGCATCTTCCTCCGAAATGTATGGGGACAACCCAAACGTTCCATTTAACGAAGAATCAGTACTAATGCCAGCCTCACCATATGCTTGCTCTAAGGTGTTTGCACACAACTTAGTTAGAAATTACAGACAAAGTTATGGGCTGCATGCATCTTGCGGAATTTTGTTTAATCATGAGTCTCCAAGAAGAGGCGAAACATTTGTAACAAGAAAGATTACAATGGCCGCGGCCAAAATTAAAATGGGTCTTCAAGATAAGATTCAGTTAGGTAATCTTCACGCTAAAAGGGATTGGGGATTCGCAGGTGATTATGTCGAAGCCATGTGGATGATGTTACAGCAGGACAACCCAGATGATTATGTCATAGCTACGGGTGAAACTCATACAGTAGAAGAATTTCTCCATGAAGTATTTGAATATGCAGGTTTGAGTGTTAAGAAATATCTTGAGACAGATAAGAGGCTTTTTAGACCACACGAAGTACCACTACTTTTGGGTGATGCTGCCAAAGCAAAGAAAAAGCTCAAGTGGGAACCTAAAGTTAAATTTAAAGAATTGGCTCAAATGATGTATGATGAAGACTTGAGGAGACTCTTTAATGTCGGCAAAGGTGGGTGACTTGGTGAAGTGGTACGAATTATACGCTGATGCTATTGTAAAAGATGCCGGAAGCGGCGTTATTATGAACAAGAGAGAAATAAATTATCATGATGGTTCATATGAAAACACGATATATGATGTATACCGTTTTAAATCTTCAGATGTGAAATCATTTATGGATCACAATATTGAGCCTTTGGAGGCCCGAAATGGCTAGATGTTTAGTAACAGGGCACAAAGGTTATATCGGTTCAAGACTTTGTAAGGCTTTGCAGGATGCTGGCCACACTGTTCTGGGTATTGATTTGGAAGAAGACCCTCGCAAAGATATTATTTCAATGTTAGCTGAAGGTACTGACGGCAAATTTCATCCGCATTATTATAGTTTCAAACCTGAATACGTTTTTCACATGGCGTGCTGGCCTCGTGTTGGATATAGTGTTGAAAATCCAGTAGAGACTAGCCGTAATAATATACTTGCCGGTACAGTATTACTTAATTTCGCCCGTAAAGTGGGTTCTGTTAAGCGCGTTATCTACTCCAGCTCTTCATCCGTTATGGGTAATGGAGCCGGCCCTGAGAGCCCTTACGCGCTGCAAAAGTACACAACTGAGATAGAAACCTCATTGTACTCTAAGCTATACGGCTTAGACACGGTTAGTTTGCGGTATTTTAATGTTTATTCGCACGACCAGACAATTAACGGCCCATATGCTACAGCAATATCTAATTGGATGCATGCTATACGAAATAACATTGTACCTCATATAAGTGGCGATGGTGAGCAGCGTAGAGATATGGTTAATGTCGAAGATGTAGTTAGAGCAAATATGTTTTGCATGGAGCGTGAATCTGACTTTCATGGCGATGTGCTTGAGGTCGGTACCGGAACAAACATTTCGTTAAATCAGATTAAAGAATTGGTTAATAAACACTTTCCCGAGGTAAACTTTGAATATAGAAAGCCACGACCCGGAGATGTTAGAGAAACAAAGGCCAAGATCGCCGCTCTTAAGGGTATGGGCTGGACTGCCAGTGTTGATATCTTTGAAGGAATTGAGGATTGTTTCAAAAGGATAAAAGATGAACAATAATATAGGAATCATTGGACAAGGCTTTGTAGGAACTGCTACATCTGAAGGTTTAAAAGAACACTTTCAGGTGTATACTTATGATAAATTTTTAGATAAAAAATCTAATTGTGTTAACATGCTACAAGTTTGCGAATATGCTAAAATTGTTTTTGTTTGCCTCCCCACGCCTATGAAAAAAGACGGATCCTGCGACTTAACAATTTTAGAATCTGTAGTCAATGAAATAAATTCTTACAAACTTGAAAACATAGTTGTTATTAAATCTACTGTACCCCCCGGCACCACTAGGGCGTTTAATAAAACATGTAATAATATCCAAGTTGTGTTCAACCCTGAGTTCCTAACAGAAGCTAATTATATCGAAGATTTTAAAAATCAAAATAGAATAATTATTGGTGGGCCGCGGCCAGCTTCAACTATCGTTAAAAACATGTTTATTAAAGTTTTTCAAGATGTACCAATTATTAAAACCGGTTCTAACACCGCGGAATCAGTTAAGTATTTTACTAATTGCTTCCTGGCCACTAAGGTAAGTTTCGCAAACGAGTTTAAACAAATTTGTGACCAAGCTGACGTTGATTATGACAAAGTGGTTGAATACGCATTGTATGATGAACGACTTGGTAAATCCCACTTTACAACCCCAGGCCCGGACGGACGTTCAGGCTTTGGCGGCTCCTGTTTCCCTAAAGACATAAATGCATTAATATTTTTTGCATCACAACTTGGGGTGTCAGCCGATGTCTTGTCGGCTGCATGGAAAAAGAATTTAGAAGTACGCCCAGAGAGAGACTGGGAACAACTAAAAGGTAGAGCAATTTCGGAGGAAAATTAAAATGAACACACCTACACACAAACTATCAAATCAGGCCCTCGGAGCCGTGATGATGGCTCTTCAAGAGTCATTACTAAATGAATTGGACATTGTACCAATTCTTAAAGGCTTTGAGTTGATTGACGGAGAAGACGGGCTTATCGTATCAAACCCGCCTACAGTTAGAATGTCTAACGATTCCGCAATCACTGAAGATGACCTATTAAAAATGGTTAAGTAATGCCCAGATATCGCTATATGTGCCACACTTGTATGCATGAATTTATGGTTATTCACCCTTTTAGTGAAAAACAAGAAACTTGCACTTCTTGTGAATCATATGAAATATCAAAGCTTTTGACTAAACCTTTTAAAATTAGTAGCAAAAAGAAACAAAAAGAATCTGTTGGCAATATTACAAAAGAATATATTGAAGCTAACAAAGAAATATTAGAAGATTTAAAAGAATCTTCAAAGAGTGAAAATTATGACCCGTCTTGAAATTATATTAACATTGATATTAACTTTATCAATAATAGGAAACATTGGCCTATTCACATATGTACGCAACGTTTTATCACGATTGTTGTTTGTATCTGATGAGCTGGGAGATTTACAAGATATGGTAAATAATTTTTCCAAACATATTAGTGAAGTTTATAATTTAGAAATGTTTTATGGAGATCAGACTTTACAAAGTCTGATGGACCATGCTGTCTCTTTTAACGAGCAGCTTGAGACGTTTGAAGTGATTTATTCGCTAACCAGTGAAGAAAAAGAAACAGAGGAACCAGATTTTGAAAACACAGACGACGAACAAGCAGACGAATAAGAAAACAAAGAAGAAGGCCGCAAAGCCAAAAAAATATTACTTTACCAAAGAGCACGAAGATGCGGTTGTGAAATACTGCAAAACAAATTGTGTTCGCATAAGGACTGAATTATACATTCAGTATTTAGAGCCAGCATTTGATGAAATGGTTGATAAAATTGTTTTCACATATAAATTTACAACATTACCAAACATTGATTACTTAAGAGATGAGTGTAAAGTGTGGCTCATGACCATTCTAGATAAGTACGATCCTGATAAAGGCTATAAAGCTTTCTCATACTTTAGTGTTATTACCAAGAATTGGTTTATTCATAAAGTTAAGAAACAACAAAAGCGACAAAAAAGAGAGGTTGATTATGACGCAGTACCAAAGAACTACGAAGAAGAATATCTCTCAACACAGCAATCATGGCTAACTGATAAATTAGAAAAAGAATTTTGGGACTCTTTCTACAATCAATTAAAAACTTGGGATGTCTCAAAGATGAGAGCTAACGACCAAAAAGTTCATCAAGCAATAATAATTCTTTTTGAATCAAAAGATGAAATTGAAATTTTTAATAAAAAAGCTATTTATTTATATCTGCGAGAAATCACCGGTCTTAATACCAAACAGGTTGTTAGTTCACTTAACAAATTTCGTGTTTTGTATAGAGGCTTTAAAAAAGATTGGGAGAGTGGCGCGCTGTGAGCGAAAGAGATTTAAATAATTTAGTTGATGAGGCTCTGGATAATATCCGTAATGATCGGAAACTTGCCAGAGAATTTTTAAATGAACTTGCAAACGAAATTGCCCGGGATTCCGATAACAATCGTTCTCTTTCCCCAGTCGCAGCAAAGCATGTAGAGACTATGCAGCGCTCAAATGAGCAATTAGTAAAAATAATCTCAATTAAACAAAAGCAAACTTCGCAAGATATAGGCCTAAGCGAAGAAGACAAGGCAAGCTTATTTGATATGATTCAAGAGGATACAGCGTGAGTTTACGAGACCTTTTTGACTTTGATGATTTATTAACGTCAGCAGATGAGATATGGTCTCAAGCGATGCGTAGCATTTTTCAATACGATGCATATGCTGGTAAGAATCAATTCCCGGCAATTGTATTAAGTGCCCCTGTCCCTTACAATACCGCGCAAGCAGGTTTATTTACCGGTGTCCCAAAGCCTGACACACCCAGTTCGAAGTCGGAAGATGAACAAAGTGGCAAAGATGGAGCACTAAATAAAATTGGGATTATTGCTTTCAGAGCTAGAATTATTGGAGCAAATTCGCCCCATTCATTTTTGCCAGATCCTTGTACAGATGAGATTTCTGCTGATTTGCCGGCAGACTCTGTTTTTAAATTAATTTCTATGCACACACTTTTCATGTCGACAGATGATTTCGGCTCAACAAAAAAAGATTTGCCAACAAAAGGCAGTGTAGTTTTAGTAGAACTTGAGCAGAATCAATTTGGTTATAATCTTGAGGTTGGAAAATTTATTTCTGTTATCACTAAGCCAGATCAATATTTTAATGAAAAGACTTTGTTAAACAACAAATGTCTGGCCGACGCCGGCTTAGATTTCGGTGCTACTTTAGGCGAGTTAACTGCTGTAGAGATTACTCAAGCTTTAGACAAAGTTGGATATGCAACCCGCTCCAATAATATTACTAGTAATTTTGGTTATAGAACTGATCCGCATGGTAAGAAAAAAGGTGATCAATTTCACGGTGGCACTGACTATAGTGGCCCCCGCGGCGCCCCGATATACGCTATTGCCGCAGGCACAATCACTCGTACAAAGACCGGCTGTGTTGCTGGTGACATGAAGTGTGGTGCCGGCTATGGTAATTTTGTTGAAATAAAACATGCGAATGGCGACAAATCAATTTATGCTCACCTTGTTAAACCTGAAGTTCAACCCGGCAATCAGGTAACTGCAGGTCAATTAATTGGCCGTATGGGTACTACAGGCTCTAGCACCGGCGTTCATCTTCACTTAACAGTTACGCAAAATGGCAAGAAAGTAGATCCAGTGCAGTATATTGAAAAAAACATTGCTGCAGGCGCCAGCCCAGCAGGTCAACAGCAAACCACATAAAAAGGAAATTTAATGAAAAAAGCAAATCCGAAAGGTAGCAGTTCTTACACAAAAAGAAATGGTAAGCCCCGCAAAGAATTAGAAAAATTAATTAATGAAGGCCTCGCAGAAGCAGGAATTTTGAATTCTGATCCAAAAGGATCTCCAAAAGTCATTTATAAATATGCCTCAAACGAAACAATTTTTGCCAATCCCGGTGGCGCCTCCATTACGCTGGGTCTTGACCGTCCGGATTCTAGAGGGTCTGGATATGGTGCTAGAGGCTTGGTTGGGCTTCAGGACAAGAGTATTGGCTCAAGCCGTATTGATTTAGTAGTGGGCCGTCTAGCGTCCGCAAATGATGGTGATGGTGTACGTCCTGGCACTTATGTCGACAATAACTTTCAAGGTGACGCTGCAAGAATTTATATATGTGAGACAACCGATGTTGACCTAAACTTTGGCTTATCAGAAGGCATTGTAGGCAATCCAAAGGGTGTTTCTACAGTTGCTATTAAATCAGATCAAACAAGAATCATCGGCCGTTCAGGTATAAAAATATGTACTGGCCCGGGCCAAAACTGGAAACCAGTAGAAAAAACCTCTAAAGGTGGCAAACTCCCGGTGGCCGGCGGAGTTGACATTATATGTGGTAATGTTAACGGAGATCGTGTAACTTGGAACCCTTGGGATATGCCGGAGACTATTTTAGATCTACAACCTATCGTAAAAGCGTACAACATTCGCGACTATCTCAAAGAATCAAGCGCACTCCTAGATGACGTTTATTCTGCTGTTTTAAATTTAAGTATGTTGGTCAAGGGTTTGGCCGGTGTAATCGTAACGTTACCTAGCACATACACAATTTTATTGGGTAACCCAGCAGCTACTGGGCAGGCTTCTTTAGGCGCAATGATGGCGTCTTTGGTACTTAGCTTTATTGGCTTTTTAGTTGATAACCCAATTTATCAATCTCGTGCTCAAAAAATGCCAGTCGAATTTGATTACTTAGATCACGCAGGTTACAAATTTATTGGAAGCCGCAGCGTGAGAAGCACTTAAAGGTATTATAATGTCTGAATGGGAAGTATCAAAATATTTAAAATTTCAAGATAAAAACAATGACGGGTTGTCAGATGTTTGTGAGCCTGAAAAGCCGATAGAAGAGGCTAAATGTCCTTCGTGTTTACCAAAGCCAACTGCCTTGGTACCACGATGGCGTTCAAGAGGCAAGAATGACCCTTTTTTAAATGAAAGAAGATGCTTATATCAAATTTCATATGCTACTCCGTTCACTGATACTGGCGCTTTTGAAAAATATGGCCCAAACGCCACGGATGAGCAAGCCGAAATAGCCCTAAAAGAACGCTCTGACGCGTTTAAAGATAACGCCGCGGAAGCTCTTGCTCGTTACTATAACAAGGATATAACGAAAGCTACGATTGAAAAAATAGTAGATTCTATGGAATGGACTGACTGGGATTTAGATGTCCGCCCAATGTCCCACCTTAAGTTTTTATATTCTGTGCCTTTTGATGTAATTGATAAACTAGCAGATGCTCCCCCTCAAGAAGATGAGGCTATGGACGAATCTGATGTTGAAGTGACCGTAATAGGTCCAAAGATTATGTCTAATATGAAAAGAATCCGAAGAACATTAGATTTTTATTCTAGTAATTTAAAAGTCTACCGCGCTCTTGAAGGCAAGAATGTGTTGTTTGTGAAAGGTGGGGTATTCAACCTGGACCTATATGGTGATTCAGCCCCATTCGGTAATTCTATAACTGAACGACTTATACCTGAACTTACTGATTTCCTAGACAGATATAACATTACTCTTTTTCCAATAGTAACCTTTTTTAATTCAAATTGGGATGTGGCTTCTAAAATAGATTTTGTTTTCTCGCATGATTATAAATTAAAAATTATGAGAGTGCATGCTGAAAGCGGCTGCCCACCGGTTATTTTTAAACAAGATAGGTTATCATCATTAACCAACAGGCAAGCGTGGAGTGATCCAACAGCAGTTGCATATTTTGCTAAACAAAATGATATGATTAGAGATATTCTGGCACGTCAACCAAGACCTTGGCTTGACTTCATAATTGATCATACATACCCAACAGTTAAAAGTTCTAAAACACATGATCCAATTAAAATCTCTAACTCTGATGATACAGAAAGCGAAAGAACAATCGTGGGCTGTATCGGAGATGCCCTAGAAGGAGAATTTAAACAGCTTGGAGAAGATATTAAAGATGATATTTTTGGGATGGCTGATGCATTGGCTTCCCAATTTCACAAGTCTTTGTGCTTGGGAGATTACAAAGACTTTTTAGATGAAGAATTCAATATTGGGAAAATAGATGATCCTGGGGCTAACCCTAATTTATCGCGCGAAAAAAGAGAAAAGAATATTTTTCAATATGCTCAAGAGCAAGCCTTTTTAGAAATTAAAGAAAAGGACGTCTTGTTTGCGGGCCTCTGCGCCAGAATGAGTAGTATTTTTGGCGGTAGCCAACAGAATATGTTAGATAAGATCCACCGCGATGGCCTTGACCCCACAATGCTTTGTGGTCTTTATAACATGATGCTTGACGTCATTGAATGTTTATTTAAAGGTCTGTCTTTTGAAGAAATCTTAGCGGCCGCTGTCAGATCAGCGCTGAGGGCAATGTCTATTGAAGATTTCGGTTTTTTGTTTATAGGTCTTCCACCTGATAAACAAGCAAAGATGGATGCTATGGTTAAGCAGAAACTAGCCTCCGGTGATATTTTTAGTGAAGGTTCATCGGGTCAAAGACTTTCTGATTCTATTGAAACAAGGAACAGGGATGGCAGCTCCTCCGTTCCACAAAATGCACCATTTTTTGCAAAAAGTATAAAAATTGAAAAGCCTTGGGAAAACAAGGGACTGGTTGAAGAACAAAAAAGAAATTATATGAGAGAAGGACCCCTTTCAGGTATGTCGCCTACTGGCGTACCTCCTAAAGGCGGCGCTGAGTCACAACTCTCTAGAGCCACAGCGGTCAGCCAAATTAAAAATGTTGGTGCTGATTTAGACCCAAACATCATTTTACAGGCTTATGTTGCCGCTTTAATAGAAGAATACTCTGATAACCTTACTGATTTAGTAAAAATGCTTGATAAGCTTCCGGGCGCCCCAATCATCGGTTATATTATTGCTACGCTTGACTGCCCTCGTCCTCCTTTATTCAACCCAACATTAGCTGAATTCTTGGGCGATCTAGCATTACCTTTCTGTAAAAATACATATCCCATCGCGTGGCCAAGAATAGACAACTTGTTTGCATGGATACCGAAAATAAGTGACATCTTAGCGTTTTTATTTTGGTTGGCAATGTATATTTTACAACAAATTATTATTATAATTATTATGCGCTTAATGGTTTGGCTGTGTGAATTATTAGCAGATGCAATTTGTAAAGCTTTGGAAACTGTCGGTGACATAGCCATGGCGCTTCCTGCTATGATCCGCGGAGATAAAACGTTTGGAGATGTAATAAAAGAGTCTATCTGTGGCCCTGAAGCCGATGAAGAACAAGTTAATGAGACTATTCAAGGAATCTTCCAAAGTTTTGGTCAAGATGCAGAAGCTTTTGCGGACAAAGAAAAGGTGCTTAGCTTTGCAGAAGATCTTTCGTCGGCTGTTTCTCGAAAAGAACTTGTTGACGCAATTGCCGGCGAACCTTCTGGTACGTTCTTAGGTGTTATTGAAAGTCTGATTGAGTTTGAATATCCTGAATATGCAGGTACTTTTGGAAATCGTGCAAAAGCTAGTGCATTCTTTGGTAACATCGGTAAATTAATGCCCCTTGAAGCAAGGGACCTGCTTAATGATTTTAGAAATCGTTTAGACCCCAATGATATGATGCCAGCTAATCCATCAATTTGTGCAACTCCTGAAGAAGTTGAAGAGTTTTGTAATCAGCGCGCTGCACTACTTGAAGGTAGAGCAACACCTGCACAAATTCAAGGCTTGTGTGACACCGGCCGTGACACTTTAAAGGCTGAATTGCAAGACATTGGAGATATCTTCCAAAAAGGATTAGCAGCTCACATTGAAGAGCAGATGCCACCCATCATGTCACCCGATCCTACATGTGACGATGGCATTTTACCTTACGAGCCTCCTCAAATCAGAGATTCTATAACGGCTGCTGCAAAGACCACATTTATGGGACTAGAAGGTTCTTTCAAAAACGATATGCTTGGTGATGGTACCAAGCGTGCTAGCGACTGGGGTTGGTTAAATATGGTGTTGTCTGACACTATGGGGCGCCCTTATACAAGTCATAGGACAAACACTATAGTAAGTGGAATCTTTACTGCAGCCCGCTACGTTGATTTTTATGTACCCTATAGCCCAACCAATCCTGATGAAAATAGTATTTATGCACCGCACCTCGTACAGTATGGCGCCTATCCAAAAACCATTGCAATGCAATTGAAAAATGAAATTGAGAATGTGCCGGCAAACCATACCTTTAAGTCTACGAACGATATCCAAGACACAGAAACTTTCTATCGCTCTTATGAGGAACTTGGCTTTATTGGGAATTCCGGAGGTTTTTTCGGGCTTGGTAGTGCCACTGAAGTTGATGTTGAATTGACCATCTTGCCTGATTATGGTTACAATGTTAAGCCAGTGGTAGAATGGGCATCATCAAGAGTCAAGTTTATTAAATACGCTCGTAAAAAATCTCCAGATTTGTTTTTATCATATAGAGATGGTGGCCCCTTTGGTACCCCAGAGACAGCCAATAACCACACCATGTATTCTTATGGATTTGACTTGCAATTATTTACCAGTGATATTAAAAAACAAGATGGTAGCTTTTTCCAACGTTCTGGTGACACAACTAGAATGATCGTAGATAAGACTGTTAATTTAGCTTTTTCAAGTATGGGAGATTCAGCCTTTGCCGCCGGCGAAACAGATGACGAAGGCGGCGCTGGTTCTGATACTAAATCAATGCAGTGGCAAGAATACGAATTTATAGCAAAAGACCGGACACTGGAAAACCCACTTGTGAATAGTGGAGTATACCCTAATTTTGATCGCTCTTTGGTTGACCCTGTTGGAGTTGTTACACCTCAAGTTACTCTCCTTAATGATATGATTTATAAAGAAAGTGGAGATTTGATTGCTACAGGCCAACTTGAATCAGTTTATAACGAAGTTATGAATAAGATTTTTACTGTCGTAGCAGCAGATATAGCTGCAAACAAACCAGCCTTTACATATGGTGCTCCTTTAGACACTATAACAAAGAAACAATTAGAATACGGCTTTAAAGAAGGAGCAGAATTTATTCCATTGTTTGATTACATTGCACGCGAAAGATCCCGGGACGGTAATTGGAAAATGAGTTCACTGCCTTTTGGAATTAGCCGAATGCAATATGATGAAGAAGAATTAGACGGCCCTACAAATCGTGTTGTATACTTAAATCCTGCTGAATATGGTGGGAAAAATTGGAATCCTCCTTTTTACGTTAAGCCACCACCAGCGTCTGGATGGGTAGGCGTTGCTCAAGCCTTGTTCCCTGAATCATCTCCTTGTGAGCCGCGCGGCAAATCATTTATAGATTTTGAAGATGTCAAAGACAGCGTAGAAGCCTCATATTCTAAAATTGCAGAAGATAAAAGGTTGCAAAAAGATCCAAATTGCACATCTGAAAAGCCATATAATAGAATCTTACACCGCGGCCCGAAATCTAATATTGAAGGCGTCGTAAAAGCAGCGTGTAAGGTATTTGCTGGGATGGAAATGTTAAAGGGATTCCCAGTATTTAGCAAATTTTACCCAGACTTTAAAAACAACTATAGCAACCTGTATGCAGCTTATATTGTTGAAGTGATGGAAGAAGAACTAAAAGACGCGCAAAATGATGTTTTAGAATTATTTACTCCGTTTAAAGATGACGAATTTTGGTATGCATTCTTAGAGCAAGCGGTCCAAACTTATGCAAGATTGTTGGAAACTGGAGATATAAGAGAACCTTCGGATTCTATAATAGCTGCTTTGCAAAGGCTTGAGAATTTTGAGCAAGCTTATAGTGTACCAAGTAGACTAGACTTTATTAACGGAAAAGCTATTGGTGACACTTCACCAAAAGAGACATTTAAAAATTATAGGTATGAAAAAGTATTAGAAGCTGTACTAGCTACAGAAGACGACGCAAAAATAATTTTAGCTGAGTTCGTATCAATTGAACTTGAATCTTTGGGTAATAATTTGATTACTTGTCTTGAGAAAGCACAAATGGAAGATATTAATTCTATACATCGTAATTTAGGTTACTATGTTTTGCAAAATTTATCTTTGAATACAAATCTACAACTTAACAAAGAAATTAAAGAAGAATTAATTGACTTTCCAACTGAAGAGGGAAGCAGCTTTTATACCAACGGTGGAGAATTAATCTATGAAGATGGGGTGCCGTACATTGGTTACTATCACTCACACCGTAATGAAGAAGGAAAAATTGTCTTTATGGAAGGGGAAGAACACTCTGACTTACGAGAGCACGAAGTTTTACATCCGCTAGCTAACCGCATAAAATTGCCAATTGGGACAATAAACAGCCTTGTTCCGCGCGGCCTCGATACTACTCTGCCATTTTTAGCTGAAACTTATTTAAACATCAATGGTCAAGAATACTCTGTGGAAGCGGGCATGGCAAAACTGCGAGCTAACCCATATCAAGATAAAAATATATCAGATGTTTATCCCGGGACTATGGAATTGATTATTGCTGAAGATGGCCCGAACAAAGGTCAGGCAATTGGCACCAAAGGTCACATGGGGGTCAGATATGGCCTTAAATTAAGTATAATTCGTGGCCGATCTCGCAGTGTTGTGGTCAGAACAGAAGTTGATACTCTTGACATTCCTCTCGGCCGTATTCAGCCGCTAGAACCTGATAGTAAATTAATGTTTTGTCTTATTAATAACCTAATAGATGAGCCGTCTTTTAAACTTTTAACCGAATATGCTTTATCTTTACCAAAAATATTATCAACAATGGCAATTTATTCTTCATTAGGATTTGTTTCTTCAATTGGAGAAATCCAAAACAGTATCAATCAAGAAGATATAAGTCAAAAACCTGGACGGTATGTCACAACATACCGCGATGAAGAAAACAGAGTAAATTACACAGCTTTTGATGGAGCAGATGGCTGGGCGACCAAGAAACAAAGATATCCCGGCTACGCCCGAGGCTATGGTTATGGTTATCTACACTTTGATAGATGGAATCGCTCCGAGTTAAGTAAAACCAAAGCAAAATTAAAAGGTCTGTTTAAAGGAAATTACTTTGTCAGAAGATTTGATCCTAGCAAAGATGTTAAAAATGGTGGCTTCGGACTCCAGGAGTTCAGCAAAGTTTCCAGCCGCGGCCCAGGCAAGTCTATATTTGCTTCTTCTTCGTTCCTTCGCCATCTTCCATGGTGGAAACAAAAGATGTTGCGGTCAAACCCTTATGACGCAAATGGCAATATTTGTAAAAAATCATGAACGGTAAATAATTTTAGTGAATATTTAAGTAAGAGGTAACAAAATGGCTTCAATCGGTGTAGCACTACCATTAACACGAAGTGATATTGATGGTTTCACAATGCTAAAGAAAATCACACGTGCAGCAAAACAAAATTTTAAAATGCTGTTATTAACAAATCCTGGCGAAAGGGTGATGGACCCTGACTATGGGGTCGGACTTAAAAGATACTTATTTAATAATTTTTCACAAAATACATATAGTGAAATAGACAGCAAGATTAGAGAGCAGATAGCTATCTATATGCCAGCTATACAGATAAATGAAATAGCTTTTGCTGAGTCAAACCAAGATAGAAATAGTTTAGCAGTAAGCATTTCTTATTATTTACCCGGTATTGCGGTATCAGATTTACTACAATTTACTATTTAGTGTAACTAAGGAACCTATTTTTAATGGCGGACGAACAAAAGAAAATATTACCAATAAATTATACTAACAGAGAATTTTCTAGTATAAGAGAAGATCTGTTAGATATGGCAGAAAGGTTTTATCCCGATACCTTTCAAGATTTTAGCGAAGCCTCATTCGGTGCAATTGTATTAGATGCAGCCGCATACGTGGGTGACCAATTAAACTTTTATCTAGATTACAATGTAAATGAGACATTTTTAGACACTGCTTTTCAATATAATAATATCTTAAGGCACGGAAGAATCTTAGGTTATAAATCTCAAGGTAGACCATCTACATTTGGCGAAGTCGCCATGTATCTTATCGTACCGGCATCGACTGTGGCTCTTGGTCCTGACGAGAATTATCTACCAATTTTACGAAGAGGTGCGCGCTTTACCTCAACTTCAGGCCTTACCTTTATGCTGACAGAAAACGTGGACTTTGCTGATCCAAAAAACGAGGTAGCCATTGCTCGCAACGATACTACTACAGGCGCCCCTACACACTTTGCTGTCAGGGCCCACGGTAATGTAGTCTCCGGCCAATTACAACAAATTGAAATTGAGACGGGTGCTTTTGAAAGGTTCAAAACGCTTGAAATCGCATCGCCTAACATATCCGAGATTATATCAGTTTTTGATTCACAAGGTAACGAATATTTTGAAGTTGATTATCTTGCACAAGACATCGTGTTTAAAGAACTTTCAAATCAAAATTATAAAAATGACAACGTTCCCTCTATTATAAAGCCCTATCTTGTATCAAGAAAATTTTTAGTTGATCATTTACAAGATAGGACAGTGCTACAATTTGGTAGTGGCAATCCTGGCGAATCGAATGTGATTGCAAATCCCCAATCTGTGGCAATGGATGTATATGGCAAAACATATACAACTGATAGAACATTTGATCCAACTAAATTAACCAATAATCAAAACTTTGGTATTGTACCGACAAATACTACACTAACAATCATATACCGAGTTACTAATCCTACAAACTCTAATGTTGCCGTTCATGCTTTGACAAATGTTTCTAGCCGCACATTTGATTATAAAAATCGCTCTGCATTATCTAATATTACTGTACAAGAAGTCAACGAATCTTTAGAAGTTAGCAATGAAAAACCAATTCTGGGTGACACTTCGTACTTATCTGCTGCAGAACTTAAAAGAAGGGTATTTGACACATTCCCAACACAGAACAGGGCAGTAACTCAAGCTGATTACGAAAACATGGCATATAGAATGCCCGCTAAATTTGGTTCTGTAAAAAGAGTTTCAGTACAACGAGATGCTGATTCACAAAAACGAAATTTAAATATGTATGTTGTGTCCGAAGACAGATTTGGCAAATTAACGGCTACCAACGATACTATAAAGAATAATCTAAAAACTTGGTTAAACAATTATAGAATGCTTAGCGATACAATTGATATCTTAGAACCGTTTATTCTTAATATTGGTATTGAGTTTATTATTAAGCCCATGCCTTCAGCAAATAAGTTTGTTGTTTTAGATAGAGCAATTACAGCCTTACGCTCAAAATACACAGATACAAATTATATTGGTGAACAATTTTCAATTAGTGATGTATACTCATACTTGAAAGAGCTTCCCGGTGTTTTGGATGTGCTAAAAGTTAAGTTAGTACCAAAAACAAGCTCGGAATATAATCAAGCTAGTATTAATATGAATGATAATTTATCACCAGATGGGAATTATTTGATTGTACCTAAAAATGCAATTGTTGAAATAAAATTTCCGGAGATTGACATTAAAGGAAAGGTTAGATAATGGCCATAAAGCGTTACACTGCAACTGCCGATAATACAATCTCTAATGCTTGGCAATCAAATCTGACCAAGCGCGCCACCGGATCTAATATGGGCGCAGCAGATGTACTGGAAGTCTATTCAATTTTTGGACGTGCCTACACTTCTTCTGCAGAAAATAAACAAGTAGAGCTGTCTAGAGTTTTGGTTCAATTCCCGGTGACCAGTATTTCTTCTGATCGTACTGCTGGCAACATACCAGCCAGTGGCAGTGTAAACTTTTATTTAAAACTCTATAATGCAGAGACGTCTAAGACAGTACCAAAAAACTATACGTTAACGGTAAGACCTGTTTCACAATCTTGGCAAGAAGGTTCTGGATTAGATTTAGAAAATTATCTAGACTATACAGTGGGCAATACTGGTTCAAATTGGATCCAAAGACAAAAAAACGATAACGGCTCAATTTCTAATTGGGTTGAAGAAGGTGGCGATTATTTAACTGCTTCTAACTTTGAACAAGTTTTTGAAAGTGGACTGGAAGACCTTGAAGTTGACGTTACTATTCTTATGGAAGAATGGATGGCAAGCACATATTCAAATTATGGATTTGGCATTAGTTTATCAGCGTCACAAGAAATTACAGCATCGTATAACTTAACTGGAGCAGCCGATTCATTCTATACAAAACGATTTTTTGCAAGAGGTACTCAATATTTCTTTAAAAAACCAGTCATTGAGGCACGCTGGAACTCTAGTATTAAAGATGATAGGGCTAATTTTTATTACAGTAGTTCCTTAGCTACAGCCGGCCAAAATATGAATACTTTGTATTTCTATAACTATGTGCGCGGTAATTTGCAAAATATCCCAGGTGTGGGCACTGGATTGTTAAGAGTACGCCTTCATTCCGGTTCTGTTGACAATACAGAGCCCTCTGGCAGCGCTTTAACACTTGTCCAAGACGATACCTATGTTACTGCTGATTCGGCCTTGTACGCCACTGCAGGACATGTTTCAACCGGGATATACAGTTGTAGTGTAGCATTGACTGGCACTGCCCGTAACCGACTTACAGATATATTTGATGTTTGGTATAGCGGTAGTACAAGATACTTCACCGGCTCAATTGAACCAGAATCGTTTGAAGGTAATCAAATATCTATTAGGCCTAGTTATTACTTGAATATAACTAATTTAAAACAAAAATATCGTTCTAAAGAAAACGCAAGATTTAATCTTTATGTTAGAGAAAAGTACTGGTCACCAACAATTTATACAAAAGCAAATGATGATATTGAGACAACCACCATCGAGAGTGCGTCCTATAGAGTCTTTAGAATAATTGATAGCTATGATGCTATCGCACATGGCACAGGCAGTGATATGCATACGGTATTGTCACATGATATATCAGGTAATTATTTTGATTTTGATATGTCACTTTTAGATCCCGGATATGAATATGCATTTAAATTTGCTTTTTATGATTCAAGTTTGAATGACTGGGTTGAGCAAGATGAGGCATTCAGATTTAGAGTAGAGAGTTATGAGTATTAAAAAACTTTTTGGTTCAGCAGATGGTTCACGAAATTATTTAGCGGAAACAAATCAAAAAAATCTTTTTAAAGATGTTGAATCTTCCAAGAACATTGAGCAGCTTGCTACAAAGCAAGAAACCTTTGTACCCCAGATAGATTATTCCCAACCGGACAACTTTGCTAAATTTGGTTCTGCTTATTATTATTATAGTGGTGCCTTCGGCCGTATTATTGATTATTATCCATATGATGGTTCATATTACGAACAAAACGAATTTTACAACAAGTCGTTAGATGTAGAGAAGTATATTTTCAATAATTTATTTCCTAGGACCAACGGTTATGCTAACTTTAACTCTAGTTCTTACATAGACCTGAAGGGTGGCCCCCACGGAGTAACCTACGATAAAGCCTCAGAGCTTTTTGACAACCCCTTAGATAGTAAAAGAATGCATGCAAATGTTTACGATAAGAACATTTATGAAAGTGCTGGCCTTCCTGACTCATATGGTACAGGATCCCGAGAATCAAATTTAAGAGCAAACTTTAATAGCGGTGTTTCAATTGAGTTTTGGTTAAAAAGTGTAAACTTGGCCACAAACGCAAACTCAATTATTTTTGACATGTGGAACAATAACGCATCCGGCTCACACGACATGGGCCGTATGACAATTGAAATACAAAGCGGCTCATCTACGAGTCCGTTCTTGTTTACAGTTTCATCAGGTTCGACCAACACACTCTTTAGACAAACAATTGGGCAGAATATAATATCCACGGCGCTAGACGATTGGAATCATTATTCTTTTGTTTTTGAAAATTCTGGCTCTGATTTTAGAACCAACTTCTATCTTAATGGTTACTTAAACCACACCGTAATCAATTCTGGCATAACATTCGGCGAATTACCGTCAATTGACATGGCTGGTAAAATTGGAGCGCTTATTACGGCTCCATTCCGCGCGGACGGCGTAGCCTCCACACGTGCAGCTAATACTCACACCTTTACTGGCTCTATCGATGAATTTAGATATTGGAAAGCAGCAAGAACCGCGGACGATATTGGAAAAAATTGGTTCAGTCAAGTCCGCGGCGGAACCAACACAGATATTAATAATACCACACTTGGTGTATATTACAAATTCAATGAAGGAAATTCTGGATATGGGTATCTTGATAGCAACGTCCTTGATTATTCAGGGCGCTTAACTAACGGAACATGGACCGGCACACCTTCAAGGACTATTAGCTCCGCTATCGTTGAAGCCTCCGCGGCCGCATCCGAATACAAAGACCCAATTATATATTCTTTACACCCAGATGTAGTCAATGTGCGCCAAGGGCTTTTTAACTCTGGTTCTTTTCACGATAGAAACAATACCTCTAATTTAAAAACTTTAATCCCTAGCTGGGTTTTAGAAGAACACGAAGCTCTTGGGAATACTAATGTTGAACTTCTGACACACATTATGGGTTCTTATTTTGATAAGATCTACAATCAGATTGAAGCAATACCGACATTTAAGCAAATGCAGTATACAAGTGCCTCCAACACTCCACTGCCATTTGCTGAACACTTACCGCAGTCCTTGGGGCTTTACACTCCACAGCTTTTTGTAGATGCTGATGTCATAAGCAGATTCATGAATAAAACAGAAGATTTTGCTTTTCAAAATGATTTGAGTGAGACAAAAAATCTTATTTATCAAAACTTATATAACAATTTAACCAGTATTTACAAAACCAAAGGTACGGAAAAGACCATTCGGAATGTCTTTAGGTGTTTCAATCTAGATGACACAATAATAAAATTAAGAACTTATGCCGACAATACTGTTTATGATTTAGACAGTCGTACTCCAAGGCTTGAACAAACTCTGGCAAATAAGAAAGCTCTGTACTTTAATACGTCTAGTCATATTAATGGAACTTGTTTCCAGTATCAAGACCCGGACGATACAACGAATAGTAGAGGCTATATCTCGGGATCTGGCCATGGCGGATTCCAGAATGTCTATGGATTTACAGCCGAAACAGATTTTACTCTGCCTTCTTTTCAAACTGATTACGATAGTGTTGATCGCAACTTTAATCAGTCCTCAATTTTCGGTATGTACAGCGCCTCAGCGCACACACCTGATACAAATACTAGCTGGCAAGGCTACGATAGTGCCAACTTCCAAGTCTACGTTATCAGAGAAGAAAAGTTTTCTAAAAATGCTTTCTTCATGCTTTCGTCGTCGTATTACCCAAATGACACGTCCGGTGATACTCCATGGCTAAACCCTAATGCCGGCCCCTTTCCAATTTTAACAAGTAGTGTATATTTTGGTGCGTACGATAATAATGATTGGAACATTTCTGTTAGGCTTAAACCAAGCAATTATCCTATGGCAAAAACTGTGTCTGGTTCTGACATAGGTTTAACTTACGATTTAGTATTTCAAGGTATTAATACCAAGCTTGGATCTATTGAAAATGAGTTTTACTTAACAGCTTCAATCAGTAAGACGGCCGGCGAACACTTCTTATCCGGCTCAAAAAGATTGTATGTGGGTGCAAACAGATTAAACTTCTCTGGTACAGTTCAATACCCGACTGATGTACGGATGTTTAACACACGATTCTGGGGTAAATATCTTGATGATGATTCTATCAAACAACATATTTATGATTTAGATAACTCTGGTATCTCCGGCTCGTTCCAACATTTGTCACCTTTGGACCCAAATTCAAAGAACTTAGACCTTTTAAATCGCGACACATTAGCCCTTGATTGGAACTTCAGTGATGTTACTGGCTCTGATGCATCCGGACAATTTCTTACCAAAGACATGTCGTCAGGTTCAGCACAAATTCGTAGTGCGATAGGGTGGCTGGGTGGCCTTTCGGGCTACTTACATACCGGTCGCGGCCATGGATTTAAGGCAAACTCTTCTGATGCTTCAAAAGAATTTGTTTTAAACACTTTCAAATTCATTGATCCCGAGCAACCGATCTCTTCAGATATGATTAACATATTAACATCTGATGACCGCGCTTTTGGATTCACCGAAACAGTTCCTAATTTTCATCATACACTTGAAAAAAGTATGTATGCGTCAATATCTGATGAGATGCTTAACTTCTTTGCCGGCGCCATTGATTTCAATAATATCATTGGTGAACCAGTTAATAGGTATCGCTCAAGATACAAGAAAATTGAAAAATTAAGAGAAGCGTTCTTCCGCCGAGTCAGCACCACATCTGATGTAGAAAAATTTATTGAGTACTATCAGTGGCTTGATGATACCTTAGCACGAATTATTGAACAGCTTATGCCAGCATCCGGTAAGTTTACCGATGATGTAATGAATGTTGTTGAAAGTCACGTTCTTGAGAGAAACAAGTATAAGTCTCAATTTCCAACTATCGAGTTTAGATTAGATGACCCAATTACACCAATAATGGGAATCAACGAGAGGCTTTATAATTGGAAATACAATCATGCCCCAATAAGTCAAAGTGTGTTTGTGGAGGGCGTTGGCGGCCCACTTAGTGGCTCAGCAAAACAATCAATGAATAGTGATTGGTGGCGCGACCGTGCCGAGAGACGAAACTCTGATATATCTACGGGTGATGAAGTTATTGATACTCAGAGAGATATCATCAGAACCAATGCAGAAAATGATAATAATCAAAAACTTAATACACTATCAACCATTTCTGATGGTGTTCACAGTGGTTCTATCTTCGTTATTAGAAAATTAGCAAAGCCTTATAAATTCACAGCATATCGTACAGCATCACCAGTAATGCCAATCAAAGGTGGTGTAAACTTTGAAAGAAACAAGAAAATTGATTTAACTTATAACGCATTACGTCCTGATGGACCTGTCAACCAAGATGGGTCTGCTTACGTTCCGGAAAACGTGTTATATTCATCAGTATACGGCACTAGCGGGGAAGAAGACGAAACTGTAAGACTTAAAAATACACAAGACCCGCTTTCTAAACCTAGTGATAAGGTCAGAAGACATGTAAAAGTACAATTTGGTAGAGATTGGGAAGAAGGTATAGGTTACCAAAATATAAAATCTGATATCTCGTTCCCGTTTAATATTATTAGTGGCGCCATTCCAGCCGGCTATAACAAAAAAGTTGTTGATCGTGTTATGTCCGGTGTTATTCTCACCAACTTACACAATGATGTATATGGACCAGATATGGAAAGCCCCATACAAGGTCCATTCACCAATTATGCTGTAGGTGGCCACCAATCAAGACACGTAGGTGTCAATAAAGTTGCCGTTGGTTCAAATTTCCCAACTGGGGAAATATCAATGAACACTATTACCTCAATTACTAATAGAACTGTAACCATAAGTGACGGCGGTACGTCTGTAGAGTTCCTGTTTACTTCTTCCCCCAGCAACCCGGAAGATGTTGATATTGATGGCGATACAGAGACAACAATGGAAAATCTTGTGGCCGCTATCAATTCGTATCCGGGCTTTACAATTAAAGCAGCAATAAAATCATCGGCTACTGCTAGCTTAATAAATTATGTTAATTCACCTGATTACTCAGTCGGTAATATTGCAATTACCTCTACGGGTACATGGATGTATGCTATAAGTGGGATGGCTGGCGGAGTAGGCGGCCTTGATCGATGGGACACCAGGCCGGAAGCATGGAAGATACTTCTTGGTAAGGCCGATGATCCGCCCATATCTGGCGCTATTGGTATGGTGGGTCCTGATTATCCTTTGGCCAACGCACCGGAAGAACTGGGTCAATACCCACACACGGCATCTCAAAAAGCGGTATACTACAGAGGGTTTACGGCTAAACGTCCTGTCAACATTAGGAATATCCGACACACCACTGGCTCCACTATACTTGGTAATTATGAACACAATTATCAAGTTGTACAAGCACCCGGAGGTAATTCAAATCCAAGGCAGTTCATCGAGAAACAGCCGAATCTTCCGCGAAAAATTTATAATAACTATGTTGGGAACACCGGCTCAAACCCCACCTCCGTAAGAACGTTGCTTGATATTCATCGTGGCTCAAGGGACGGGTTGTACACGCGTGGCACCCCCGGCCCGCTCCTACTGACCGGCGCCGCAGCAGCGGCTGAAGGTTTGCACACAGATTTTAGTGGAGATTATTCTACTGATTACCTGCAAGGCGGCCTTGGTTACGCTACTACACCATTGGGTGGTCAAGCAACTACTAACAATTCGGTAATAATTTCTAAGTTCAGCCACCGCGGTGGAATTGAAGTCATGACGAGAGGTTATCAAGACTTCCGTGCTGGAGAATTCTCTGTTTATAATACTTTGAATAACAGAAACCTTACAGTTAGACGTCCATTCCAGAGTCCACCAATTGTCTCGGGCGCCGCTGAGTCTAATGGTATCAGAGTATATGATATCCATGGAAACGATTACGGTCTCTATGTCCATGCCGCCCGCCATGCAGCAAGGTTCTTCCGAGATTCTATTCTGGTACCAAACAACCAAGGTGCTACATATGATGAGAAACCATCATTCCATAGAGTCCACAGAAACAATCTTCCTAGACCAAAAGAGGCAACCGAAAGATTTGTGCCAACGTTAACAGATTCTGAACTGATTAATGATAAATCATTATATTTCACTGATTCAGAAAATTATGGGCACTCTCTTATCAATGCTGAATCAGCATCTGCAAGAAACTTCCTTACTGGTGCACGAAGTAGGGGTATGACATATTCTGGTTGGCTTAGGTGTGCTCGCGGCAATACTGTTGGTTATACAAACTTCTTCTGTGTTGGCAAAGGCGCCTCCGGCGCCAGCCCAATGATTGAAATTTCAAAAGTTTCAGCAAGTTTAAATTTTTACGTAGAAAGTCGCACTTCTCCGAATTCGGATTATACCGCAGGCTCAGGCCGACGCGGCAAATACACCGTCAATACAACGCACGCCAACGCCTCCGCCCAAGCTGCCACGATAAATAGCGGTTCATGGTTTCACCTCGCAGTTGTACTTCCTGTGTCGGGTGGTAGCACTCAAGCACCATCCTTCCCCGCAATATATATTAATGGTGTAACACAATCAGTAACAGAATCCACAAGCCCATACACTTATTTTTCTAATAAAAACACGACTAGCGAGTATTCTTATTTAGGCTCTGTTCCACGTACTGGCGATTCAATTATGACGTTTGGGGGAGATTCCACAGTAACAGCCATTCAATCAGATGCTTTTTCTGGCGCTATGGATCAATTAACATTGTGGGATGTCGCGTTAAGTTCTTCTGAGGTACAAGCGCTGTACAATGGAGGTATACCTTGTAATATTACAGCGTCTTCAGTATACAGTAATAGTGGTTCATATTTATTTGGTTGGTACAAGCTTGGTGAAGGTAATCAAACTGACGTTATTAAAGCAACCAACCCGAAGGTCTTTGTATCCGGCGCAAACGCAATCTGGAATTCACATACAGCAGAAAATCATTTCTTCCCAGTAGCCTTCCACACCGTCACAACAAACAATGCGTTCATACTTGGTGCCGGCCCAGCCTCCGGCCTTTTTCCTGCGCCATTGGCTGGCTGCACACCAGTAGTGATAGGATATTCCTCATCGATAGTGTACTCATGCAGTAACTTCTATGACAACCTCAATCATTACCACCAAATTCCAAGAGGAGACCGCCAGTATGCTTGGATGACAGGTGCTATGTCCGACACAGATCCTTGCAATTACCGTTATGCTGGCTTTATGCCGATGCACGGCGAGCAAGCGGGATATTATTCAGGCTCCACAGGATATGTTCCTTGGATGACGATGATAAGCTCCAGTGATTTTGGTGCGTTCAATAACGGTACGGCTTGGATGCCGAAGTCGGCCTTGGGCGCTGTAGCTAGCTGGGCATCGGAAAACAAACAAGGTTCAGATTTTGTTCCTCAAGATTTTGTTGGGCTTAATACATTAATTTATGAGCCGATATCAGCTTCTTCAAATACACTTGGTTGGCCTCAAACGGTACCATTATTTAATATAGGCAACGACGCAAATGTATACCAATACAGAAATCAACGTTTCGTTGGGTATGTAGATTGGTTCCGCGGCACTCCTAGTGCCTCTGTGCCTGGCTTTAAACACTTTGCAGAGGCACAGGCGCCTGGCTATCTCTTTAACGCTCTGATGCTTAAGAGAAACGGCCCTTATGGGTATAGCACATATGCCTCTTCTAGGGCGCGATACCATCCCGTTCTTCGCAACGAGCGTTCATCAAGTGAACTTTCAATTATAACAACGGCTGAAAGAGACGTTTATCAAGGTGTTTTCGTACTTTCTCCACCACATTGGGATCCTGAACATACACTTATCGGTCAAGCAACAACGACTGCTCTTACAAACTTCACGTTACCGCCTGTTTCAATGAGGGGTCGCCCAGCAATTATTAACTTTAGCCCACTCGTAGCAACAGATGATTGTGGTACCGGCGCAGATCCAGATGGTGGTTCAATAACCCTCAAGGCTACTGACAACAATAATAAGATTTTCTTTAACTCTAACGGTCTGAACACCTATTCTGGCATTGATCCATACAACGTTCTTACACCATTCGATTACATTTTGGCAGCAGTCGACCGAACAACAGCGCGCTGGGTAGACCAGAACTACATGATTTACACTGAAAATATTTTTCCATCGCAACGTATGGAATTTGTGTCATCTTCTAGAAGAAGAACAGGCTTTGATAACTTGTTCTGGAGAGATCTTATAACCGAACGCGTAACACTTGGTAATACAATGTTAAACTCGTGTCTGGCAATTGTTAGCCAAAGCGCATGGCCATTGGATGCTCAAGAAGACTTTTTGACTAGAACGGCATCAGTTGCCAATCAGATCAACGAGTACACCGCGTCTCAATATCAGCCCAACCACGGCCCAACCACAGTGATTGGAACTTTCTACGGCGGTTTGCGCTCATTAGGAAAAGCCGGCGAACTTCAAAATAATTATACTCAATTTTACTACGATGCAATCCGCAGAACAGTGCCAAACGGTTTTTTGACATGGCTCTCCGCGCCGAATACAAATGCTCCCGGCGCGCTATACGCAAGAAAACACATGCTAGCGCACGTAAAGTCTGTTGTAGGCCCATCGGGAATGTTGATCCCTGAAACTGGTTCCATCTCACCTTATGCGGCATCAACGGGCCCTGCAGCCCCGGGCCCCTGGAACGATGGTGTGGTTGACGTTGGTTGCGGTGAGGCATTTTGGGAAGCTGATGAGCAAGCTGGTATAATTGAAATTTCAAGTTCGCTTGACGGCAGGAAACATCCTCAGTTTAAGTCTTACAAATCTAAACCTTGGTATGATAATTACGAAGATTTCAGAGAAGATATCCGTCTTATGGCAAAAGATTATGCAATTGTCCCAGAATTCAGAATGAGTGAACATGTTGGGGAATTATTAACACAGCCCCTTAGTAAATTCAAAGATTATCTTGAATTTCCTGGAACAGCAGTGACAGCGCAGACTTCTTCATTCTACAGAGATTATACGAACTCTGAAAAATTAAAATATTTTAGAACAACATTTGCTAAATCAACTATGCAGCCAAAAGAAATACGTATTACTGTTAGTGCTGTGAAGAAATTTAATCCATATAAGGGTTTCTATCCTGCCCAGCGTACGGTTGATCTTACTGCTCAATTTGCAGAAACTTATTTCCCTAGTATTACTACAACTTATGAATATGTTGCTGGCGGACAAATTGTCGCAATTGATTTAAGTAATTTGGACCGCACTGCTGTAGGTGGTTTGACGCGCCCAATTATGCAAGCAATGTTCAGCCCTGGAATAGTTCACAACGCAATCAAGTCTGGCATGGCCGTTGACTATCCTATTTTGCATGGTGGAATCAGAAAACCGAATATGCGCAAGTCGTTTTCGCTTTTAGCGGCTGGTGAAAACCATTCTACATATGGTGAAGCCTGCCATGTTTATGCTGGCTTTCAAGATTCTGAAATGTTTGATGAGGATCAATTAGATAGTTCATCGTGGGCACCTGGGACAACTTTTTGGGATGAGCGCTTACCTTTTGAAACAGTTCTTTCCCCGGAAAAATATTTATTAGGCAAAACAATTGCAGACAATAACCCTCACCCGTCTGGTACCTTACCCTACACAGCATCGCTGGCTACGGTTAATGGAAACCCGCAGTATGAATTAATGGCTAGAAACTTCTTTGGAGAGACTGCTAACTTTTATCTTCAAGGCGGCGACTACACATCACTAAAATCGCGAGAAATCCCCCAAGACGGAATTAGTATACAAAGTGGCTCGATGTATAGCGCGCGCGTCAGAATGCGTCGTTCTATGTCTGGAAGTAGGGATTACAGTTTTAACTTTACCTCATTCGGTTATCGCTGGGGAGTCGCCGGCCAAGGCGGCGCCGCAGCAGGTTATTCAAATGACCGTCTTATTTCCTGTTCTTTGGGAACAAATGGTGGCCGTCGCTTGATATGGAATTCCGGAAACTTGGATGTAAGATTCGGTGCACCGACCTATCCTCTCCCCCAAGATCCCTACAACACTAGTGGTTCACAACAACGCGAAAGCTTTACTATGTATAGCCGCACAACAGCATTTGGACCCCCTATCGCCACCGACCGTGATGGTTCCAGTGGAGTTCCTTCTACGCTCGACGCAATGAGTGGTACTATGTCAGGTAATTTAGATTGCTGGACCGGCCACAACTGGTCATTTACTCCACCTTATTACCACGGAGAAGCTTGGGCCGATATATTGTTCTATCCAGATGAAACAAAAAAATATACAGCAGATGAGATTTTAAGAAAATCAGAAGTTGTTTATTGGCGTGTTGACCCGGGCCCAAATGTTTATACTTCATTGTCGACCTCGCGCGTCGTCCCGGCTATTATTGATGATTATAAAGGCGGTGGTACTGATCGTAGTTATATTTTTGGCGGCCGTGTTATTAACGATCACGCAATGCAGATCACAGCTAGTCTGAACCTGTTTGGTATTGAAAGAATACCTTTCCAAGCTAGTGACGCTCTTGGGATGCTTGGTGAAACGAGAAATGAAACCAAAGGTCAGCGTTGGGTCATTAAGCCTAAATATGAAACCCCAATGCTAAACTTTAATTCCCCAGTTAGAAATGTTTCGGCTGCTTCCGGAAGCCTCACATTGCCCACATTTGGCTCAGGCTCTGTACCGCGCGGAATGTGGCATCAGTTTGGGATTATTGAGCCGGATAAACGTAAAGGAATATTTATTGAAATTGATGATATTCCAAAGCAATGGCTAGCAAATCACTATAAAGTTGTTAATGAACCGTCTGTATATAATAAAATGCGCGCTTCCAGCTCTGCGAACACGCCCGCCGACACCGGCGGCTGCCCCGATGATCCAAACTCTTTTGGTAACCAAGTCAAAAATAGAATGAAATCACTCACAGATCTTTTTGGCTTCAACACAACAAAGAAACGTGCGCGCCTTGGTGAACTTGCCGCAAAACGTACTATTAAAGAAGCAGTAGTTCTTGTTCCTTACATAACAACCTCAGAGTACGACGCTAAACTTTCGTCACATCCAGAATTGGCAGATGACAATGCGCTAGAGGCAGCTAAACAATTTATTCGTATTCCTCCTGAACGTGTGCAGGCTGCTATTATGCAAAATGCCTTTTCACCAGAAGGCCAATCGCTTGATGCAGCCGGCGAATCAATTAGAAAATTAATTACTAAAATGGACAAGTACATTTTACCTCCCGAATTTGATTTTGTAAGAAACCCCGAAACTACACCAATTGTAATGTACATATTTGAGTTTTCTCACACTTTTGATAAAGATGATATGTCTTACATGTGGCAAAATCTTGCACCAAGAGATTTCAAAACAATTAATTTTGAAGAGCAATCAATCGCACATGAGCTAAATAATAGTGAATTATTGACTGGCACTCACTTTGTAGGTATTAAAGAAGACATAAGGTTTATGGCTTTCAAGGTTAAACAAAAAGCTGTTGGTGATTATTATAATCACGTTCTTGAGCAAGCCGGCGAATCACTTGGCAAAATAACAGGCTTACAATTTGTCGGCTCTGTTGGCGCCAGAACAAATTATCCGGGCAACGGTGTTGTCGTCGGCGATGACGGCCCGCCGGCCTCGCTTTACGGCGGAGGCGGTGGTAGTGGTACCCCTGACGGCGGTGGAAACACGGCAGACGATACACAAGCGCCCGGGGAACTAGCACCACCACAACCTCCAGTGCAGGCATACGAAGTTCAATATAACTGGCCTTATGACTTTGTTTCCATCGTTGAAGGAATCAAAATTGATATTGAAGTATTGTATGACGATGAATCAAACAGAAATCGCTCTTTAGTTAGAGAAAATGCATCCAAACTAGTTAACACAACTGTACGCCGAGTAGACGCTGATATAGCAGCCGACATCCAGCGCGGCGGTGGAGGTCCATTCGCACCTAGTGGAAATGCCCAAAGAGTTCTAGATATGCTTGGTGATGGCTCTTCTTCTGATTCGTCAGAAGGAATGAGTGTACTGGATTTGCTTGAATAAAACTTATATATGCTAATTACTAGAGAAAAAATATGTCACGTTTTTTAAATAAAAAAGAAGAAGTTATTGATTTGAAGTTAACCTCATATGGTAAACATATGTTAGGCCGCGGCAATTTTAAGCCAACCTATTATGCATTCTTTGATGATAATGTTGTTTATGATTCTCAATACTTTGGCAGAGTAGAAGTCCAGAATGAGGCGCGTAAGAGAATTAAAGATGAAACTCAATATTTGGAAGGTTTAATTTTATTTGAAGATTTAGAAAAAAATATTAATAGAGAAGGCGTTGGAGAAATAAATTTCTTTGCTGTGGATATTGAGCCTACTCAAGAAAGCCCAAGAAAAGATATGTTTCGCTTTGATCAGGTGCTCGGAGATGCTTTTCTTCAAGGAGGCACTCAGGTCGCTCCAGCTTGGAAAGCAGTCTCACTAGAAAACAGGATTCTTTCTAGTAGTTTTATGGACGCACAAAATAATTCACGTGTGCCACAGATTCATTTAACAGCAAGTTATTCTTTACAAACGGTCAAAGCTGATATTTATTACGAAGAGTCTTTTAATAGCCTTGAGCCAAGAAAATATGAATTGGCGACCAATCAATTTGTCGATGACGAAATAATATTTCTTCAAAGACAAGACCCATTATTTTATTTTGAAGAAATGAACACTGAATTATTAGTAAAAAACTTTGATATTGAAGTATTTGAATTTATCGACACTACCAGCGGTGAAGAATTTGAGCATCTTAAAAGAAAATATTTTGAAAGAACAAAGCCCCAAATTGTAAATGGTTTTATGCAAGAACAAAATAACCCTGCCGAAGACACTGAGTTTTTATATGCGGAGGCCTCTGAAAAATTAAGCCCACAAACTGTTAAATATTATTTTGATTTAGTGATAGATGAAGACATACCTAAAAAACAAGCATGCAGGGCGGCTGAAGAATTTAATAAAGATTCTTATTATATTGATTTGGACTTTGACTGCTCTACAATGGAAGACGAGGATGATTTAATGTTTGATATTTATGGAAGTGCTACGGAGGCTGAAATATGTCTAGATTAATATATCAAGGTAACTTAAATAAAAACTTTGGTGAGTTTTTTCCTACACCATATATTGATAAAGTGATATTAACTGATAAATTGGTTGATGGCTATGAGGAAGGATTGGAAATGGAGATCCAGTATTCTCTGCTTTTTACCGTTCCAGAACATGATCCAGCGCTGCCTAATAATGATAAAGATTTTGTAAAAGAAATTGTAGATAGACTGCAGTTTTATTTTATTGTTACAAAATCTACGAAAGATGCCGCGTTATTATATGATAAACTGGCTACTACTGATACTAGTTTGCCCACTGCCATGGCAGCACCAAGAGAACAACACTTACAAAAAATGCAAGAGTACAAAGATTCCACCGGTGTGGATTTTAGCGCTGCCGAAAACCCAGTTGACGAATTATCTTTATTAATGTATGATAGTTCTATATTAATAGAATTTTTAAAAAACCCTTCTGGTACATTAGAAAATACAACTGACAACGCCTATAATGTATTAGATGCCAATAGAGGGATCTCTTATGACTTACTGCACATTGATAGACAATCAATTATTGAATCATTGAACGCCAATAACTTTGTGACATTTTATTCAAAAAGCGGTCAAAAAATCTTGAAAGTTCAAAATGTAATGTCTCACAACACAGTTGTTAGGACTCCGGCCCTTGTTCCTTTAACATCTGGTGAAAAGCTGATGTATGAAAGGTACCCAGAAGAATATGCACACCTTATACAATATGAGTTAAAAAAGGTGACAAATCCGGACATTAACTTATTAGCGTTTTCTAGTCTTTTGACTCCCGAACAATTAGCCGAATCAAGTTTAAAAACCAATAGTGCACTTTCTCTGATGTTTGGTGATGTAGCTTATGAAAAAGTGTTAAGTGAAGGCGACGTAAGTTCACAATTAGAATATAGTTATTTTGATAATAACAGTGAGATATATTCAGAAACTCCCCTGCAAGCTTTAGATGGCTCTTATCATAAAGCAGATGCTACGACACATTCTGATATTGTTAGTAAGTTTACCCAGCTAATTGATAAATATGCGGCTTTGCGGCCGCCCGGTCGTGAAGATGATGACGGAATGAATCCGGAACTGTCTGCTTCAATAGACACTTTTTCATACGCATTGCAAGAGTATAAAGAAAAAATTGATATTTTACCTCAATTAAAATCTGCAAGAAATACAATAATGAACCGCTCAAGTGGCACAATTACTGGTGCTTTTTACAACGATGTTGGCCAACTTTTAAAAAGGGCAGACGAAGTTGTTAATAGTGGAACTGCTTTAACAAGAAAACTTACAATTAATGCAAAAATAATTGATATGAGAGAATTTGCAATTGGTTCTTATACCTTGCCAACGTATACTCCACTCAGTGGAGATCTTTTATTAAAGAATTTCAATCTTGGGAGAACAATACAGTGGACCAACGAACCCTCATACAGACAATCTTTAGAAGATGTCTTGGGAGTTGATGGTTTTGCTGGCTTTAGCACCATTGGTTTGGGGGAAATGGATGATCTAAGGGCGATTGAAGGAAGAAATACAGCTGCTGGTAATTTAGAATATAATTTTGAAGTGAATGAGGATGGTCAGTTTATTATCTACGTTGATTCTATTTTAGGTCGACAAACTGTTGTCCTTGAGAATGAAGAGTGGAATGGCTTATTATCAACAAACTATTTCGCGAAAGAAGAATATAGTATTTCATTTGGATACTTCTTATATGATTGGGAATCACATGTCATTAATAATTCTTTCTTAGCTCAATTTGTTGATGTTAAAAGATTTTTAAAACACTTTGGGTATGATTTGGTGCAAAGATATTTTATTCCCAAAAAAGCAATTTTACAAAAATATATGCCAGTAACAGTGGGCGACGATGACCCTATTGATAAAGTTGCTGCCACCCATGCTGATGATTCGTCGCCTATACTGATATACACAAAAAATATGGCGACTAGTGATAGTCCGGCCGGCACAAATCTTACGTACAACCCAGACTACAGGCTTGGTACAGTTGAACGCCGATCTGGCCCGGAAGGTCAAGAAATAACATTAGCGTCGTACCCTGAAAAAATTACAGACAAAGTTGGCCATCTTTTTCAACACTACCTAACTGAAAGAAATATGGATTATCTTGGCCCTCAAGCTGTTTCTGACACCAATAACAGGATGATGGCCTTTGAGTTTCAAAATATTGATCAACAAGCAACTTTGACTGATCACGATAAGGGTGTTATTGATACGTACGAGTATGAAGTCACTGTTGTAGACAATACCAAAATGTCTTTAGTCAACCTTATCGGTCATTATTATTATCTAGCTATAGCCTTACGTGATTATATTGTTGATGCAGAACTTGAGTGTAGCTATAACAATATTGATGGAGTTTTCAATGATTTTTTTGCCGAATCTATGGAAGCAAGATACTCTGCAAATCCGGCCGGCGCTCCATATGTCTTCTGCCCGACAGTGTATATTAAACACATTGACTTTCTGACTAATAAATATAATGGAGATCAAACTCAAATGTTGTTGGCAGCTAGAGATCTAGTACAAAAAATCTCTCCACGCACCGGCACCCTTGAACAATTAAAAGCTTTTTACAACAATTTTGTAGATTTGTACTCTAACTATTATTCACAATCATCAGTTATTGGTAATAGATTAGCCACCTATGGCTTTAGTGTCGATGGTGATTATCGCTTTGCCACGCCTATGCCGATAACGCAAAAAATAAGTCACAAGGTAACAGAGATGACCTTTGCTAATCAAAGTGAATCATCTCGCGATGCGTTTATAAGTACAATAAATTCGGAAAGGAGCAGATACCAATCTGCGTCAGATGCATATGCTGAAGCTGTAGCCGCGGCCAAGGCTCAGACTGAAGAAGACATTAAAAAATTGTTTGCTGAACGTTCAGCGCTTTACGAAGAAAAAATTCAATACGAATATGATAGAGTAAAATATAGTTCGGGCTGCCAATATGTATGGTGGTGGGATGCTTGGGCGGGTAAGGTAGATTTTTCCGCACACGGTCAGGAATCGTTACAAGAACAGGATTATGACGTTGTAGATGAAGAATTTAGTGATATTGATCCCATGGGGATAGCAAATTTCAAATACGGATATGTTTGGGTCGACCCTTACAAAGAAGACGATGTTGTTGGCTGGTATGACGTTGAAAAATACGGCGAACCAACATATTTTTCCAATTATAGACGCGATAAAGAAAAAAGCAAAGGTTATTGTAGATATATTAAAAGAGCATACAGGTTCAGAGAAAGTGATTTCAGATGGGATCCGGACGAGGAATTGCAGGCCGCGGACACCGAGGTTCATACAGGATACGGCCAAGCGCACATGGAGTACGTTGAACTGGATACAGGACGACGCGAATACGGTGGTTATGCCGGCTCGCCCAGCGGCGCCGGCAAACTATATAGGGAACGCCAGACTGAGCTAAAAGATAGATTAAGATACGAGCATGCACCAGATGAGGGTTATGAACAACGTCTCCCCGGTTTTGATACTATTAGAGGATATAAAACTTATAACGATTGGTTATCAGACGCTCGATCAGGTGGTGGTGGTGGGCCCAGAGACAGCGCTTACCAAGGTGGCGACCAAGCTGAAGTTTCAGCTTATGAACAATTTAAGAGAGGCTATAACACTAGTGACACCGCAGCACAAGAAACTGAGAGTGAAATGGACGCATTTACGGAAGGTTCAACCACTAGAGAATCGGATATCGGGTCATAAGACACAGAAACCTTACAGACTACTAATTAAATAAGGATTATTATGCCAAGACAAGTAACAGCGAAACAACTCTCAAGCGCCCAAAAAAACGTGGGCAGTACCACCGGTGCAACTTATAATAAAACGTATGTTCCGGGTTGCAAAAGAACTGGCGGCGCAAATCAAAATGTTCAAAATTTGAAAGATTCACGCAATTTATTCGCCGATAAAGGCATTTTAGGTGTTGCCTCCTTGGACAACTCGCCCAAAGATGATGCTATGGATATACTTTCATCATTAGGAGTTGGGGTTATTCAGGATGTCATGGTTCAGCCAAATCCTCGCTCGCCTGATATGAACAGATCAAAAATACAAGCTGACTTTTCTTTATTAAAAGTAGAAACAGACATGACAAGGATACCTAATGCTAAAATATTTGATAAAAAAAGTCAAGATATAAAACTCACTAGTACAAAATTTGTAAGAATAGATGAGATGTATTTATCTCCATCTAAAATATCAGGAGGAGTTTCAAATATTTTTAAACCTGATGATAGAATGACGGATTTTGAAAGAGGTCATAAGATAAGAAATGAAAAAGTCTCCAAGAAAAATGTTGTAAAACTTACAAATGAAATAATCAAACAACAAAAAATGATTTCCACAAGGATCATGGATCCGCAGTTTAAAATTATTATGAACAAGCAGGGTATTTAATATGGGTGATGAAGCAACAGACACCGGCTTAGCATTTGCAACATTAACCTTACAAACAGGTGATATTGATAGCAGTCCTGAAATGACTGTCGCCGAAGCTCAATACGGTGCCGCGGCCGGTGTTATGACGACTGATCCGTCTTCAACAAATATAATGGGCCAAGGTTCATATGCAATTACTGGATACAATACTGAAACATTTACGCCACTTGTAGCAATGTCAACAGATGACTTGTTAGGAGTTTTTGACGTCCGGACAAATAGCTCGGTTGCCATTGGCTCAACTAAAAATACAGTCTATAATAGTCTGGCCAATAACGATGTTAAAATGGCTATAACCTATTACCCCATCGGAAACCCACCTATTATGGTTTCAGTATCAACAAACGATGCCGATCCATACGGAGAATATTGGAAATGTGAACACAAAAACTATTCAGGCTATGACACAGCCGATGGTGGCACTCCCACAACACAAAAAAGTGTTGTAGTCGTCTCAAGAGATGGTGTGAGATATTGTATGCCATTTTCTAAAGCTGCAGCCCAAGACGGTAACCGCGGCCTATCCTTACGCCGCGATTTTATAGAAAAATACGGCGAAGATTATAGGCACTACTATGTGGAATCGGCCACCAACTTTGGGTGGTCTTATTATGATCCACTTTACGGAGAAATTAGAGAGACGAACCTTACTCCGGTAATTGCTGTATTAAACACAGAAGAGATGATCCAACGAGTCAGTCAGGCTAGCGAAGTACTTTCTCTTGAGGTTGTCTGGGATTCATATATGATTGATAAATTAAAAATTGATTTAGAAGAATATACACTTTTTGAGGATGATTCCTTAACCGAGAGTCAAGGCCTTTTCAGCAAATATCATGAGTCAAGATTAGTTTCCGTATACAAAGCAAGACAGGTTGCTAGAGAAAACGAGTTTGAAATTAGCTACAATATTCTAGAACGAGAAGGCCTTTTGAGACGATTTGGAAAATCTCCTTCTTCACCTCTTTTGGGAACTGTTTTAAATAATATTTATATGGGAATGGCACAATTTCTAACGTCAACTTATATTGAGAGCGCGTATACATTCAAAACTGTTAAAATGAATCAATTATCGAATGAACAAATAACTCCTACTAACCTTGCTGTACAACAAAGCACTGTTGTAACCAAAAGATTGCTTGACACAACTACTGAAGAACGCGCTACTTCTGGTTATTATCCATCGGGCCATGTTGACCCATTTTCAGGAGAGTCGTACACCGACCCCTCGCTTCCATCGGGTGGTTTTGTTGATGATCGTTACACTGGTTACGGCGGTGACACCTCGGTAACATCAGTGCCCTTTTCAGGCGACACCGGCGGCGCCACGGGTGGTGGCATGGGCGGTAGCACCACAGGCGGCGGTGGCGGCGGCGGTGGCGGAGGTAGTTACTGATGAGTTATTATTCTAGAAAACTTAAGATCTTAGATCCAAATCTTATTTCGGGTTCATCCGATACATTAAAATCTGCCCTGGGGGGTGCTTGGCACAACGTTAGCTCTTCTCAAAGAGGTCAGCAATATGAGATTCAAGAATCAGATTCATTAAATCCAAGTGATTTAAACCCATACATTGATTTTGTTCATAAAGATCAGTTTGACGAAAATGTAATTAGAGATGTAGTTTATTCTTCTAAAGTTGTACAGCCGATAATAAAATATCCAATAAGATTATATGGGAACAATGCATTAATTAAAAATGACGAACATTGGAAAAAGTATCTTTCCGGTGGTGAATTTAACAATCAAACGTATGGTGGCATTTACACTGGCGAAGAATTTGCTGATCATTGGTTTAACTATGAAATCCCGTTTGATATTTTAAGATTGAGACAAGCAAATCTTGAAAATTATGATTCGTTTTCAAAATTTGATATTAGTTATGACTACAACCACTATTATAAAGATTATGAAGATTGGACTGCTAATGTAGATGATGTCTTATTGCTTCCTAACGGTTATATATTACAAACAGTAAGTTCAATCGACGATTTATACAATTCTTCTGAAGAACAACCAGCTGTTGATTTAAACGAGTATGCATATTCACAGTGCAACCCTGACATGGTTAATTTTGTAAGTCGTGAAAGTTATTGGGGTGCAAATGTATATACAAATCTGTTCAATACCAATCAAGATTATCTTGAAATGATGTCTTCTACTCCTGCAACTTTTTCGTTTATGACAGAAACATTTGGCATAAAAAAATATCACAATTGGATAGGTAGAACCAACTTGTCTTCTTCAACAATCTCGTCTGTTAAAAATAAACTTAAGAACATCTTGTTTGATAAAGAATCAATGTCAGAACAGTTTACTGAGTTGCAAAAAAACAAAGCTGCTTTACCTATGTACGCAAAAATCAAACTTCCGCCATTAGGCGGCGGCCATATTACTGACAATGTTGCCGAGAATGATGCTTCTGGCAAGCTTTTATTAACGTTAAAAGAAGTTTTTGTTGATAATTTATCTGATATAACACCGACTATGGCTACATTTAATGTTCAAGAGACTGAACATATAAACCCACAACAAGAAACAAATAAATTTTATAATTTAGATTTAAATTTAGTTGATATGGGAGACATTCTGAACGATATGCGAACAAATTATATTAGTAAAACTGATGATTTTTATTGTGTTGGTAACATGAACACTTTATCCCGCCGAGCGCTGTACGACAAGGTGGGTGATTATCGCCACTTAAACACTATTGCCAGCACAAATGCTTTAGCTAGTTACATCGACTACGTTGATGATGATACTTACTTAGAGCAAATTAAAAGCCCATATTACGAATCCGCCAGAATACCCAAAAATACCGAAACAATTGCGTTTCGTATTGAAAAAATTGGTGGGCCGACCCTTGGGGATTCCAATACCCAGAACGTGCTGCAAAATTTCTATATATTTAATTCAACTAATTTTAATATGAGTGAATTCCTAGACACCCAAGTTAAATATGGAGAAGAATACACGTATAACATCTATGCATATACTATTGTTAATGGATTCAGATACCAAGCTAGTGATTTAAGAATTACGAAAGTAATATCAGATCTCACCGTTGAAGGTCAAAACGCTTTATATTGCCTTGAATTTTATGATCCTGAGACAAATGAACGCAAAAATAAATTAGTAAAGGACAGTCGCGCTGCTCGCGCCCTTGAAAATGATTTTGCAACTGATGCTCAAGTCGCAAGCGAAAACTATAAGTACCTTGCGGATATGAATCTGTCTATACAACCATCAGTAAAACTTATTGAAATACCAATTGGTAGTAAAACTATCAGAATCATGGATCATCCAGCCAATGCTGCTGCAGCGCAGCCGTTTGGTGTTAAAGATAATTCACAACGCATCGGTTTTGATATAGAATATCGAACTTTTGAAAACTTGCCCTACCCGAACACAATGACTATTGTAGAAACGCAAGGCAAGAATGAATACCTAGTCTCCAACAGCCTTTTAGAGAATTCAGAAGTTGAATCTGAATCTGTGGCGAGCGCCAGATATGTTGAAATTTATCGAACTGATATTAGACCAACAAGTTATTCTGACTTTGAAAACAAAAATATTTTTATGCAAGATTTAGCCAATAACTTAGGAAAAGCCGATATAGCTGTACATAGAGAAGGCCTCAGTGAGCAAAGCGCAATATTAAAAGACATGCCGGTCTTCACAGACTTTATTTATTATGATACAATTAAAACTAATAAAAAATACTATTACGCTATGAGATTTTTAAGTGAACGTTACGAGCCGGGCCACTTCAGCCCTATATATGTTGCTGAATTAATTAATGATGGCGGATATTTGTATCCAATTTTTGATATTATATATCCATATAATTTAGTTGAAGATAAATTTATTAACACAACTAAATCGTTTAAAAAACTAATTAATATTGTTCCTAATTTACAACACTTGTTATTTGATGATGGCGAGGTTGATTATTCTTTACCGGCTTATAGTCAAAAAGAAAAGATTAAAGTTGGCTTGGCCGACGAGAATTTATGGGACAAAAGGTTTAAAATTAGATTGACTTCCAAAAAGACTGGCAAAAAATTTGATTTAAACATTACTTACAAATTGACAAGGTGATAAACAATTTTCACTACTATTTATCAGGAGAGAGGAAAATAGATGGCTTTTTTAGACAATAGCGGCGACATAGTACTTGACGCTGTTTTAACAGATTTGGGTCGTAAGAGAATGGCAGAGGGTAATTTTAGAATTACTCAATTTGCATTGGGCGACGACGAGATTGATTATAGAATTTATAATAAAAACCACCCTTCGGGGTCGGCATATTATGATTTAGAGATTTTACAAACACCGGTATTGGAGGCATTTGCTTCGTCAAACGCCAATATCAATTATGGCTTGGTTAGTTTTAACGGTAATATGAATTTACTTTATATGCCATCGTTAAAAGTGTGGAACAAGACAATTGATGTAGAAGGTCCTTCCATTCAAAGAACCAGCGGCAGTGTTTATTATATTGGTTCTAGCGACACTACGGGCGCTGCGCTATTGAGTGCACTCAACACAGATTTTGGCAGTGATGCCGGCTCTACTTATTATCAAACTCCCGGTAGTGCGACCACCGCGATTTATATTGAAACTGGTATCGATTCTATTAATGCTGATCCACCTCGTACAGTCGGCCGTACAAACAAGCAAACGTTCCTAACCGATCAGGGCCTCCTAGACTCAAACTTTGACATATCAATGGACACAAGATTTTTAATAGGAGTCGGCGGTATTAACCCGGGTACCTCCATGTGGAGTGTTACAGAAACTGGTGAAGCCACCCTGCAGGTCGCCCGAGGTGAGGTCGCACGACCCGGTGTTAACAGGATTGGAGTTGCAAATTATGGCACAGCCATCGTACCCTCTATTGTTACACAAGTTTCGGCGCTGAAAGACGGTGCTAGCAGCAACGACGTTTATTCTATGATCAATGGACCTAGCGGCGTCATTGCACTTTTGCACTTTCATGTACACACAGATTTAATTTCAAGTTCGGCCAAATACGCCCTTCATGGAAAGACCGGCCAAGATTTATTTGGTGATGGTAACACCTACGATTATATAGACACGACAGTGTACGCTGTTGGAAAAACATCGGGCGTCACCGTTCACATCCCAATTAGAATAACAAGGAAAGTATAATGGAGTTCCCTAATGCCTAATCAATTTCAACCGTTTAATTTAAGTACGGACGTCATCACGACTAAAACTTTACTTCACGAAGCACTTCCTATAACTGGAACAATTTACAAGTTCCAGACAGGCTCGTACATTGAAGAGAATATTAAAAACTTTAGCCACGGCCAGTTTCAGTCTGTTTATGACTATCCATATTTAAGTTCTTCTGCAAACCACATTTTTGATTTAACAGTGGGATACGACGAAGCTTCGCCTTTATCATCTTCCAATTCAATCCAAAATTCAAAGAAAATCAACATGTACAATTCTATGACGCAAGTTTTACTTGGCTATAGTAAAGGTACCGGCGAGTTCGTCGAAAGATTTGAAGCTGACTTAAATATCTCAGATAACAGTAATCAAATGCTTGAAGTGTTTTTCGTAAACTTTTCTAGATTGTTGACGAAAGATCAAATCAAGAAAGGCTCTTTTAGCATGACTTTGGCTACTGGCTCTATTGAAGATGCAGTAACCGCCGGCGCCGTTAAGACACTGGCTGATTCCAACGCTACTTCTACCGGTGGAGTCGCATCTGCTTTGGGCGGAGACTATGGTATTCTTTATACAAGTTCTGTTGGGATGGAAGATCCTGCTGGTAACGGTGTGGGCAATATTTTCTATCAAGCTGGAATTGCTGTTATAACTGCTTCTATATTCAAGAATAGCCTTGAGACATCAACGTCAGGTGTTGATCTTACAGAAGAAGGTATCTTTTCTCAACAAATTGGCGATTTGGTACAGAACCTTAAGGGGGTCAGCCAGACTCTTACAGGCTCTTCTATCTCAGGCGCATGTAACGCATTACGTCATAGAATCACGAACATTGCTTTCAATAACACAACAGAGATTAACTCAAACATATTCTTCTGCCGTGTTCCTTGGAACAAATTTAACTATAGTACAAACCCCACCTATGTATCTGGTGGAGCAGTTGTGGTTAAAAATATTGGAAGCGATATTCCAATTTCCTATGTTACAACAGTTGGCATGTATAGCGCCGCCGGCGAGTTGCTTGCAACTGCCAAGGTGTCTGAACCCCTTCGTAAAGACCCAACAAATGAATTAACCCTCCGCGTTAGGTTGGACTACTAAGGAGGGGCGGTTATGTCCCTCAAGAAGTTCACGGACAAAGACATTATAATCAATACTATGAGGGCTCACCCTAGGGTAGAGTTCTTAGTTTTTGATAGCCGCGTGTTTTACAATAACATCCCTGAACAGTCAGGCGTTATTTCTCATGATGTATATAATGTCCCAGAAGGCCACATAAGTTTATATGAGTACAATATTGATCGTGTCATAGATCGAGGAACACCTGGCAAACCCTCTACCGCAAAATCAATATATCCATTCATAACAAAAGATTCAGCGAAAGCTAGTTTCCGAACAGCTAGCCCCGCTAGTTATAGCAATGAATTCGTGTATGGGGATATTATAACGAGCAGTTATCCTATGTCTGCCTCCATTCATCGTTATTATATGGCTAACCCAAGCCAAAGAGATACTGTTGTTGACGACAACACCGGCACTAGAACTGCAACCGGTTCACCACTGCACCCTTTTTACTTTGCGCTCAAAAATAGATTAAACTTTTACGGTTCTACTCTTAGTAAACACTATCTTGTTCGCGCTAGTGGTTCGCACCCTGACCCAACATTAGCGTGGAATTGGGACAAAGACAATCAAATTATAAATCTTGTTTCAATCCCATCCATATTTTACGGCACAAAAATTCAACCCGGCACAGTTTCGCTAAAGTGGTATTTCACAGGCTCACTGGTAGGAGAGCTTAGAGATATTAAACAAAATGGCGAGCTTATTCAGGTTGCCCCGGCCGGCTCTACTGGTTCTGGTTCTGTTGGCGGCGTTATAATGTACGATGAGGGCTTTGTAATGCTTACTGGTTCTTGGCAACTTGAAGGGGACAGCATACCAATCAAAGATGACTCAACAAGCGATTACCCTAGATGGGTATATTTTGGTGCTGGTGCACTAGACGGTGTTAATCAAACTACTGCTGGCGGAAACTTTGTGTCAGCTTCGTTTAATTTATCGTTTAGAGGGCAAACAGACACACAAGTTGTAACCATGTTTGCTCACGCAAAAAAAGGTGAGGTCAATTATTCCAACAACCCAACGTATATTAAGTATGGTCAAGATAAAATGGCAATCTCTTCATCCACTATTTACCAAGAAAATAATAACAAATTAATTGCTAATGTGGTATCATCGAGTTATATGGGATATAATTCTGATTTTAAAAGACAAGTATATATTTCTAGAGTCGCCATTTACGATGAGCATCAAAATTTGATGGGCGTGGCAACACTCTCTAACCCTATTCTTAAAGAAGAGGGAGAGGATATTTCTTTTAAATTAAAGCTGGATATATGAAAGTACCTATATTATTAATCGCACCGAAGTTTCTCAAAACCATCTCATGGGTCGTGGACATTGTTGCCATAACCTTATACCCCTTCATCATTAGTAGGGAGGAGATGTCAGAGGATGTCTTAAATCACGAAAGTATACATATTGCTCAACAAAAAGAACTTTTTGTGGTATTCTTTTATATGTTATATGGTTGGGATTACTTGAAAGGGTATATAAAATTCCGAAATAAAGAATTAGCATATCGTAGGATTCGCTTTGAACAAGAGGCTTACTCGCATATGTTTAACACGAATTATTTAGATAATAGAAAATCATATAGCTGGCGAAAATACAAGGTTTAGAAAATGGTTTTGGGCGTAGATATTAGTACCAGTATTACTGGGTTTGCAATTGTGGCAGATGGCCAAATAGTCAATTATGATTCAATTGATTTGCGCAAATATAAAGATGTTTTTGATAAAACTATAGCCATAAAAGAGAAGCTATTAGATTTATTTGAGATGTATCAATGCAATAACGAAGATAAATTGGCTTTCGGCAATTCAGAGTACCCAATAGAACATATCTATATTGAACAGTCACTTCATATGTTTATGGGCGGCAAATCGTCTGCAAAAACTCTTTCAACCCTGACACGTTTTAACGGAATAGTTTCGTGGCTTTTATACGAAATATTTGAAATCAAACCAAAATTCATTGGTGCATCTTCGGCTAGAAAGCAAGCCGGTATTAAAGTCCCAAGAGGACAAAAAGCAAAAGTAGTAGTGCTTGAACATTTACTTGAAAACGAACCTGCCTTTAAAATTGAGTATACAAAGCACGGAAATCCCAAACCAGAATCTTATGACAGAGCTGACGCAATCATAATTGCTAAAGCCGGTTTTAGCATAGAATCTGCTTGACAATATTAACATTATGTGTTATCTTACACAAGATGAACTTTCATCAACCTAGGAGATAAAAATGAAAGCAACAAACGGACACACTGTAAGTGTTCATTACAGAGGTACCTTAATAGATGGTACCGAATTTGACAATTCCCGCACCCGCGGACAAACTTTGGATTTTGAACTTGGTACCGGAGCCATGATCGAAGGATTCAACAACGCGGTAGTCGGCATGACTATTGGTGAGACTAAGAGTATTACTCTTGAGCCTGATGAGGCATACGGGCCTATCAACCCTGAAGCTTTTAAGCCTGCCCCGAAGGAAGCATTCGGACCAGACTTTGAGTTTGTGATTGGAGAGTTGGTGCAAGGCAACAGTCCAGAGGGGCAATTTCTTGCAAAAATTCATGAGGTAAGCGAAGATACAGTCACATTGAATTTAAATCACCCACTAGCTGGTGAGCAATTGACTTTTGAAATCAGCCTTATGGAGATTCACGGAACTGACGAGCAAAGTGACGTAACTATGGCTGACTGGAGTGCAAGCATGAAGAAGGCTGAACTTCTCAATGTTGCTAAAGCACAAGGCTTGCCGGTCAATACAAAGTCGACCAAGGCACAAATTATAGAAGCTTTGCAAACTCTATAATATCATAACTAACCCCGCCCCGGCGGGGTTTTTTATTGACATTGTTGGTGAATCGTGATAGATTATAGTTTGAGGGCGCATGAACAAGAAAGAAGCAAAGAAGATTTTATATGAAACGCTTGGAAACTACGCAGACAAAGGAAACGAACTTCTTTTTACGTGCCCTTCATGCGGCCACCACAAACGTAAGTTCTCTGTTAACCTGGATAAAAACGCTTTTAAGTGTTGGGTTTGTGATTATCGGGGTCGTAATATTAGGCGCATTGTTCGCCGTTTTGGTTCCTTTGTACAACTACAGAAATGGGACGAAATTACAAACCGCACAGATTTGGAAAGATTCGCTGAACTCTTTATGGACACAGAGTTTAAAGCAGGCAAGGAAAAAGTACAACTACCAGAGGAATTCACAACATTATGCTCAAAAAAAGTCCCAGCCACTGGCGCCTATGCACTCAAGTACTTACAGAAAAGAGGATTAACTAAACAAGACATCATTAAGTGGAAGATTGGATATTGTTTTAGCGGGGAATACCGCAATCGTATTATTATCCCTTCCTTTGACGAGGATGGCGATTGTAGCTACTTTATCGCTAGATCCTATACTGGTGACTCATATAAGTATAAAAATCCAAGAGCGTCCAAGGATGTAGTGTTTAATGAGTTGTTTATTGATTGGAACAAAGACTTAACCATAGTCGAAGGAGTATTTGATGCATTGGTTGCCGGGAATGCCGTACCGATACTTGGCTCAACTTTACGTAAAGGATCAGATCTCTTACGCAAAATCGTCAGAAATGACACCCCTATCTACGTCGCACTTGATCCAGACGCAGCCGCCAAAGAAAGGCGGATTATTAAGATGTTACTGGAATACGATATTGAACTTTATAAGATTGATGTCTCGGGATACGAAGACGTAGGCTCCATGCCTAAAAAAGTGTTTGTTGAAAGAAAAAATAAAGCCTCCTTTATCGATAGAGATAACTATTTACTGCTAGATTTACTATCGGCGGTATAGCGTGAACATCACTGAGTCAAAACTTAAACAAATTATTTTAGAAGAAATAGTTGATAATTTTTTAGAACAAGTAATTGAAGAAGAATTAGACAAATTTCTTATTGAAAACGATGAAGATCTACAAGCATACAAAAAAGACCGCCGGCGCGACTTGGTTTCTAGAATCAAAAAAGGGTTACTCCCTTTAGCGGTTGTTGGTGGCTTATTGGGTGTTCTGGGATCCGAAAGTTCCGATTTATCTGATATTAAAGCCGCAGAACGCGCGGCCGCTGAAGCTAGCGTAGAAGCTGAAAAGCAATTGTCCGGCCATGCATTAGAATCAGTTAATGATCTGTTAGGCTCATCGGCCAACTTTATGTGGAATATCAATCCGGATGCTGATAAGGGCTCTGTAGGCGGTGAAGCAGGTCAAGATTTTAGTGATAGAGTTTCCCAGATGCAAAACTTTCCTATTTTTCAAGACTACGATGGCGGCCGTACACAAATGTTTTCACAAGAGTACGGCGTTTTACTAAAACTACAGCAAGACATTAAAAACCAAATTGCCAAGGGCGTAACCAGCAAGGCAGATTTAAAACCAGGCATTGACCCTAACACTGTTAGAGGAGCTGACATGTCCAAAGAAAAATATGCGCAGCAGTATAAACAACTGTATAACTTACCAGACTTTAATCCAGCAAAAGTAAGTAAAAGCGATATTGGTGGGAACCAAGCACAGATGCAAAAAGCATCTCAAGGTGGTATAAAGTTCCTTAAAGGCAAGGGTGAATCTTTCGGATATGAATCTTATCCTCTATTAGATATGGTCAATCCTGAACTTCCAAATGCAGGCATGTCTGCTTCTCAATATTACATGCAAATGTTTAACAAAATTACTGGTCAAGACATCGGCAAGTAAATTATTAACAGAAAAAGCTTGCATTTATCCACAGACATGATATAATAATAGTAGCTTGGGAGGGCTGTACTATGAACAAAGTTGTTTTCTTTATTTTCAAAACACTTCTGGACGCCACTGTTTTGGCCACTGCATACTACAGTACCCTGTTTTTACTCAAAGCTATTAATTAATAGGAGAATGTGTGATCAAAATAGCACACGTATCGGATATCCATGTCCGAAAATTAAAGTACCACAAGGAATACCGTGCAGTATTTGAGCAGCTTTATGAAAAGCTGAAGGAAGAAAAACCAGATATCATAGTCAATACTGGGGACACCTTCCACACCAAACTTGATTTGAGTCCCGAGGCGATTCGTATGATGAGTGATTTGTTTGTTAATCTAGCAGACATCGCACCTTATTATATGATTCTCGGCAACCATGACATGAATTTAAAGAATAGCGGCCGACTAGATGCGATTAGTCCGATTGTTGACAATTTGAAACACCCTAACTTGCACTTCCATAAGTATTCAGAAGTTATTGAAGTAGCTGATGGGATTGATTTGCATGTATTGTCTATTGTGGATCCGGAAAACTGGCAAGAGAACTTACCGGAAGATCGCACAAACATTGCTCTCTATCATGGTTCAGTCGTCGGTTCAGTCACTGACAGCGGCTGGATGATGACTCACGGTGATATTGATATGGAGACCCTTGAGAAGTACGACTACGCACTCTTGGGTGACATCCACAAGACTAATCAAAAGATCGACAACGATGGTAAGGCAAGGTATCCTGGCTCATTAGTGCAGCAAAATCACGGTGAAAGTAATGACAAAGGATATTTGATTTGGGATATTAAAGATAAAAACAATTTTGATACTCGTCATGTATCTCTTGTAAATCCCAAAGCGTTTATCACAATAGAGCTTACGCGCAAGGGTCGTATGCCGAAGAATACTCAAATACCTACTGGCGCCCGTCTAAGATTGGTTAGTAACAACAACTTGCCGTTAGATGTGATGAAGCGAGCAGTAGACATTGCGAAGCACAGGTTTAAACCTGAGAGTATTTCATTTCTTAACAGGGCATCTGGTGAACGTGGCAATGTAGAAGAATTAACAGATGGCCTTAAAACTGAAAATTTACGAGATATCAAGGTACAAGAAGAGCTTATCAGCGAATACTTAAAAGATTACCACATCTCAGATGATATCTTAGAGAGCGTGTACGAATTAAATAGAAAATACAATGTAATTATTGAGAAGGAAGAAGATGTATCACGTAATATAAATTGGAAACTAATAAACTTTGAGTTCGATAATTTATTTAATTATGGTGAAGACAACAATGTCTGCTTTGATACGCTTGACGGGATTGTCGGAATATTTGGCAAAAACTTTTCAGGTAAAAGCTCTGTTGTTGATGCAGCTTTGTGGACGATGTTTAACACAACTTCAAAGAATGAACGCAAAAATCTTAATGTAATTAATCAGAACAAAGAAGTCGGCCGCGGCAAGTTAGAAATTCAAATTAACGACAACTTATATACAATTGAAAGGAAAGCTACAAAATATATTAAAAAGTTAAAGGGTGAGAAGACACAAGAAGCTAAAACTGAATTAAATTTTGAAGTTCTTAATTATGCTACTGGTGAGACAACATCTTTAAATGGCCTTACGCGGAATAATACTGATGCTAACATTCGGAAACACTTCGGGACTATAGAGGATTTTAATGTATCATCACTAGCATCGCAACATGGCTCGCTAGCATTTATTGATGAAGGCTCAACTCGTCGTAAAGAAATTATTGCTAAATTCTTGGACTTAGAAATATTTGATCAGAAGTTTAAATTAGCGAAAGAAGAGTCAATTGAAGCAAAAGTTTACCTAAAAAAGTTAGGAGACAGGGATTATAAACAAGAGCTTGAACAGTCTGAAATAAACCTAAAAACCTGTAGAACCGAAATCGCAGCACATGAGAAGAGCGTGTTTTCTAATGAAGCCCTTCTCCAAGACAAGCTCAACAAACTTGTTGAAATAGATAAGCAAATTTCTGATATACCTGCGGAAGCGATTGATATTTTTGACATTTATCGAACCCTTGAAAAGAATCAAAAACAAATTAGTCTGTTATCAAACAAAGTTATTGAAGATGCTTCCACACTTAAGAATGAAAAATCTCGGTATGATAAAATAATGGTATTAATGGGCCAATTGGATTACGATTCCCTTCTGACCCAACAAGGTGAAATTTCAGAGATAAATAATAAACTATCAGATTTTGCTGCCTTGCTTGATTCTGCTATTGGTAAGGAAAAACTTCTAGATGATATCCCGTGTGGCACATCGTTTCCTACATGTAAATTTATTAAGGATGCGCATGTTGCTGTGGCCACAATTCCCGAGTTTGAAACTGAAATTAATTCACTAGAGGACACCCTTTCTACATTGGCGCCTGATATTGTAAGAGATCACATTGAAAAGTACAAAAAGTTAAATGAAAAGAAGCAAGAAACTGAATTTTTGATTAGAGATTTAAAGATGTCTATTGAGAGAAACAATATTGCTTTAGAAAGAATTAATAATTCGGTTTCACAGCTAATGGATAAAAAGATAGCTTATGAGCAAAATAAAGAAGCAATTGAAAATCTAGAAAAACTATTAAACAATAAAGAAGAGCATGAGATTTTAGTAACAAAGATTAAGAAAACTATAGAAATGGAAAAGGAAAAAACGTTGAGTTTGTATAAGCGCGTCGGCTCTTATGAACAGCAGCTTGAGGACACACAAAAGCAACAAGCAGAACTTATAAAGCTTCAAAAAGAGTTTTCTGCTTACGATCTTTTTATGCAATGTATGCACTCTAACGGAATTGCTTACGATATTATTAAAAAGAAAATGCCGGTAATTAATGAAGAGGTAGCGAAAGTATTAGCCAACATCGTAGATTTTGAAATATTTTTTGATAGTCTTGGAAATAAATTTGATATTTTCATTAAACACCCACAGTATGATGAGCGCCCTATTGAGATGGCTTCAGGAGCAGAGAAAACAATGGCCGCCATGGCCATTCGTTTGGCTCTCTTATCGGTATCCTCACTACCAAAATCTGACTTATTTATCCTTGATGAACCCGGTACCGCTTTGGACGAAGAAAATATGGAGGGTTTTATTCGGATCTTGGAACTAATTAAAGTGTATTTTAAGAACGTTTTGTTGATCTCTCACCTTGATTCGCTCAAAGATTGTGTTGACATGCAAATCGTGATTGAAAAGAAAGACGGATACGCAAGAGTAAATCAATAGGAGATTACAAAATGAAAATTACCAAGTCGCAACTTAAACAAATTATCAAAGAAGAAATTGAAGGTGTCTTAAACGAGCGCACGCAATTTTATGATGCTAATACGATGGACATGTATTTCCCTGAAATTTTTAAAATGTTTGGCAATCAAATTCGTCAAGGCAAAATTGAATTTGCGATGCAGTCCGGCGGAGCAGGCGGTTCTCAATTTATGTACAGAGTTGGTGGTGAACGCGGCCAATTCAAACCAACCGGCGAGGTTTCAAATGATACAGGTCGTCTACCTAAAAATCTTGAACAAATTAAAGCCGACTTGGGTATGTCGTGATGAAAATCACCAAATCACAACTTAAACAACTTATTAAAGAAGAAATTGAGGTTGTATTGGCTGAAGCTAACGCTCAAACACAAGATGAATATATAAATAGTCTTTCTGTTGAACAAGAAAAGTTGTATGATGAGTACCGAGAACTTCTGAAATACGACCCACAAACTGACGAAGAGGACAAAGCTTGGAACGATAAGTATCACAGACTTATGGACGCCGGCCTTTCAGAAATACTTCAGGCGCTAAAGAGTATCCGCGATGAAAAAAGAAAAAACAGAAAACCATCTAATCACGGCCGAAACTGGGGTTTCCCCGGAGGCACTGGTGACCGCGGCACTGGCTATGCAATCCCCGGCGTATCAGAATAAAGGAATAAACAATGTCAGACGAAAACGACAACAACGAATTTGATTTTCTGCCTCCCGCAGAACCACCTCCCGCATTTGCGCAGGAGAAAGACAGTTACCACGAACAGGT